GTTGCCGCCATTGCCGCCGGCGCCGCCGTTTCCTCCAGCGCCGCCGATTGCGCCGGGGCCGTTGGTGCCACCGGCACCGCCCGCGCCACCGACGTTAATGCCAGAACCACCTGCGCCGTTTCCACCGCCCGAACCGCCCTTAGCCACCACGACGATGTTAGTTCCGTCCTGTCGCTGAATCGTGATCGTGGTGTCGCCGCCGGCCGAGCCTGGCGCACCCGTGCTTGCCGCCGCGCCGCCCGCGCCGCCCGCGCCGACGATAACGTTGTGGATCTCGAACTGCGTGCCGCCCGGATTGACTGCGATGATGGCCTCGCCGTAGCCACCCGCACCACCACCTCCGCCCGCGTCCGCGAGACCGGGCGTGTTCGCCGCGGAGCCGCCGCCGCCGCCGCCGCCGACAGCGATCACCCGCACTGCGGTCGTGTACGGCCCGACGTGAAAATTACCGTTACACGCCACCGAGAAGACGCTGCGCTTGACGAGCGTGCCGACGTTCGCGAGAACGCCCGTCGTGACCATCTTCTGTCCGCGCAGGAACCCGTTGGCCTGCGTGACTAGTTGCGGAATGTCACCCATCTCAGGTGTATTCCTCGAAGAAGATCATCCCGCCGGTGCCGTTGCCACCCGCGCGCGCCGTACTCGCGCCAGTCGCCGCACCACCACCGCCGGAGCCATTGCCGGTGCCTGCGTTGCCTGCGCCCGCGGCCACGAGTCCGAGACCGCCACATCCGAAGATGCTGTCGCCGCCGTTGCCGGACATGATGGCCGTAGCGACTACGAGCACTGCTCCCGGGCCACCCGGCATGCCGGACGCATTGATGTCACCATTCGAGCCCACCACACCGCCCGCGCCGCCTGCGACACATTGTGCCGACGCCGACGAGGTGCATAGCGGACCGCCCGTGCCACCCTTGGCCGTGATCACGAGACCACCCGGACCAGTGAACGTGGTGTCGCCGCCGTTGTTGCCGGCCGCGCCCGACACGCCGGTGCCGGCCGCGCCGCACGTGAACGAGTACGCGGTGTCAGGCTGGACCACGAACAACTTCTCCGTGTACCCGCCACCACCACCGCCGCCGGCCGCACCAGCCGCCGAGGCGACCGAGCTGCACCCGCCGCCGCCGCCGCCCGCGCCAACGCAGATGACGCGCAAGAGGTTCGTATAGTGGCCGGTCGTGAACGAGCCGGACGCGGAGGTCGTGGTCGACTGACTGATCAGTCGGCCGGGGACCTGGATCGAGTTCGTGCCCGGGTTGTACTTCCACCCGGTCATGTCGTCGTAGGTCAGCGAGTCGCCGGGGTAGAGGTTCTGCGCGACGAGCGTCGTGGTGTTCGTACCGTCGAAGTGCTCGACCGTGACGTTGTTCGAGCTGGTCGTCGACGCGTTGCGGATGGAGATGTGCTTGACGTTGCGCTGGGTGGACGCGCCGGGCGCGGCCACGATGTTGGTGGTCGCGGCCGTACTGATTTGCGCGATGTTCGCGCTGCCGGGCGTCGCCACCTGCGGCGAGCCGGAGACATCCATGTACGAGCCGTGGACGTCGATCGCGCCGGCCGAGCCCGTGATGAGCTTGATGACGTCCGAGGTGGAGTCCAGGATCAGCATTGCAACAAGTGTGCCATCTTACGGGGCGAACACCCACCAGTAGAGGTGAGTGTAGTCGTCCGGCTCGGAGAGCGGCTCGCCGTTGGAGCAGGTGATGACCACGCGCCCGCGGTGGAGACCGACCACGCTCGTGTCCCCGGCCGACCACACGCGCTTGAGCTGGCCAGTGGGCGCGTCCACGACCACCAGCGGCACCGTCGCCGTCGTGCCGTCTGGGCGCTTCCACGCCAGATTCACCGCCAACGCCGCCGGCAGCGCCGCGAGCGCGGCGGCCGTCGTCAGCGTGATCGCCATATCGGGCTCTAGGTCGCCCTGGACCCAAGTATTGGTGGCGAGAGTCGCCACGGCCTATCCGATGGTAATCGTTACAGTGTTTTGTAGGGTGTCGCCTGAGACCAGGGTCGGCGGGGACGGCTCGGCCGACTCGAACGGCATCACACCGCCCGCGGTCGTGTTCACAGCGCCAAACTGCGCCTCGTTGTTGATGGTCTGCGTACCCGAGGCCGTCCACGTGTGAGTCAGCGTGTACGTGCTCGCCGCGGCCGTGTGCGCCCACGTGCCAAGCGCGCGGGTGAAGCCGTTGGTGGTCAGCTCGCCCGACAGCGTGGTGTCGGTGTTGGCCGGGGTGAAGACGGTCGAGGAGACCGCCATGTACGGCGCCGGGAACTGGCCAGGGATGATGCAGTACGTGCCGGTGGCGTTGGGGGTCGTGCCTGCGGCGCCAGTGGCCGGGTTGTACCACTGGTCGATCGTCAGGACCGTCGCCGTGTTCGACACGATGACGCCGAAGACCATGACTTCCGCGGAGCTGGACGTACCACGCGGGCCGGCCGCCACGATGTAGCCAGCGAGGCCCTGGTTGGCGGTCGGAAACGAGGCGCCCGAGTTGGTCAGGGACGTCGCCGAGGTGGCGGTCGCCGAACCGACAGCGGTGGCACCAAAGAACATGCCGAGGCCACCACCCATCGCCTTGGACTGCCAGTCGCGGCGGTTGGTGTAACCCGACGCAGCGTCCGTGGTGAGGTTGTGGTTGTAGACCGACGAGTACTTCTCGTTACCGTTGCGGTCCTTGATCTCGTTGTACCAGTGCGAGTACGCCTGGGGCTCGGAGGCGGCCGGGCACATACCAGCAGCCAAGCACGAGTGCGGAGTGCCGCCGGGGGCGGTGTAGAGTACTTCTTCCATGGCTACGCGCCCTTCTTGAGGTGGCTGCCGAAGTGGGCCTTGATGTGGGTGTGGGCCTCGACCTTGTTGTCGAGGTAGCGGGCCTTCGCGGCCTCACAGGTGCGACGAGCGGAAGCGAGCGTGGCCGAGGTACGCGCGCCCGCAGCGTCGATGGCCTGCTTGCCGGCGTCCGTCGACTTGGCGCGGGCCAATGCCTCTTGCCAGGTCTCGCCCTTCTCCCAGATGATCTTCACACCGCCGGCTTCGAGTGCCTGCGCATCGAGCTGGTCCGAGTACTCCTGGAGGCAATGCTCGATCTTGGCGTCGATTAGCTCCTCGTGGGGCTTGAGCCAGGTCTCGACCTTCTCACCCGTCGCTGGGTGGACCGCTACATGCTGGCGCTGGTCATGGACGTGGACTTCTTCGATGTGGTCCTGGCGGCCGTGGTGCTTGTACGACACCTTCATCAGCTCGACTGCGGCATCGTGACGCGACCACTCGTTGCCTGCGTGGACTGCCTGCCAGACGATGAACTCGCAGATGGCTGATTCCGGGATGTTGGCGTCGTGGTGGGTCGCCGTTTTCTTCTCTACGCGGACCAACCAGCGCCCATCGGCATCCTGCTTGGCGCGGAGCGCTTTGACGTCAGCTGGGGTGATCTGCACGCCCGGGTGCAGCTCGGCCTTCTCCCAGTCGTAGTATCCGTTGACCCGGAACTGGATGTGCATGCAAGCAGTGTGCCATAATGCAAAGAGCCCGCCAGGGGTTGCGCCAGGTCCGCGCGGCGCCTACGTTGTGGGAGGAGGAATCGTTGCAGACCTGCGACCAGACGTGCTCCCACTGTGCCCGGGACTTCTTCCGCTGGTGGAAGACCCGCGAGGCCCAGATGTCTGTCCCGCGCAAGAAGCTCGGGGAGACGACCACGTTCGCCGAAGCGGCGGCCACGTCCATACACGCCCCCAAGGCGGGCGAGCCGTGTCACTGCCGCAAGACGACCGGCACCGCCGTGCGGTCATCCCACGGCCATGTAGGCGAAGTGGTTGGTGATCGGGGCTACGTCGGCTTGGACGGTAGGCACTGGCTCCTCGTTCGCGTCGGCACGTGGGAATTCCACGCCCCCTGCGGCGCGCTACAGGCTTTGTAATGGGAAACGTCCGCGTAGTGCACGCCAGCGACTGGCATTGGGGCTTCCAGCAGTGCCCGGAGGCTGACCTCTACGTGTTCACGGGCGACATGCTCCCGAACCATCGCATCAAGGATCGGGACAAGGGCAGCTACACCTACGGCCAGTACACCACCGATCCGGAGCACGAGCGCCTCTACCAGGCCCAGGACATCCGCGAGTTCCTGTTCAAGGGCGGGATGCGCCGGTTTCTGGCTTCGCCCGATGCGCCCATCGTCTGTGTGCGCGGCAACCACGACTTCGTCGACCTCGCGCCCATGTTCGAGGGCTGCAACTTCCGCCATGAATTCGTGGACAACGAGGTGATAGGCGTCGACTGCGGGGGCACCATGCTCAGCGTCACCGGACACCGCGGCATCCCGTGGATCAACGGCCGCTGGTCGGACGAGACCCCAAGGCCAGAGCTGCTAGAACGCGTCCGTGCGATGACATGCGAGGGCGTTGATTTGGTGTTGACCCACTACTCGGCCATGGGCGTCCTCGACAAGGCTGGATCGCACCTAGGGCTTGAAGGTATGGCTTCAGCACTCGGCAACCGCATTCTGCCTGGTGGCGCCCACTGCTTTGGTCACATCCACGAGTGCGGCGGTCGGGTCGAGCAGCTCGGCGATATCTGGTTCTCGAACGCCGCCACCAGCGTGAACATCCTGGAGATCGAGCGATGAGCTGCCCCGAGCCCTGGATGGAGACCATCCTGGAGTGGACCGGTGACGACGGCTGGTGGCGCTGGGTCCTGCGCGATGGCCGCGTGGTCGACTTCTACCGCCCGCCCATCCAACCCCCGCCGCCTGTGTTCGAGCGCGAGCAGCACCGTGGATCCTGACGGACGCAGAGTCGATATCCGGCACGTCAAGGAGTGTCGGTGCTGGATAGACGGCGACGCCATCTATGTGGTTCCGCCGTGCCGCCGCATCGGTCATCACGTGACCAAACGACGGCTCGCGCACCTGCGGCACACACTGCGTCGATCAAGCCAGCCTTGACAATTCGCGCCCGCAGAAGCACGATAGGGTCATGTCGCATTGACCAAAACGGTTCTAGCCCGCTCGTGCACCACGTCATCGTCCGCGCTGACCTCCCCATCGGGTCGCAGGTCGCCCAAACAGTCCACGCCGCAGGCGAGTCCGCCGCGCCCAAGCCAGAGCCCGGCGCCATCGCCGTGGCGCTGCACGCCAAGAACGAGGACCATCTCCTCGGCATCGCCGCAGCGCTCGACCGCGCCGGCATCGGCCACCACCAGGTGTTCGAGGGCGACGGCCCGTACGCCGGCCAGCTCATGGCCATCGGTGTCTACCCTACACGCGACCGCGCCGCGGTCAGGAAGGTCCTGAGCAGCCTGCCGCTCGTCCGATAGTTCCGGGGCAGGACGGCTCGTCGTCACCTGGGTTCGCTGCCCAGCTGCCCCACCAAGGCTCGCGCGCCCGAGCGCAGCGCCCGCATACGTGCCGGAGTCATGAACCGGAGGCGACGCGGGGGTCGAGGTTCAACCCCTCGGCGAGCCACCAAGCGTCCCTAGCTCAACGGTAGAGCACCCAGCGTAATGAACTGGGAGGTTGGAGGTTCGAGCCCTCCGGGACGCGCCAAGGGCCCCTAGTTCAGTGGCAGACCGCCGAGAGTAATGACCTCGGAGCCGAGGGTTCGATTCCCCCGGGGCTCACCCCGCACGCATCCGCCGCATGGCGTCCGCCCAGGTCGCCTTCTTGCGGTACTTGGCCAAGAACTGGCCCGTGGCGTCGACACGGTCGTTGCGGCCGGTCCCGCCAAAGCTCGCGAACTCCTGCACGTACTTGTGCAGCCACTTCGCCCCATCGCGGAGCAGCAGCACACCACCCTCGACGTCGGGCTCCATCGCGTGTGCGCGGCTGTCCTTGGAGTTCTGGCCGGGCTCCCACGCCTCGAACACGACCGAGATCGCCTCGCCATACTTGGTCTCGAACCGGCCCTCGCGCAGCCGCTTCTCCATGGTCTCCAGGACCGCGGCCCCGTTCGCCTTCTTCTCGATGAGCACCCGGATTTGCTTCTTCCCCGTCATGTCCGCCGCCGCCTTCACAGCATCCTCGACATCGTCCAGGGTCTGAAGGAAGCTGCGCGGGCCTGGCGTGAGGTCGTCCAGAATGAATCGGGTCGCGACCTTCGTGGCGCCCACGATGAGGCCCACGGCGCTCGCCGTCTCGTTGGTGCTGCCGAAGGTGGCGTCGACCGACACACACACCGAGTCCACTTCGAGCACGCCCCAGCGATCACGCTTGAGCGTCTCCACGGGCGCCACGCGCTGGCAGCCCTTCGGCCGCTTCTCCGGATCAACCTCGGCGTCCCCCTCGACGCGGTAGAACCGCCAGTGGCCGGCCGGGAACATCATGCCGGTCTCGGCGTTCGGACGCTGAAGGTGCTGGGCGTTGTAGCCGGACGTGCCCAGGCGCGTCGGGCCCTTCTCGGCCTCTAGGACCTCGCGCGGGAAACGCACGGGGTCTAGCAGCTCGCCGGGCTCGGTACGCGGGTCGCGCCAGCCGATGGGCGTGACCTTGCTGTGCTGCGGCTCGTACTCGGATGCGATGACGAGGTGCGCCCACAGGTCGCCTTCGAGCAGGTGCGCCGACAGGTCCAGGGCGTGGAGGCGCTGCATGACCACAACACGGCACGCGACACGCTGGTCGTTCACGCGGTTGTAGAGCGCGTTGTCCCACTTCGAGATGACCTCGGCCCGGTGCGCCTCGCTGTAGACCTGATCAGCGTCATGCGGGTCGTCGCAGAGGATCCAGTCCGTGTGCTCGCCCGTGACGGGCGCCTTGAGACCGGTGCTGCGCCGGAACCCGCCCAGGCTGTTGCCCCAATCGCCCTTGGCGTCCTTGTCCTCGCGGATTTCCCACGGCAGGATCTTGTACGTCTTGGCCCATTCCTCGTCGCCGTCCTTCGGCACGAAGCTACGCTGGTACCAGTCCGACTGCACGAGCATGCGGGCGAAGTCGGACGACTCGTAGACCGAGCGTGGGTTGAAGCTCACACAGCGCACGCTCCAGCGCGGCCAACGCGTCCACATCCACGCCGGGAAGAAGACCATCGTGATGAGGGTCTTGGTCGTGCCGGGCGCGATGTTGATGAGTAGGTCCCGGATGCGCTGCTCGACACGCTCGCCCTCCTCGGCCGACTGCGCCTCGGCCCACTCCTCTGCCATCGTCTGAAGGTGTAGACACAGCGCGTCATGGTGCCAGTTCCACACCAGGCGCTTGTCGTGAAGGTGCGGCATGTGGTGCCACGCCTCCCGAACGAACCACGCCAGGCTTCGCCGACAGCGCTCCGCCAGCGCGGCCTCCAGCTCACTCTCCGGGTCGTAGCCCTCGATCGTTTCGGGGACGTAGAACTCGACCAGCTCGGACTCTGGCGCCGGCTCTTGCGGCGCAACCCAGCCGCAGCGACACACGCCGTTGCGAGCGAGCAGGTGGTGGCAGCTCACGACCGCCTCCGCGACAGCCCATAGCACCAGGCCAGCTCGTCCAGACGCAACCCCGTCGCCAGCTCGATGACACGTCGCAGCTGCGGGCCGTCCCCGGCCACGTAGAGCAGGCGCAACCGCAACTCGTCGTCTGACTCGACCCGCCCAGGTGTCGGGACCTCGGCCCAGTCCACGTCCCCGAATGACATCCCGTAGGTCATGCGGCCCTGCACTTGACACAGGGCTCGGGCGTCGGCTGGCCTCCGACGTTGGGGATGACACACCAGGCGCGGCAGCCGTTGCAGCGGAACGTCCAGTAGACCCAGACGTCGCCCCTGCGGACGTGCTCATCACGTGAATGCAAATTCCAGGCCATCTACCCGGAATCGTACCACGCTCAGCCAGGCGGCTCGTCGTCCCACTTCGGGTCGTCTGCGATCTTCGCGGCCCAGCCGCTGACTGTCTTCTGGTACTCAGGCTCGGAGACCCCGGCCCGCTCACGCACGATCTTTCCCGCCATTCGCAGGGCGTCCCAGTGCCCGTAACCCATCCGCTCCAGGCGGCCACACAGCTCCGCCAGACCAAGAGGCTGCGTCGGCTCCGGCATCGCGAAATGGGCACCCTCGCCCGCGATACAACCCCGGCCTTCGAGTGGCTTGATCTCTACCCTATCCCACGCACCCGCATGCCACACATACACGACACTGTCCGCCGAGATCAGGTCCGGCCGCGGGTTCCAAGCGCGCTGCTTTGGCGGTGGCCCCAGGAGCGAGGCTACCGATGGCGGGTCGACCGCCGCGAGCATGCACACAACGGCCTCACGGCTCAGCCGCTCCACACGTGCCGGAACCGGCGCGTCCGCCTCGTATGCCACGTATGTGTCAACGTCGGCGTACTTCCGCGCCTGCACCTCGGCGCCGTGCTTGCGGTCGAAGAAGTGGGCGTTACGCGAGCGCTGGTACGAGCGAGAGCGGCTCACGCGTCGTAGTACGGGATCTCGCCGAACTCGGCGATGACCGCCTCACGGCACGCACGGCCGAGCCGACGATCGTCACTGGCGTCCTCGTCCAGGGGCTCGTCGTGATCGAAGCCCATCGAGAACTCCCAGAAGTTGACGCCGAGCTGATTGGCGAACGCGATAGACTCCGTGTTGATGTCGACCGTCACGTCCTGTCCGAGGACGAGTGCACCCATCGCACAGCAGCGTCCACCGGCGCGATCCTCGACCCACTTCCCATCCTTCGCGTGCACGTTCGCCGCGTTGGTTCCGGGACGCAGGCCCTTCTCTTTGTAGGCGCGGACAACATCTTCAGGGGTGAAATTAGCCATGGCGTTAGTCCTCAGAGTTTGTAGCCCGCCGCGAGGACGGCCTCGCGGCAGGCCTTGCCCAGCTCGTAGCTATCCCGCTGCTCTTGCGTCGTCAACAGAACGCCGTTGCCGTCGAACCCGCTAGCAAACGCGCTGTAGTTCACGCCAAGCTGCTTGGCGATGTCGGCATGTCGCGGCTCTTGAGGGGCTCTATCAAACACCGACACCCCATCCCACGGCTCGTCCAGCACGGCGATACCCATCGCACAGCAACCGGCGTCCTTGCAGCGCAACTCCCAACGCCCGGTCTCGGGATTGATCACAACGTTCTCATGGCCTGTCCTGGGCAGGACGCCGCTCTCTCGGTAGCGGCGGACGATGTCTGCGGGGGTGAACTTGGCCGGCATCACAGCCACTACGCCCGAGCGCCCGCTACTTCTTCCCGGATTCGTCCGGCACCGCAGCGGCCGGCTCTGATGGGACGTCGATGACCTTGCCTGGCTCGCCCTCTCGCAGCGCCAGCATCTCCCGGTGTAGCTGCACATAGCGGTCGAGCTGGGCCGGGTTCATCTTGCTGACGTCTGGGCCGCGGCGTGGCGTGGCGTCCTTGACGTTGAGGTCGACGTTCTTGGTGGGCGGCTCGATCTTATCCCACAGGAACTCGGCGGCTCGCAGCTGCTCGGGCGTGGTGGGCATGACCACGCTGACCGCCGTGGCGCCCTCTGGCGCCTTCTCCTCCGTGACCTTGACCTTGCCGTCCGCCGGGTCGATGTAGCTCGTGAGCGGCCGGCCTTGAGCGATGCGAAGGAAGATGCCGATCAGTTCCTCCTTGTTCACCTTGCTCCTGGCCAGCTCGCTCAGTGCCAGCGGCGCTGGCGGACGCCCGGCCGGATTCGGCGATGGCTGGCCCTTTACCCACCTATGTTGAGGCATGCCTCATGTTTACCATCACTTACGACGTCACGCCAGGTTACCGCTACCGCACCGCGTCAACCCGCGCCCCGTATCCCAGTATCCTGCCACGTATCCGAATTTCCCGATTTACAGCTGATTTCACACACATGCCCAGTATTTCCCCGTATCGTCCCGTATGAAATGCGATCAACACTTCTTAGGTCTGTGTGTGTATGCGTGTAGTGTATCTTACAGTCCTATACACACACAGCTTATAACTCTATAGACACATACTATCCATACGGGACATACTAGGCATATATTAGGAATCATTCATGTCCAGTATCGCCAAACGTAAGCCCCGATACGTGGACAGATACTGGACGCCTGGCGCTCGGCCCACCCACGTCGTACTTTGGGGCTATGACCCGCGCGGAACTGTTCCAAATGGTACGTGTCCCAGGAGACACAGAACTCGATCTGGCGATCGATTGGGTGACCCGGACGGCCGTGCTGCTCAGCGGCAGCCAGCGCCTGTCCACTATCGTACCGGCCGAGATCGGGCCTCTGTGTTGTGCCCTTCAGCAAGCTGAATGGGAGTTGGAGGGCGCGGCCGGAGCCCAGACCTTCGCGCCCGTCACCTGCGACGTCCAGGGCGGCGTCATCTTCTACGCCGGGGCGACGTTCACGGCCGTCCAGTCACAAGCGCTCCGGCGGCTGCTATCGCTGGCGGAGACGATCCTGGAGACCGGCGTTGGGTCGCTAGCGGACCAGGCCTAGTGACAGCACCAGCCGAGAGCCGTAGCCGGCGCGTACCAGATGGCGCCGATCCGAGCGGAAGACAGTGAGCGGGCCTAGGCGAAAGCATTGATGGTCACATACGAGACGCGAGCCTCCCGACCACAGGGCCAGGTTCACGCGGTAGTGCCTCTTGCCCGGCACAGGGTCGACGTGAGCCGGGATACCGATACCGGCCGGGTAGCGCAGTAGCCACAGGTCCCACGAGGCGCCCGACCCCAAGCGCAACTTCGAGTAGCCCGTGCCCTGGCGTCCGGGCGACCAGCGCGGCGTCACTCGTTCACCCGACCGCAGCTGCCACAGACCCAGCAGACGGCGAATGGCATAGCGTCCGGCGGCTTGGTGCCGCAGTAGCACGGCTTGTGGACCTTGGTCTGTACCCAGCCCGTGACCGTCTGGTTGCCACCGCCCCGGCGCTCGATGGCGTCGAGTCGCTCCAAGATCTGCCCGACCTCGGTGGACACAGCCCGCAGCTCCGCAGTTTCCTGCATGTGGACGTGGGGTTCGACCCCGCCGCGCACGCGCTTCTCCAGGGCGTCCAACTCCTCGTTCAGGCGCTTGATGAGGGCCTCGATGACGACGGAGACCTGGACCTGACGGCCGACGAACTCGGCAAGGAATTGGTACGGGTCGATCACAGCCGCGTCTACTTGAGCACCTGAGCCCGAAGTAGCTTGACCAGCTCGATCGCGTCCAGCACATCATTGCGCCGTAGCAGTCCCGAGCCTGGTGCGTTGATTTGATTTAGCAGCTTCTCCAGCTGCTCGAACCGCGTGAACAAGCTGTCGTGGTCTGGGTTGGGCGTGTAAGCGGTCGGTGGCGGAAGCACCTCGTCACACCACGGCTCGTGCCACAGCGCCACCGCACCGCACTTGAGACAGCCCGCGCTCACTGCCACTCCTCCGTGAGCCCGGCCGCGTACTCGGTCTCGGTGCGGAGCTGATTGGTCGCCTCGGCCGCGTGGAGTCTGATCTCGCGCGTCGCCACATCAGTGCCGAAGCACCCCGCGATGATGCGCGTCAGCCCCTCGACGTCGTTGACCTTCGAGCCATCACGCTCGCCGAGGCACTGGATCGTGGCGTTGCGTGTGGACTCAGAGTAGGGGCTGTAGTAGTCGTGCGGGTGCCAGCGGTCCAAGTTCCAGGTCCAGGCGCGGGCATTGCTCCGAACCTGTTCCATGGCCTCGTGCTTGGTGTACGCCGCCCACGCCGCGACTAGAGCTAGCTCGGCGGCCTTCTGCCCCGGCCACGCGTTGGTGTGCACGGACATCTTGAACGCGTCCCGAAAATAGCCCGTGGGTAGCGGCCTACCGAGGTTACGCTCCGGGTTGTCGTTGTCACGTAGGCCCCACATGCAGAGGTTGATGTGCACGGTCTCGCCATCGACCTCGACGTAGTTGGTCACGGTGACACGTGGGTCCTGGTGCCGGAACGTCAGGCCATCGACACAGTGCTGCCACAGCCGGCGCAAGGCCTCGGTGCGTGGCGTAGTCACAGGCCCAGCTCCAGCGCTGCCGCATCGAGCACACTCGTGTCCAGGTTATCCCGCGAGGCGAACGCACGCAGGTTCTCCACCATCGCTGAGGGTTTGTCGACAGACGCGCCAAGCTGCTTGATGTACGCAGAGTCGTGACACGTCTGCAACGTCCGAACGAACAGCATCGGATCGTTGATCCCTTCAAACTTCTTGCGAACTTCTGGATAGTTGATCATGATGCTGCCGCTGGGTGCCGAGTTATCACCCTTGTCGATCTCCACATCGACGATGAGCCAGCCCAGGGCGCAGTGGCGCCCGTCCGGGCCGTTGTACATGCAGCTCTCACCGTCCGAAGCGACGCTGCGGCGGAAGCCTTGCGAGGCCAGGCCACGTACGGCGGTGTCGAATGCTTCTTGGGCGTTCATCAGATCATCCCCTTGATTTTGGCGAGTTTCTCTTCCAGCAGACGGATCCGTCTCTGTGCCTCGTCGACACGTAGGCGCTCCTTCTTGAGGTCCTGGATCCACTCCTCGCTAGCCTTGCGGTTCAACTCGACGACCTTCTCGAACTCACGTTTCCAGTGCAGCTCGCCGGCCGCGGCTGTCACACGCTTGGCGGCCTCTTCGAGCGTCTCCCAGATGTTGGCGTGACCGAGGATGTTGTGGGCGCGCTCGCGTTGTTCACGCTCGATTTTGAGGGCGTCTCTCAGTGCGCTGGCCGACTCCCTCTCGGCGGTGAGGTATCTCTGCCGCCACTCCTGCCGCTCCTTCGCAGCGATCTCGTAGTTCTTTTGGGCGTTCAGGTACTCGACCTCGCGGTGGTCGAGTAGCTTCTTCAGGCGCGCCTCGGTCTGCTTCACCAGCTCACCCGTACACACGCCGCCCTCCGGCTTGCGGATGTAGTTGGCGTGGATGCAGTAGTTGGTCCCATCGCGACGGATCTCGTAGGTGTCGTACTCGTTGACCTTCGCGATGCCGCCGATGAGCCACCCGGACGTCGAGTGCTGGAACTCGACGACGTCGCCGACCACCCACTTCGCTTTGGGTGTGCTGCCTGGGTAGCGAATGTCCGTGGACGCAACGGTATACCTGACCCCTACGCTGCCGAATGCGCTAACGACATCGCGGTAGGCACAGTATTCCTGTGCCTTGTCATCGATGGTGCCGGCGACCCAGTCCGCACCTAGCATCCTGAACTCGACGGCCTCGCCGTGCTGCCACTCTCCCGGTTTGCGAAGCAGGTGCCAGTCCCGACCGGAGTAGCGCAGCGGCAGGCCGCCGCGGTCGAGCACGACGTCGAGCTTATAGTTCGGCCTGTCCTTGCCCTCCTCGCTGCACTCACACTTGGTGGTGACGACGCCGGTGAGCCATTGCTCGTTCCCGTTGAAACGACACTCGATCTTCTCGCCCGCCTTGTAGCGGCCGAGGTTCTGACGAGGATTGAATTCACCTTCGGTGTTCACGTGCTTGCTCCCTGGTAGACGGATGTGTACTTTCAGATGCGAGACGCTTTTGCCAGCGAGGCGCCCGACATCGTGCCGGATCCAAATGCGTTGCTGGTGTGTCTCTTCGATGCGCCCGACTGCCCAGCCCTGCACTCGCGTGACGTCGCCCATGATGCCGCGGACCTCGTACTCGCACGGGTACTCGGCCAGGTCGCCGACGCGCCAGTCACCCGCACGGCGGATGGCGTCGCTATCGACACGTAACTGGCAGTAGTGGGTGGTTTTGCCGGTGACGGCGATCATGCTCTCGGGGCCGAAGGAGTGTCCACCGGCGATGGTGCACATCTCGACGGTGTGTGTGACGGTCTGCTCCTCGAACGGCGCGTCCGGGTTCCACCACGGGCGGACCCAGACCTTGTCACCAACTTTGAGTGTGCGGAGGTCGAGAGTCACGGCAGCGGATTCCTTCCTCTGGCAGTCGTCCACAAGATCCAGCACGTCACCACTAGTGCCACGATTGGCAACGTAATCACGAGGAGTGGCCACTGCCACCACCGGATCCTGGGCTGGAACGGCTCGGTCACAGGAGCACCGCGGGATCGAGGCCGTGGCGTTCAGCGTAGTCTTGGGCTGCCTCTTTGAAGGCGACAAGCCATTCGGCGTCTGTGCGTTGTCGCGTCACGCTGCCGTCGAAGAAGTGGTGCATAGCCAGGTCGTCGTGGAGGGCCTGGAGTGCGCCGACGAGCTTGCGATCGTGGTCACCGATGGCCTCCGCAACGCGGTTGTCTCCAAGGGAGTAGCCTTCGAGAGCCGGGTTGTACTTGTCGTCGGGAATGAGGTGCCCGGCGGCGCACTTGCAGCCATCCTCCGTGCGATAGCGACAGGCGCGGCCCCCGTAGCCGTTCACTGCGACTGCCGGCTTGCCCTGCGCGATGAGCGCCTTGCATACCGTGTCGAAAGTCTCTTGCTTGGAGATCACATCGCCTCCGTCACCGGTTCGAGCACCGACGCGTCGAGTCCGTGTTGCGACGCAAGAACACGCATGTTTTCCTTCCACGAAGACATGAACGTGTCGTCCGACACGCCTCCGAATCTGTCCGACAGCACATTGTCGTGCGCGAGCTGAAGCGCGCGGGCGAAGTCGATGTCCGCGCCGAGCTGTTCGAGCGCGCCAACCACGAGGGTGTGGTGATAGATGAAGCGGAGGCGCTCCGCGAATGCACTGGTGGTCTCGTAATAGCGCTGCGTGGGCGCCTTCTCGTCCGTCGTCAGAGGAGCGCACGTCGTGCCTTCCATTTCCGGCGTGAAGAGGGCGTCGGGGATGATGTGCCCAGCGGCGCATTTGCGACCGTTTGCGCATCGGTACTTGCAGGTGCCGTTATCGGTGGCGCTGGGGCCACCCTGGTCCAAGATCCCGCGAGCGGCTTTGTCGAACATCTCTTGCTTCGTCATGCCGCAAACAACACCATGCCCTGGCCGCGCTATTCTCGGAAAGTGACTAGAAGCAAGAGGCGGACCAGGTTCAAGCCCAGGGGCATCCCGACTACCATTTTCGGCACCAGGTTTAGGAGCCGACTGGAGGCACGCTGGTGTCTCATGTTCGACTTTCTGGGCCTGGCCTGGGAGTACGAGCCCGCGCTCGACGCGGAGATCTCGGGCTGGCTGCCCGACTTCGTCGTCGGCCTCGCCGGCACGCAATGGCTGGTCGAGTGCAAGCCCGCGCTCGATCACGCCGGTCTAGAGCCCGCCCGCCGCAAGGTGCAAGTCAGTGGCGCCTTGCACCCGGTGCTTTTGCTCGGGGCGCGCTGGGGCGTCGCCTTGGCCCGGACACGGCCCGACCCCAAGGGCGCGTGGCGACCAGCCAACCTAACGCTGTCTGCTGGGCTCTCGACCCGCGCCGAGCCAGACGAGACGCTTGCGTGGTGGCTCCGGGCTGCGTGGGTGGACGCCGGGAACCGGACGCAGTGGCGTTCTCGGTGACTGTGGAACAAAAGCAAACACCGCCGACGTAGTAGCAGCGTGAATCGCTGGGAAATCGTTGCCGGTCTCATCGCCCTCGTTGTCGGCCTCTGGCAGCAGCTTCGTAGTGTCCTGGGCTGGTTTGGCTCACTGGTCGTCTGCTCGCGACGCACCGACCGCGACATCGCCGGACACCTGCACGCCTACCTCGCGAACAAGCGCCCGAGCCTCTCGGTCTCGCCCGCGTACGCCGCGGTGAACAACTACTACTACGTCATCCCTCTCGGTCGACGGGCCACGGTGATGTGGCAGGACCGCGTCGAGTCGGGTAGCCAGCTCATGTGGGTTGGGCGCCGGCCGCTGTGGTTCGCGAAGCTGGAGGGCAAGGACAACGCCAAGACGCAGGCGATGGAGTACAAGTTCTCCTTCATCCGTGGCACGATCGACTGGGAGCAGCTCCTGATCGACTCCGATCAGTGGGTTCGTGATCAAGGCGAGGCGTGGACGTCGACGGTCAGCCGCCGCCGCGTGGTCTATCACTTCGGCGAGCGCCTCATGGCCGCCAGTAATGGGGACAACAATCCCGACGACAAAACCAACCACAAGCACGATCAGGGCTGGTCCGGCTTTGGCGAGGCCAACAGTCGCCGGCTCCTGCGCTGGAAGCCTGAAGACATCGGTGCTCCGCCCGCTCGCTCGCTCGACGGCATCGCCTTGCCCGCCGAGCAGCTCGACGTCGTGGGGCAGGTGCGTCGTTGGTACAGCTCGCGGCAGTGGTACACCGACCACCGCATTGCGTGGCGGCTCGGGCTCATGCTGCACGGCGGCCCCGGCACCGGCAAGACCACGTTCGCTCGCGAGGTCGCCTCCGATCTCAACATCCCCGTCCACGTCATCGACCTGGCCACGATGTCGAATGAGGATCTGCGCAAGGCCTGGGACGAGTCCGTCGCGGATGCGCCGTGCATGGTGCTCCTGGAGGACGTGGATGGCGTGTTCCGTGGCCGCGATAACGTTGCTCCGCAGAGCTTCGCGGCCGGAGGATTGACGTTCGATTGCCTCCTCAACTGCGTCGATGGCGTGGAGCGCACCGACGGTGTGTTGCTGGTGGTGACGACGAACAAGCCCGACACCGTGGACCCTGCGCTCGTGCGCCCTGGCCGAGTGGACCGTGTGGTGGAGTTCGGCAACCTCGACTTCCCCTGCCGCCTCAAGGTCGCCCAGCAGATCCTCGGCAAGACGCCTGAGGCTGCCAAGGTCGCCCAGGAGAGTGGTGACCTCCCCGCCGCCAAGTTCTCCGAGATGTGCTGCCGCATCGCCCTCGATCGGCTGTACGAGAAGCAGACCCCGAGCGAAGGGCCGTACCGGTGAGTCATCCACTCGACACCGACGCGCTGTACCACTGCCAGTGCGGCGAGTGGCACTACAAGACCGAGAGCGCGTATCCTCCCTGTCGTCGGTGCCCCCGATGCGATCACGGCCTGGACAACCACAACGAGTACGGTTGCTTCGTCAAGGAGGGACGCAACGGTTGTGACGACGCGTATTGCATGTGCATCTACGTCCCGCCCGCCATCAAGGACCAGCAGCGCGAGGCACGTCGCGCCGAGGCGCTGAAACAACCCTGCAAGACGCATCCTCGGTACACCATCGTTCACCCGCCACGCAGCGCCTGTGAGACGTGCTGGCGCCTCTGGGTCCGAGTCAACCCCAAGCCGTTGAAATAGCCTGCCCACCGCTTGGCGTTGTCCAGAGGCGATGAATCCATACGCCACCGCAATCATCGTGCGGGTCCCTGAAATGCCGGATGTGCACCTCTGTGTCGGAGACTCGATCAACTTCGGTGGTCGTAATAGCTTCCGGGTACTGGATGAGGATGGTCAGCTCATCCTGAGCCGCACCCCGACGCGTAAGCGTTGGCTGGATTTGCTTGGCCTCTCCGTGGTGTCTGTGCTTGTTGGCTGCGCCCACTGGACCAAGCCCGAGGTCGCGGCCGAGGCCCTGGCACTCGCCGCCACGGCTACGGACTGGATGCAAACCGAAGGCATCACCGCAGCCTGTCAGGAAGGCAACTTCGTGATTGGTGAGTGCGGCCAGAACATCGCCCCCCGCTACTACTTCCCGCTCGCGATGGTAGGACATCTCGCCATCGCCGCTGTCCTACCCCACAGGTACCGCCTGGCGTGGAGCACCGTACTCCTCGGCAGCGAGGCCAATCAGGTCTGGATGAACCAGTTTGTCGCCACGCACGAGGACCTGATGTCTGTGTCTCGTAGCGTGCTGACTGTTCCGCCCCCTCGGAGGCTCCCGTGATGCCAACCATTCCGTTCGTCCCATTCCCCAAGATCTCGCGCTTCAGCCGCGACGTCATCGTCACCGAGAAGATCGACGGCACTAACGCCCAGGTCTACATCTCTGACGACGGTGAGCAGGTGTTCGCCGGCAGCCGCACGCGCTGGATCGACCCCCACTCCGACAACTTCGGCTTCGCTCGCTGGGTCGAGGAGAACCGGGACGAGCTGAAGCGCCTGGGTCCCGGCTCACACTTCGGCGAGTGGTGGGGCTCCGGCATCCAGAGGGGCTACGGGCTCAAGGAGAAGCGCTTCTCCCTGTTCAACGTCAGCCGCTGGGGCGACGACGCCACGCGACCCTCGTGCTGCGGCGTGGTCCCGACGCTCTGGCAGGGCAACTTCCGTGACTTCAACGCCGCGGAGTGGCTGGACCTCCTGCGGACGGAAGGGTCCAAGGCCGCGCCGGGGTTCATGCAGCCAGAAGGCATCGTCATCTTCCACGTTCCGAGTGGGGCGCTGTTCAAAGCGTTCGTCGAGAACGACGACAAGCACAAAGGTGAGCAGTGAATGTTGGACAATAGTCAACTCATCCGCGAGTTCGTCCCCAAGCGTGACGACGGCGACACGTTCATCTACACCGAGATGCTCGACCGTGGGCAGCGCAAGGGCAACAACGGCCAGCGTCTGCTCAAGACGTTCTATCACCGCAGCCGCGAGGAGTTTGACGCGCAGCTGGTGACCATCATGGCCCTGTGCGACATGGCGAAAGTCCGGGCCTGCACGCGCCTGGCGCCGCGGAGCTGGAAGAAGGTTGGCAAGGAGTTCGCCCGACTCGTGGTCGAGACCGCCCTGACCGAGAATTGGGTCGGGATGAAGTCGCTGTACAACCGAGCGTGTGGCATCGCGTCGCCGATCGAGAAGCTCTGGCTGTGGGATGTAGACGTCATCGACGATGATAGTGCGCATCTACTCGCGTCGCTAGACCACCTGCACACGCCAGACGGACGGAGCGTGCTACTGGAGGAGATTCCCTCAAAAAAGGGTGTCCACTACATCACTCGCCCGTTCGACGTCAGGCAAATCAGCCTGGAGATGCGCGACGATGGGCGTGTGATGTCCAATGTGTCCCTACACAAGGACAACCCCACAAATCTCTACATCCCGGACGGTGCGGATTGAGGCCGCAGCTTGCGTCCGGGCATCGGACAGGGCACCTTGGGAGTAGCCGCATGACTTGCCTCGCGCACCGCGACGCCGCTGACGTGGCGTGAGCGCGCTCGAATCCGCCCTCGCCCTGGCCGCCCGGGGCTGGTACGTGTTGCCGATCGAGCCTCCGCTGTTCGACGACGAGGACAAGCTCATCGGCTGTGGCTGCGGCGATCCCAACTGCAACTCCATCGGCAAACACCCGTGCGCCGACCTCGCACCTAACGGCCAGCACGACTCGACGCGCGACCCGGATCTCATCCGCGATTGGTTCGTCCAGTGCGAGGATATCAACATCGCCGTCGACCTCGCCAAGTCGGGCCTGATGGCGCTCGACGTCGACCACCCAGACGGCCGCGACGCCGCGGTCGCCAAGCTCCAGAAGGCCATGGAGAAGCTCGGGGCGCTACCGCCGACGGTGGAGCAGATCTCCGGCTCCGGCAACGGCCACTTGTTCTACAAGCGCCCGGATTTCCCGATCCGGGGCGTCATCGAGGACATCACGGTCCGCGGCCGGAACTACTGCGTCGTCGCCCCGAGCCGTCACAAGAGCGGCGGCTACTACGAGTGGGAGCCTGGCTTCGGGCCCACAGACATCGACGCCGCGGAGCTGCCGGCGAACTGGCTCGCAGCCCTGCGCAAGGCCGAGCCCGTCAGCGATGCCGGTGTCCCAAGCGAGGACAGCGAGCCCCAGTGGCTTCGGGATGTCCCACACCTGAAGCGCGTCGCGGACATGCGCGCCCATCTCGCCAAGGAGAAGGGCGAGAAGATGGGTGTGGATACGGCCGGGACGACCTGGAACGTCATCCGCACCGCCGCCCGAGGCTATGCCGTCCGCGACCCCGCCGCGGTCATGGCGGCGCTCCTGGAGATCTACAACCCCAAATGCGACCCGCCGTATGGCGAAGACGCGCTGTCCGAGCGCCTCAGCAAGGCCTACGACAACGCGTACTCGCCGGCCTGGGGCTCCGTCTACGAACCCGCCGCGTCCAAGGTCGCCGCGTTCTACGCCGAGCTGGGGCTCCTGGTCATCCCCGAGCCGGCACCGCCCGCCCCGCCGCCAGCCGGCGATGGCCCGGCGTTCGACTACATCCTCCACGAGCTGGACGGCGCCGCTGCCAAGGCATCGCGTCGCACCTCCGGCCGCGAGCGGATGATCGGTGACCTCATCAAGCGGGTCCGCAAAAACGAGATCTTCTACGACGAGGCGGCGCTGGGGGCCGCGGTCGAAGTCGTCATCGAGCGTGCACCCACTGGCACGACCGACGAGCAGCTGTTCGCCGTGCTGGGACACTGCGGCAACCCCGACAAGATCCGCGAGCTGATTGTCGAGGCCAAGGCGCGCGCCGCCGAGGCCAAGGCCGCCGCGCAGCAGCCGCCCGAGGATGACGCCGAGCTGCGCGACCGTCTCACCATGACGGACGACGGTCCGCGTGGAACCCTGCCGAACCTCAAGAAGATTTTGCGCTGGTCGGAGATGACCCGCGACAAGCTCAAGTTCGACGTTATCTCGAAGGACGTCACCTGCGCCGCGTTCACCGACAAGCCCGAGCTTCTGGTCTCGCACGTCCAGATCTGGTTGGAGGAGGAATGGCAGGTCACGGCGAGCGAACGCGATGTTGGGCGGGCGATGGAGCTGGTCGCCAAGGAGTACGGCAGCTGGAACTCGGTCGAGGCGTATCTGCGCTCCGTCACATGGGATGGCACGCCGCGACTCGACAACTGGCTGGTGGACTACTGCGGTGCGCAGCTCATCGACCGCGACGGCTCGGACATCTCCAGCTACGTCAGCAAGATTGGCGCGATGTGGATGATCGGCGCCGTCGCCCGCGCCGTCGCCCCCGAGGACGCGCCGGCCAAGGTCGACACGGTGCTCGTGCTCGAAGGCACGCAGGGCGTCGGCAAGTCGACGGCCCTGGAGATCCTGGGCGGACGCTGGTTCACCGACACCGCCATCGTCATCGGCGACAAGGACTCGCGCATGACCGCGAGCCGGCGCTGGATTTGCGAGCTGGCCGAGCTGGCGAGCCTGGCGCGGTCGGCCACCGAAACCCACAAGGCGTTCCTCTCGGCACGCTCGGACTTCTACCGCCCGCCGTACGGTCACGTGCCGTACGCGGTGGCTCGCCGCAGCGTGTTCGGTGGCACCGTCAACCCCGACGTCAGTGGGGACGTCGACTACCTCCTGGACGAGACAGGCAACCGCCGCTGGTGGCCGATCCGCGTAGCCCGGTGCGACGTCAAGCGGCTGCAAGAGGACCGCGATCAGCTGTGGGCCGAGGCGCTCTACCGCTACCAGGTCGCTGAGATGCACCCCGAGCGCGCCCACCACGCCTGCCCAGGCGAGCGCTGGTGGCTGGAGCCGGACGAGCAGAAGCAGGCCGACGCCGTCACCGAGCTGCGCCGCGCCACCGACCCGTGGCGGGACATCGTCATGGATTGGGCACGTCGCGCCATCAACGGCATCAACGGGGTCAAGCGCGACCGCTGGACCTTGGAGGAGATCGCGGAGGGCGCCCTCGGCGTGGAGGCCAAGGACCTGCAACGAGTGAAGAAAGCGATTGGTGCTGCACTTACAGGTGCAGGCTTCACCAAACGCAAAGAGGTACGCCCAGGGGACCCGCGTCGGAGAAATTACTGGCGCCACCCCGAGCTGTCCGTCATCACCGACCAGCCGGCGGCCGTTCCGACGCATAACTAGCGTGTTAGACTACGGGATGGGTAAGATCCTCCGCGCAGTCCTCATCCTCACATTCTGCGCGGTAGCCACGTGCTGCGCCGCGGCAGACCCCGTCCTACACGCCGGGACCATCGGCCGCACCGGGGAGGAGCAGTGGGCTGCCTCGGTCCTGGTCGCATCCTCCTGCGATGGCGTGCCGCATGCCTGGGGCTCCGGCACGCTGATCTCGGGCGACCGCGTCCTGACCGCGCTCCACGTGGCGTCCTGCCCTGCGGGTCAGACGGTATCGATGTCGGTCACGGTCGACGCCGACCCCCTGGAGGCCGACGTGGAGGTCACGATGCCCGAGCAGGACATCGCTCGTCTCCGGCTCAAGGTCGACGTGAGCAGGTGGTTCACCCCTATCGTGGTTGGGACGGCGCCGCCGATCGGCGAGCGGGTGTGTTGGGCCGCGCCCGCGCCCCGGCGGACATATCGCTGTGGGACGTCGGAGGGGTTGTTCCAGGGCGACCTCTTGCTCATCGACGGTTTCACTGAGCATGGTAACTCGGGGGCCGCCCTGTACGATTCGCGGGGGCGTCTGGTGGGCGTCATCCTGGCTACGGTGACGTGCCAGACCGGCGTCTACTGCACCGGCATCGCTCGCGTAGTGCATGGTCTGGAATTCTTGGTCCCGTAGCTGCGTTGTAGCCTGGGTGAAGTTGCTGCACGCCATCGTGAAGGGCCTGCAAGCGCTGGCCAACGGGCAGCAACGTCTCGAACGTATCGTCCACGAAAGGTTCAACGACGTCATGGGTCAACTCGAAGATCTCGCTGCGCAGCTGTCGGCCGCCGCCGACGCCATCACTACCGGTCTCGCCAACGAACAACAGGCCATTCAGAATGTGGCCGCCGATGTCGCGGACCTCGCTGCCAAGCTCACCGCCGCGCCAACCGTGACGCAGGCGACACTCGACTCGCTTTCGGCGATCGGCCAGAAGCTCACCGCCGCGGCTGGCACCATCGGTCAGCACGCGACCGCGCTCCAGAACATCGTGACCCCGCCCGCCGCACCGGCCGCGCCCGCTCCGGCGGCCACGGACCCCGGCACGACCACGCCGTAGTGTCCGCGCTGGACGATCCGAACAACTGGCCGCCGCACTGGCAGCTGGTAGCTGTGCACATCTTCCAAGAGCACCCCTATCGGGTGCTGGAGGAGCACGCGGACGTTCGTGGCTCTTTGCGCAAGCTGGAGGGCCGCATGCCCGTGCTCACAGGTGACCTGGTGTGGGGCGAGCTGCGTCCTGCGCCACACTGGGACTAGCATGAGTGCTGTCGAAGACTGGCTCAAGGACCTCTCCAAACCCGCCCCCGCACCCGACGACCTCGCGGCTTGGATGGCACACGAGGAGGGCGTCAGCCGGTTCGCCGGGGGCGGCGCTCGCGCTGCGCTCCTGCGGATGGCCCATCTCCTGGTGACGATGGATGGCTTCCTCAAGGAGGCGTACCACCACAACCAGAATATGTGGCACGCGGTGCAGGACTCCTCCCGCACAGCTGTGCTCGCGCTGGAGAGGCTCCAACAGCAGGACGGCCTGGTCAAGGCCGCCATCGCCGCCCGCCGCGCACAGATTGCCGAGAACTGGGCGGAGGCCAAGGCCCAATCCCAACTCATCGCGCACGAGGCCGAGAAGCTACGGGTGGCCGAGGAGAAGCGGTCGTGAGCAAGATGCAGAAGACCATCACCTACTGGCTTTCCCGCGACCGCTCCGCGGACGGCACGCTCTCGGAAGTGTGCGACGTTTGGTTTCTGAAGCCGGCCATGAAGCGCTACGACGACGGGGCGTACCGCTACGAGCTAGCCCAGGGCGCCGACACGATGGTCAAGACCGGCGACGGGCCCAAGGACGCCCATCTCGGCACATGGACGCTCGCGATGTGTCTGCGCGAGTGTCGAACCTACCCCGACGACCACCTCCAAGTCATCCGCGTCGGTCTCGACGAGGAGCCACCCATCCACAAGGAAGAGGAAGATGCCGCGGCCTGAAGTTATCGATTCGCTCAAGCTCATCGCCCCCACACACATCACCCCGAGGCCGAGCCCGTTGGAGTTCGCGGTCGCCTCAGCGGGGAGTGGCGCGACGAGGACGGTGTTCCTCCAGCTGGCCACGGTCCACGGCCCGCTGATTTTCATCTTCGCCCCCGAGGCCGCCAAACAGCTCGCCAAGGAGCTGGAGTCGAATGCGGGTGGAATTATTGTGGTGCCCGCAGGCGCTATCTAGGTCATGTCGAACCCAAACCCGAACGAAGAAGTGTGGGCCCTCGCGGTCCCTGGCAAGAACATCCAGCTCGGTCGCGGTCGCCTCGCAGGCATCCAGGCCTTCGAGAAGTCGTTGGCCGATGTCCTGGGCGAAACCAACACGACGTACTTCCGTGGCAACTCGGTCATTCGCGAGTTCGTGGAAGGCACGCGTGACTACGTGCACCGCGACGAGCACAAGATCCGCCTCAGCATCGTGACACTACCGTGAAGTTCTCCGTCGTCGCAACCGACCCAGTCACCGCCCGCGCCGAGGCTACCGCCAAGCGCAAGGGTCCGGTGCACATCTCGTGCGTGTTCTTTGTCCGGGGCCGCCCGGACGTGCGCGAGTTCGTGTTCTGCTCGGTGCTCAGTGGCTAGGGCCTCGCTCGTGCGACGCCTCGTGCCATGTGGCCTTTGAGGGTGACTGGATCCACGGCGCTACCATCGACCGGAAGACCAAGGCTCTCCGGTTCGCGTCCGTCAGCTCGCTCGACAAAGGTGACCACGGTGGCGGAGGCTGCGGTCGGGCTTGGCACTATCGGTACGTCGAGAAGATCAAGCCGCCCGACAACGAGCGGCAGACCAACGGCCGTGAGGGTCACGCCAATGTCGCGTCCCATCTGCTCACTGGCGACCCCGCGGTCCGCGCGGACGTCGCTCGCGGCATGGAGTTCATCCCCGATCCGGGGCCCGACCTCCTGATCGAATGGGACCTTCTCAAGTACCCCAGTCAGTCGTACCCAGCTAAGCTCACCGTCGCCCACTCGCCCATCCTGCTGGAGAACGCGCCGGTGAAGATCAACGGCGTGCCTCTCCTAGGCTCGATCGACTGCGCCCACCAACGCGGCATTAACTATGGCGCCGAGACTGCCGAGGAGCGCAAGGATCCGGAGGGTACGGTCGAAGTCATCGACTGGAAGTTCGTAGGCAGCACCCGGTTTTGCAAGAAGCCGAGCGACCTCGTCCACGACACACAGCTCGCCGGCTACGCCAGCTGGGTGTGGGCCGTCCGTCCGCAGACTCCGTTCGTCCGCCTTTCGCTGGGGTACTTCCCGCAGCAAGGCTCGCCCCGCAAGGTGACCAAGCTCATCCGCCGCGAGGAGATCCAGAAGCAGCTGGACCACATGGCGGGAGTCGTGCGGTTCCTGGGCGAGTTGGCCAAGGAGCCGGACGTCGAGAGGACGCCGTACAACCTCGATGCGTGCGAACGCTACGGCGGTTGCGACCACAAGGAGTACTGCTCCGGCCCCAAGAAGAAGGCCCTCGCCGACTTGGTCGGAATAACAGCAGCCGAGTCACTCGTAGTACCCGCGCCAGTTCAAACCCAAGGAGTCATCCCAGTGGCCAGTCTTCTCCAGCGTACCGGTTCCAGCAGTGCCGGTGTCCAGACGTCCGTCCAGCCCAACCCCGCACCGTCCGGTCCCAGTGCCGCCGAGATCGCCGCCGAGAAGGCCAAGATCGAGGCCGAGCAGAAGGCCGCCCGCCTGAAGGCCTACATCCCGGCAGGCTTCGCCGAAGCGGTCGAGAAGGTCAAGAGCTTCAACATGGGCTTCCCCAAGCTCAAGGGCAGCGCCTCCCGGGCCATGAAGGCGCTCGAAGGCATCGACGTCGGCTCCACGCAGCCGCCGGAGATTCCCGGCACGGGCGAGATCCACTACGTCGAGCTGGATGACGCGAACCTGATGGCCAAGCTGGTCGAGGACCTGGAGGCCGCGGCTGCCGAGCAGGCCCCGACCGTCCCGCCCGACGCGCCCGCGAGCGAGCCCCGCCTCGCCGCAGACCCGGCAGGCCCGAGCACGCAGGCGGCGCCGGTCGCGCAGACCCAGATGCCGGCGATGCAGACGAGCCCGGACCCGATGAAGGCCGAGCCCGAGGCGCCGAAGAAGAAGACCCGTGGCAAGAAGGACGAGCCGAGCCAGCCCACGATGGCCGCTCCGTCCAGCGATGCTCTCCACATCTTCGTCGACGTCGCCACCACGGTCGAGTGCACCTCGCTCAACGAATGGGCGCAGCAAGTCGCCGACACGATGGCCGCGAAGTGGGGCGCCATCGATATCCGCTGTGGTGGAGAAGACACGCCCATCGGCTACGAGAAGTGGCGCGGTGCCCTGTTCGCGATGGTTCGTGACGCCAAGCAGACCCCGCTCGCCGGGGGCTACTACAAGCTCTCCACCGACTACTCGCAGGTCATGTCCGAGATCGCCCGCGCTCTGGTGCTTCGCGCCAAGGAATCGGGTGGCAGTTACACCAGGGGGCTCAAGTGAAGTCACTCATCCTCGTCACACTCCTCGCCGGGTGCGGAGCCATCTTCGCGCCCAACCAGACCGACGTCGACATCACCGCCCCGGACAACATGGTGGTCGAGGTCGACGGCCGACCCACGGTCATGCGTCACTTGCACGTGAACGCACACCAGCGGCATACCGTCACCGGCGAGATCGATGGCAAGGTGGTCGCAACGTGCAACCTCGAACCGACGGTGCAGGCCCGCTACATCGTGGGAGACATCCTCTTGTTCGAGACGGTCGTGCCGCTCATTGTCGATGGCGTCACGGACGACTGGGCCTACATCGAGGATGGCTCCTGCAACCTCGGAGGCGCGCCGTGACGTATCAGGAGGAGCTGGCGGCACTGCGCATCGCTCTCAAGCGCTCGCGTGAGCGTGAGGCGGCAGCGTTCGACCGCGGCTTCGAGGCCGCGACCCGTCTCGCCGAGGCTGGCGCAACCCCGGAGCGTTTGCGGGAGGCGGCCGGTGTGCCGTGCGTCATCGCTCGCGCTCGTACCGAGCCCGTTCGCATCATCATTCCGCCTCCGGTAGACGAGTGGGCGAACGACACCGAGGTCGACCCGTGACGCCGGGTGAAGACCCGGTCTCCGGGACCAACAGCGACCGCGCGGTCACGCCCGGCGAGACCGCCAGCACCGACGTCCCCCGTGTCGTTCTGCCCGGCAAGCTGCCCCTCAAGGGACTCTCGTTCGACCGCGAAGCGCTCGCGAAGGCGGCCAAGCGGGCGATGGCCCGGGCACATCGCGAGGGCAGGTCTATCGACTGGGAGGAGGCCCGCAAGTTGGGCTACCTCTGGTTGCTTCAGGTGCACTACCCGAGGGCGTTCGGCTATAAGCAGAGGTACGGCTCGTGAGGGGCGGACCGGACGCACAAGAAGACGAGCTGGACGACGAGCCGGAGGATGACTTCGACGAGTCGGGCGAGTTCGACCCGGACGACGACGACCTACAAGACCCGGGTGACGATGATTGCGACCCGTTCATGGGAGGCTCGGACCTGTTCGAGCAGCTCCCGAGTGACGACGAAGAGGAGGAGCCATGAAGTGGCCACAAATAGTGATGGTGATCTGGATGTTCGCTGGCTTCGGCCTGTCGTTGTACTCGCAGATCCGGAACGATAAGCGAGAGACCGCGCCGTGGGTCATGTTCGGTGTTGTCCTCGTGCTGGTGCTGACGGCTTTCCAAGTCTTGGTGCTGCACGAGGGTGGGTTCTGGTGAGCCGTGGCGGTCAGTGGCCACTGCCCTGACTGCGGCGAGCGCCACCCCATCACACCGACTGGTGAGCCCGTCGGCAGTCACGGTACCTCACGGTACTGGCAACTCTCGACACATGATCGCAAGGCAACCGAGGAGGAGTGGCGTGACGCCGGCTGCCCCGCCGTCGAGTTCCTGGTGCGATGCGAAGGGTCTGGTAAGAAGATCTGATGGCGTTCCTAGTACGCTGCCCGTTCTCGTTCTGTCAGGCGAAGAAGCGCATCGATCCTGTTCCGCCGAATGGTCTGGGCGTCTCCAAGATGTACACCTGCCACCTGTGTGGCCTCCGTTTCTACGCTCTGCCTCCCTCACAGCCCGGTGAGCTGGGGTACGCGTCCGAAGACTGGTGAGCAAGGACCCACTCGCTGCCCTACTGGGCCAGCACAAGCCGCCGGTCTCTAAGAGTGCCGAGCTGACGCGCATCCTGGCGCTGCCCCGGCGTCCGCGCGTGGAGCCCGGTAGCGTCCGCGCCGCGGCGCTCATCGAGGCGCAGACCGAGCAGTATGGACGTGGCCAGCGCAAGTGCGACTGCGCCAACATCCAGGCCCGCGCCAAGGTGCTCCAGAAGCCGTGCATCACGCGGATGAACTACGCCCAGGCGTGGACCTTGCACGAGCTGACGCTGGTCGACGGTGTCGTGGCCAACCTCGCGGTCGGCTCGGGGAAGTGTCTCGCTGCGGGGGCCGAGATCTTCGATGCGGGGAGCGCCCGCCGCCGAGACGTGGCGGAACCCGGTGCGTTACTCGTTCCGTCTGTGGATGAGACTGGACGCGCCCAGGTAGTTCGTCCGGCCACCGCCTTCGTGTCCGGGGTCAAGCACTGTGTTCGGCTGTCGCTACGGGACGGCTCAGAGGTGGTCGCGAGTACGGATCACCCGATCTTGACCACCCGCGGGTGGATCCCGGCGGCCGAAGTCCGAGAAACAGATCTGGTGGCTGTCGCGTCATACGCGCCGGAGCCCGCCAACCCCGTCGTCGCATCAGATGCAGAGATCGCGTTCGTCGCATACATGCTGTCGGATGGCGGGTGCTCGAACAAAAATTTGCAGTTCACTAATGGCAACGAGGCCGTCATCGCGGACTGGCGCAAGTGCTCCGAGGCGCTCGGTTATCGCGTCACGGAGAGGGTATCCAGGTCTCGTGCGCGGGAGTTCGTGCTCTCCGGTAATCGCAAACGCAGGGCGAACGACGGCCGGCGGTTCGAGCGTGATCCTGTTCGAGCGCGGTGGGACCTACACGGATTAGCCAAGAACAAGCGCGCCCACGCAGACATCTGGGGGTTGTCGTCACGGCAGGTCGCGCTGTTCCTGAATCGCTTCTGGGCTTGTGACGGGCATGTCTCAGCGACCACTCTGGAGGTCACGCTCGCCTCCGAGAAGCTCGTCGACGACTTGAAGTTCCTGATGCTTCGTCTCGGGGTGCGATCCCGTAAGCATTACAAGACCTCGTCCTACGTTAAGGACGGCGTACGCCACACGTTCGACGCGTGGCGGCTCGTCGTGTACGGCGCCGACGCATTACGGTTCCTGACGTGTGTCGGGCCCGTGCTCGGCAAGGAGGAGGCGTGCGCGGCGCTGTCGGCGAGGCTTCGCGCGACCAAACGCAACCCGAACTACGATGTGGTTCCAGTGGGTCCGACCGAGTTCGGGGAGATCTGCGACGAGCTGGGGTATCCGCGTACCGCTAGCCGTCGCGGTTACCACCCTCGGAGTGACGCGAGGCGTGCGCTGTCGGCTACCGCAGGCCAGTACGTATCGCGCACGAAATTCGCCGCCTTCTGTGACCTGACCGGCTATCGCGGCAGACACCTCAAGTGGCTCATCGATGGTGTCGCGTGGGAGAGGGTTCGTGGGGTCTCGCCGGTCGGCTCGCGCCCGGTCTATGACCTGAACGTACCGACCACGCACAACTTCGTAGCCAACGGCATCGTCGTGCACAACACACTGTTGGACTTCCTGGCGCCACTCGCCGTCAAGTCGTGCAAGTGCGCGGTCCTGTTCGCGCCGTCGAACCTGATGAAGCAGGTCGCGGTCGAGTACGCCCTCGTCGCCGAGCACTTCCGGGTCCCGACACTCATCATCCACGCCGGGGACAAGTCACCGCCGATGCAGCCGCAGCCCGGTGCGCCGGTCTTGCACGTCCTGCCCTACTCGCGCTTCCAGCTCGCGAAGTCGACGGTGTTCTTGGAGCACATCAAGCCGGATTTCATCATCGTCGACGAAGCTCAGAACTTCGCGAACATGCTGTCGACGCGCAGCTCGCGGTTCTACCGCTACATGGCCGCGCACCCCAAGACGCGGCTCGCGGTGTGGAGTGGCACGCTCACCGACGACTCGATCATGGACTACGTGGCCTACTGTGACCTCGCGCTGGGAGAGGGCTCGCCAACGCCACGTAAGCCGGAGGTCGCCGAGGAGTGGGCGACCGCGCTCGACCCGACGGACTGGGTCGCCCCAGCCGGCGCGTTGCGCGCCTTCTGCAACGACGGTGAGCACGTCCAGGACGGCTATCATCGGCGGCTCACGGAGACGCTGGGCTTTGTCACGACCTCCGGGGCGTCCATCGACGTGGAGTTGGAGGTTCGGCAGCGTCCCGCCCCGAAGCTCCCCGACATCATGCGCCCGCACCCCGAGGCGCCGGGCAACGTCTGTCTCGACCTCGGCATCAACGTGCCCAAGGGCTACTGGCCGGGCGTGGAGACCGCGTTGCGGCTCTTGCGAGGCAAGTGGCAGCGCCCTGACGGCGAGCAGCTCCTGGATGCCCTGGCGGTTAACCGCTGCGCCCGCGAGCTGGCTTGCGGCCTGTTCCTGCGCTGGCGTTTCATCCACGGCGAGACCGTCCCCCTTATCGAGGAATGGAAGGCGGCCCGCAAGGAATGGCGCAGTGAGCTGAAGGACAAGCTGCAACGCCGCGAGCCACATCTCGACTCGCCACTGCTCTGCGCCAACGCCGCCGCTCGCGCATGGGGACAGCACGGTGGTGTGCTCGACTACGACGACCAGGGCGAGGAGATCCACGCGATCGATGGCCCGGCGCCGTTGTGGAAGGCCGAGAGCTGGCCGCGCTGGGCCGCCATCCGCGACAAGGTCAAGCCGGTCACGGAAGCCGTTCGCCTGGATGACTTCTTGGCCCGGGACGCGGCCCAATGGGCTCTGGAGAACAAAGGTATCGTCTGGTACTCGACAGCGGAGTTCGGTGCGTGGGTCGCCGAGCTATCGGGTCTGCCGCAGCACGCGGGTGGCACCAAGGCCGAGGAACGCATCGCCGCCGAGCGCGGAGATCGCTCGATCATCTGCTCCATCAAGAGCCACGGCACGGGTCGCGACGGACTCCAGCGGCTGTTCTCGACGCAGCTCGTCGCCCAACCGCCGTCGTCCGCGGTCGGGTGGGAGCAGCTCATGGGGCGGCTCTCGCGCATCGGCCAGAACGCCACCAAGGTCTATGCCTCTGTCTATCGGCACACGCCGGAGACCGCCGCGGCGCTCGATGCCGCGATGCGCAAAGCCCAGTATTGCCAGCGGACGATGGGCCAGGCGCAGAAGCTGATCGCCGGGTGGAATAGCTGACGATTTGCCCTTGACCGCTGGTCAACTCGGGCGCATGTTGGGAGTCGCACGCCACTTATGGCGGCAGGAGTTACCGATGGGTATGGCGCATCTCGCTCCGGTGAGCGACCGGAAGTTTCACTACTGGATTACCGACCACGCAGTACAACGGTTTCGAGAGCGCGTGGACCCGTCCACCGGCGCTCGCCTCGATTACGACCTCGCGATGCTGCTCGATGAGCGCATCCACCAGGCCCTTCAGAACAACAACTCGACTGTGGTGATCGACGCCGATGCACCTGACGAAGACACGCGGGTCGTGCAGATCGACGCTCGCGACGGACAGAAGTGCTTCGTGGTCATGCGCATGTTCACGCCCAACGGCTACCCGCGCGCCAACACGCTCGGCGGCCCCGGTTCTCGCGCGCCCGGCACGGTCACGATCCTGACGAGCGAGATGGCGTCGCGAAACTACGCCAGCCGTCAGTGGAAGATCCCTAACCGCCCGTTCGCTGCCGCACTTGCCAAGGCGCCCGCCATTCCGGCACCCGCGCCCAAGCCCATCGCGGCTGGAGGAATGACCGTGCATATCAAACCCGTCACGCCGGACGCCCCGGCCCCCAAGCCCGCGCCCGTTCTGGCGCCCGAGAAGGATCGCGAGTACGCTCGCGGTGCCTCGAAGGTGGAACGTTTCGAGTGGATCAAGTCGGTCCTGCGCGAACGTCCCAATATCAAGTTCGGTGGCCCGGACGGTATCAACGCGATGGCCAAGGCCCGCTTCGGTTCGGGGGTCACCAGCTACATCGTCGACGACTTGCGCAAGGTCGTGGCCGCGGAAGGCAAACCCGCTACGACTCCGGGTCCGTATCACCGTCCGGCTGCCACGCCGTCGGTCGCCGAGCAGCTCGCTGCCGCGATCCAGAAGGAAGCGGAGGCCAAGACCGCGTACGACCGTGCGATCGAGGTCGCCCGTGCGATGGTCGACAAGGCTCAGGAGGCCAAGACCGCCGCGAGCATCGAGGTCGAGGAGTTGATGAAGAAGCTCACGGAGATGCGGAAGTGAGTCGCCGGGGCACCGTCCAGTGCATCAACTGCCGCAAGCAGCGACGGTGTCTCCGCGTTATCGTCGAGATTCCGGCGCCCATGGGGTCATACGACTACGACTGGTCTGACAATACGTACCGGAAGACGACGCAGTGGGAGACCGAGGAGTCGCTGCGGATTGCGATCTGCCGGCCGTGCCTGCGCAGCTCGTTCCATCTCGGCTCGTACCTCGCGGAGCATGCGCTATGACCCACTACGCCAGTCTCGAAGAGGCCAATCGCCGCGCCGAGGAGCTGATCACGCAGAAGGCGCTACGTGCGCTCAAGGCCGCCCGCATGATGCGCAAGCGTCACCGGCTGGAAGCACAGCCGAAGAAGCGCCGTGGCAACTGCTACGTCACTTGCGAGGCGCTTTACCATCTCCTGGGCGGTCAGTCCCTAGGGCTGGTCCCGCACACCGTCCGCCACGAAGGTGTAGTGCACTGGTATCTCGTGTCGACGCCCGTGGCGAGCGAGAGGAGGGTGCCAATCGTTATCGATCCCACCGCCTCCCAGTTCAAGACCCCGCCCCCGTACCACCTGGGCCGTGGCCGGGGCTTCCTGACCAAGCAGCCCAGCCGTCGGGCCCGGGCGTTGATGGAGACGATGCTGTGGCAGTAGACAGCGATCCGGGGGACGAGGCGGACAACAAGCCGTTCCCACACTGGAAGTTCGTGCAACACCGGATTGGTGGCTGCTGGGTCGGCATGCACCCGAGCCTGATCCACATCTGGCCACCCGACGAGGATCACGACGGTGGCGACGAGGACGACTTCCACAACTACATCCCGAGCACGGGGCGTACTGGGTTACCTCTCTGGGACCCGCGAGAGGGGCCTCCTCCAAACGGTCTGGATTCCTGGTGGGCGGCCGACCGGGAATAGCCCACTGAACACCGGCGTAGTACTCTTCCGATAGCGCAGTGTCCCGACCTCGAAGTTCCTCGGGGAGGCATGTGTCTAGAAGAAACGTCCAGTGGGTTACGTAGACGAGTACATGCAGAACATCTCCAACGCCGAGCAGATGGGTGGTAAGGACCGCCTGGTCGCCGGCAAGCACCGCCTGGCTCTCCTGTCGTTCGACAGGCGCAAGAACCAGAAGACGAAGGACCACCGTCTCCAGGCCTCGTTCGAGGTCGTGCAGTCGACGGTGTACCAGCCCGGTGCGAAGGTCTCGACGGCCTTCTTCGTCGAACGCTCGGACTACCCCGAGTACGAGAACGCTCGCGCCAAGGCGTTCATCGACGCGTGCGCGGCATGCGTGGGTGATACCCGCGGCACCGGTCATCTCGGTGGCGAGATGATCACCGAGGGCCAGCGAGGTCGCGGCATCGTCATCGACGTCACCGTGACGCCGGACATGAACGAGGACGGGTCGCCGAAGAAGGGCAAGAAGGGCAACATCTACACCTCCGAGGAATGGGCGCCCGTGACCCAGACCTGGGAGCAGGTGGCCGAAGCCCGTGCCGAGCTGGACCGCACGCATGGTGTGTACCGTCCGGCAGGCGAGCCGGCGCGCCAGCAGCAGACCCAGCAGCAGCAGAACTGGAGCCAGCCGCAGGGCGGCCAGGCTCAGCAGCAGACTGCCTCTCAGCCGCAAGGCTGGGGCAACCAGAACCAGACACAGACGACCAACCCGCAAGGTAACGGCGGCGGCAGTCTGCTCCGCCGCGGAGGCTAACCGTGAGTGACATCGCGACTGCGAGCGAGCCGAAACACGGCTCGCAAGGGTGGAAGCTCGTCGACTACGACGTCATCGAGACCGTCCAAGGCACCGTAGGGGTGTTCCAGTACCAACGCACCACCGGCCGGTACTATCTCGACCACGGTCACCCGCGTGCCGAAACCGAGGACCGCTGGGTGCGTCGCCCCCAGAAGACCCGGTACTGGGATCGCCTCGGCAGCGTCGAGGATCAGCCGTGAACGAAGGCGCAGCTCGGGCCTGCCGCGCGGACCGACGCATCTCGAAGCTCGGGGGCAAGATCCCACGTTCGATGAAGCGGGCCTGGGTGCGCCTCTCCCACCGGCAGAAGGCCAAGCTCCGCCGTCACTGGCGAGCGGCACAGCACGATCTCGGTGTCATCGGGGAGTTCAAGCAGGACCTCCAGAACAAGAAGCACCTGGAGAAGACCATCGCGAAGGCGACGGTGTCGTCGGTGGAGCTGAAGCTGTGATCGCGCTGCCCATTGTCATCTTGCTCGTCGCCACCCTGGCGATGGGCGCCAAGAACCAGTGGGCTCGGGGCCGCACATACAAGAGCGGCACAGGCTGGTGCTTTTGGCGCTGGACGGACGTCGACAGCAAGTACATCGTACGCCTCCACGTCGTCAAGACGCCGTGGTGTGCGGTGTGCGTGCACTGGATTCTGACGCCCGACGCCGAGCCGTACCTCCACGACCACCCGGTCACGTTCCTGAGCCTCATCCTCCGAGGCTGGTACACCGAGGAGCGTCTGGTTGGCGCGTTCGGTCAGCTCGAACTCCGCCGCCACCGCTGGTGGAACTTCATCCGCGCCCGACGCGATGACAAGCACTGCATCATCCGCGTCCCTTCGGGTGGCGCCACCACGCTCTGTTTGATGGGGCCGAAGCGCCAGGAGTGGGGCTTCACCGTCAACGGCGAGTGGGTCTACTGGAAGGACTATTACGCCAAGCAGCGCGCCGAGAAGGCTGCGCAGAAAGAGACCCTCAAGTGATCCGCCGGCTCTGGCATCGCCTCCGCGGTCAACGCCACGGGGACTGGATGTGGTGCGCGTCCGGTCGGCACCTACACCCGCTGGACCCAGACCCATCGACGATTACGGTCGCCGACATCGCCCGCGGTCTAGCGACGGAGTGTCGCTACGCCGGGCACATCCGGCTCGACGCTCCGTACCCGTTCTACGCGGTCGCCGAGCATAGCTGCATGGTCTCGCGCTACGCTGGGCTCGTGGCCGCCGACCGCGGGTTCTCCGAGGCCGACGTGTTCGACGCCCGGCGTTGGGGCCTCCTCCACGACGCCACCGAGGCGTACATCGGCGACATGATCCGCCCGCTCAAGTACCAGCCCGAGATGCGTGTCTTCCGCAAGGCCGAGGGTCGCATCGAGAAGGCGGTCAAGGCTGCGTTCGGGCTCTACCCGAGCCAGGACATCCTGGATCTCATCGACGAGGTGGACTCTCGCATCCTCACCGACGAGATCGAGCAGGTCATCAACCAGCCGGACATGGACCGGGTCCGCAAGAAGTTCGGCGCCCCGCTGGGTGCGGTCGTGCGCTTCCTCCCGCCTCGCGAAGCCGAAGACGAGTTCTTGCTCTGTTACACGGAGCTGGAGTTCGACCGGGCCGCGGCGCGTCTGGTCTAGTGACCCCAGAACGTATCCGAAGCATGCCCGAGTGGGCGGTCGCGTTCGACGTCGAGACACACAAGTCTCAGCCCGGACTCGCGGCCCCCCCTTTGGTCCTCGGCGCCACGGCCGCGCTCGACAGCGACGGCAAGACGCAGACCAAGCTCTGGTCCAAGGAGGACACTCTCGCGGTGCTCCTGGAGCTGCTCGAAGACGACCGCTACGTCATCGTCGGCGCCCACATCCCCTACGACTTCCTGGTCTGCACGCTGGAGTGGCGCAAGCGTGGGCGGGACATCTTCCCGCTCATCTTCCGCGCCTATGAGCAAGGCCGGGTCTGGGACATCCTGGTCGCGGAGGCCCTGAACGGCATCGCCAACGGCTGTCGCGGCAAGGACCCGCGCACCGGCAAGAAGCTCCGCGACCCTACGACCGGCGACTACACGAGCTACTACTCCCTCGCCATCGTCTCGGACCTGCGGCTTGGCCGGGTCGACGCCAAGGCCAACGACGAGTTCCGCACCCGATACGCCGTGCTCGACGGCCTCCCGCTCGACCAGCTCCCGCAGTCGGCCCGCGACTATCCACAGGATGACGTGCGCAACACGCTCGACAACGCGCTGGCGCAGATTGGCTACCGCCCGAGCATCGGCCGTCATGGCTGGGGCCCGGACGGCCATTGTGTGTTCTGCAACGCGCCTGCCGAGCAGTCCGAGGCGGCGTGCTGGGCGTTACGTCCGGCCCGTAACCGCCATCAGGTCTCCGTCCAAGTCGAGACCGCGTGGGCGTTGCACGTGGGCGCGGCATGGGGCTTCGACGTGGACCAGGCCGCCGTCGACAAGGAAGTCACCCGTGTCGAGGACGTGCGCAAGGCCGCCGCCCCCAAGCTCATCGAGTTCGGCTTCCTCAAGTGGAAGAAGGAGAAGGGCGAGATGGTCCTCTCCGAGTCGCGCGGCAAGATCGCCCGCGCGGTCGCGGCAGCCCAGGGCGCCACGGAGCCATGCAAGGTCTGCGGCGGTGTGGGCCGAGTCCCGAAGGACAAGGTCCCGACCCGCGTCAAGTATGACCCGGAGAAACACGGCCGCGGCTGCATTGCGTGTTGCTCGACGGGCTTCGACCTGTCGACGGTGCCGGACCTCAAGCGCACCGACCCGAGCGACACGTTCCCCGACGGCCAGGTCAAGGCGGACGCCGACACACTCGCCGAGTCGGTCGACGACAAGCTCCGTATCTTGGGCGACTACAAAGAAGACGCCAAGGTCATCACCAACTACGGCCCCTACCTGCGCCGAGCCAAGCGCGTGGAACCAGATGGAAGTTGGCGGAGCGTGCCACTGACGCTCTGGCCCAACGTACTGCTCGACTCCGACCGCACGTCCTACGCCGACGCCATCCAACAGTTCCCGCGTGACGGCGCCCTTCGCGCCTGCATCCGTGCGCGTAAGGGCTACGTCCTCTGCTCGTGCGACTACAACCAGGGCGAGGTCATCACCCACGCCCAGTCGCTGCTCTGGATCCTCGGCTGGTCTCGTCAGGCCGAGATGGTGCTCGCCGGCAAGGAGCTGCACTCGATGTTCGGCTCGACGGTGCTTCGCGTCGATTACGACGAATTCTTCAAAAACAAGAAGAAGAATAAGGCGTACGCGAACGCCCGTCAGGCCGCCAAGCCGTGGATCTTCGGCAAGCCCGGGCGCATGGGCGCGGTCAAGCTGGTGCAGCAGCAACGCAGTCAGGGCCCTGACACCCCATGCCCCAACGGCCCGGTGGAGATCGAGATCGAGAGCGACGGTGGTAAGAAGATCAAGGTCCGCGGCTACCGGGGCCTGCGCTTCTGCATCCTCATGGATGGCGCCACACGATGCGGCGAGACCGCGGACGGCCGCCCCAACAAGGCAACGTCGTGGGGCAAGAAGGGCTACGAACGGCGGATTTCGCCGACCTGTCGCGCGTGCCTTGAGTGTGCCGAGCGGCTCCAGGCCGTCTACTACGAGACGTTCCCGGAGGCCCGCAAGTACTTCGACTACTGCGAGGCCGTGGTCGACGAGGGGCAGCCGCTGACGGACGAGCAGTGTGCGGCGCTGTACCTACCGCCGGGCAGCAGCCTCGAACCAGCGACAATGTGCCAGCACGTGTCCTGGATCATCCGTGGCGGGCTCGAAGGCAACGATGCCTGCAACGGCTATTTCCAGAGCCTCCTGGCGGTCGCGAGCAAGCTCGCCATGCGGTGGGCCCAGCGCGAGTGCTGCGACCCGACGTACCGCGTGCCGACCGATGCGTGTGCGGGTGGTAAGGTCAGCCGGTTTGCCGGGCGCGTCAGTCCCCTCCTGGGCTCTCGCTGCATCGTGCTTCAGCACGACGAAATCATTGCCGAACTGCTCGAAGCCAAGGCGTCGGACGCTGCGGCGCGCCTCTCGGAGATCATGGTAAGGGCCTTTCAGGTAACTTGTCCTGATATGGCGCCGAGTTGTAAAGCTCCGCCCGCGTTAATGTTTCGTTGGTTCAAATCCGCCGAGCCTGTGTATGTCTGCCAGAGCTGCGGCCACGTCTCGGACAAGGAGACGTGCCCCAAGTGCTTGGCGGCGTACGGCAAGCTGGTGGCCTGGGAGCCACCGCCGGAACAAAAGGATGACCCGGGCGCGTTGGTGGCTGCGTGAGTGTCTACGTCGACCGCTGCGCCAATAGCTACGGCCGGATGATCATGTGCCACATGATTGCCGATACGCCGGACGAGTTGCACGCGATGGCCGACCGCATTGGGGTTGCGCGGCGCTGGTTCCAGCAGCCACCGTCCGCCTCGTTCTGGCACTACGACATCGCCAAGAGTAAGCGTGCCTTGGCGGTCGCGGCTGGCGCCATCGATTGCGACCGGAACACGTTCGTTGGGCATCTACGACGTATCCGCTCGTCCGCTGTCTTTGGCGAACGCCCGACACAGTAAGGCCACCGTCCGCTGGGGTACTCCCGAGGACATCATCGCACGTGAGCGGCGCGTGTTTGGCGGACAAATCGATCTCGACCCGTGTACCGAGGCCGCGTTCGAGCACGTCGTGGGCGCGACCCACAACTACTCCCTCATCGACCGCGGCCAGGACGGGCTAGCGCTGCCGTGGTTCGGCCGGGTCCACTGTAACCCCCCAGGCGGCCTCATCCCGGAGTTCTGGCGCAAAGCACTAGGCTCCGACGCGACGCAGGTTATCTGGGTCGGGTTCTCCATCGAGCAGCTGGGTATCCTTGCCGACGAGGAGGCGCATCCGCTCGACTTCTCGTGCTGCATCTTGCGGAAGCGCCTCGGGTTCCGTCGCCACGACGGTTTCGAGGGGGCGCCCAGTCATGCCAACTTCATCTGCGGCATCAACGTTAGCCACGCCGCATTCTCCATAGAGTTCGGGCCGCTTGGCAAAGTAACTGCGGGAAGACTCGCGACCACCTCGGGCGTTGATCTCGCATGACCAAGACCCCGCGACCCCAAACCCGCACAGCCAAGCTCGCGAGCACCGGCTACGGCAAGCTCCGGTTCACCGAGCATGTCTATGTCGAGACCCGCGAGTGTGTGGTCCCCGGCAAGGACCCACAGGCCTGGGAACACATCTTCAAGTGTACGGAGACTGGCGAGACGCGTCGTTGGGGCCTGGAGCAGCGCGAGGTCTCACCGGATTTCTCGACGCCGGCCACGGGAGGTAACTGATGCTGGCCTTCCTCGATCTGGAGACCACCGGTCTCGACCCGCGCAAGGAGCGCATCCTCGAAGTAGCCTGCATCATCACCGACGACAAGTTCGTGGAGGTGAAGCGAGACGGGTGGCTAGTCCGGTGTGACCGCCAGTTCCACGAGCTGGACGAATACGTCCGCGACATGCACACCAAGAGCGGTCTATGGAAGGACCTCTCAGTGGACGAGTGGGGCGGCACCGCCATCGACGCCGTGGACTACCAGCTCGCGGAGCTATTGCGCGAGCACGCCGTCAAGCTCGGCAAGGACGACAAAGGCAAGGTCACGCTCGACCGCCCGCAGCTCGCCGGCAACACCATCTCGTTCGACCGAGCGTTCATGAAGATGTACCTGCCGAACGCCGAGGCAGAGCTGCACTACCGGAACCTCGACGTCAGCTCCATCAACGAGCTGATGCGTCGCGCCAACCCCAAGGTGTGGGAGGGCCGGCCGCGGCTCTCGGAGTCCGCCGCACACCGCGCGATGGCCGATTGCGAAGACAGTCTCACCGTGTGCCGGTACTACGCCGAGCGCGTTGGAGGCATTCTCGTGGCTGTGCCAAGCCCCGACAACGCCGCGGCGACCGTACTGAAGCCGCCGCTACCGATGGGCAAGGACGTGTACTGATGCTGGTCGAACCTGTCGGCGACCTCCTCGCCTTCGACCCCGGCGCCGATCATCCCGCGTGCGCGTTCTTTCGTGCCGGCATCCTCCAGTGCGCCGAGCGCGTGCGGGTCGATGAGGGCTGGAAGGACCTGCCTCCTGTGGCGCGCGCGGTACGCATCGCGGAAGCGTGTCTGCGCTGGGGCATCGGCCGAGAGGCCGAGCCTCGCGTCCTCGTTTGCGAGCATCCGCAGGTTTACCGGGCCAAGAAGTCCAAGGGCGACCCCAACGACCTCATCCTGCTCGCGACCATCAACGGTGCACTCGCCGGCATGTTGGCGCTCGCCGTATCCAAGCGCGACATCGGGCTCCAGATCCTCTCGCCGACGCCGGCTGAGTGGGCCGGACAGCTCCCGAAGGCGACGACCGGCGACCCGTGGCTCTCACCCCGCGGCTTGCGCATCCGCGAGCGGCTCAGCGACGCCGAGGCCCTCGTCGTCCAGCCCAGCCACGACGCCCTTGACAGTGTCGGAATCGGTCTCCACGTCCTGGGCCGGTTCGCGCCGCGGCACGTCTACCCGGGTGCGCTCCCGTCCTAGGCCGTACTCGGCCGACGCGAACGCCGCGAGCTTGGCCTTGACGGCCTGGCGGGCACGGTATAACCGGCTCATCACCGTGCCGATCGGGACGTCGAGGGCTTCAGCGATCTCGCGGTAGATCTTGCCTTCGGCGTACATGAGGAGCACCTGCCGGTAGTCCGGCTCCAGGGTCGACAAGGCCTCGGTGATCTCGTCCGAGTACCCGGCGGTCGGGTTCTCCCGCGGGTCGACGTGCCGGGGCGCCTCGTGGCTGTAACGCTCCCCTAGCCGCCCGCGACGGCCACGGGTGCGCCAGGTGTTGACGAAGCAGTTGTAGACGATGACGAACAGCCAAGAGCGCACGGAGGTCTCGATTTGCTGGTCATCCGCCGGCTGGAAGCGTTCCCAGGCCTCCAGAGCCTTGACCATTGCATCCTGGAGGACGTCCTCTGCGATCTGACGCGAACGGCAGAGCCGAATCGCGTAGGCGAGCAGATCGGGGCGCTGGGGTGGGACCAGCTCGTCAAACGAATAGACCACAGCTACAGCCATCGCGTGTTCCTCCATGCGTGCGTGAGCAGACAATACGCCCTGGCGCTGCCAGGCGCAAGGTCTATTCCCAGAGGAGTGCGGCGCCCGTGTGGATCCCGACCTCGCCATCCTGGGCCAGCCCGTGGGCGGCCTGGAAGTTGAATACGGCGTTGCGGGTCTGTGGGCCGAAGACGCCATCTGTCGGCAGGTGGAGGCGCTTCTGGATGAGCGTGACGTGGCCACCGCGGTCGCCGAGCTTGGCGGGGCGCCAGCGGTCGATATCGGTCGTGGAGGACAGTCCAGGCACGCCCAGGGCATCCCCCTGGTCTTGGTGGGCTACCCACTCGTCGGCCCACTGGTGGGGGCAGGGAGGCGAGGACTCTGGAGGAGGCAGGACGGCTGGCTGCCGTGCTGGGTACAGGTACCGGGCAAGCCACAGCGGGCAGTCCAGAAGATCCGGCGTGCTCGGGCTGCCTAGGCAGTCCGTGTCCGTGCCGTCCCACACACGAGCGCTGGTGTAGATGATCGGGGCGACACCGAATAGACGCCGCATCTCGGCGACCGCGGTTTCGATCCACGCGACGACCTGACTTCGTGTCATGCCGGTACCGGCGATACCCTGCGGGAACTCGACGTCCAAGCACGGGGGTAGATCGACACCACGCATGAAACCACCCTGCGCGTCGACGGCTGCCTTGAACACTCCGACCTGCTCCTCGGGCGAGTGCGAGGCCATGATCGCTGGGCCCATGTAGGCGCCACGGACGAAGTGGCCGGTGAGCTGGTGCCAGTCGCGCGCGAAGGTTGCGTCTGGGAGCAAGCGCCACGCTTTGTGGCCGCTATCGTACGCGCCGAACGAGGCCCGGAGCCAGACGAACGAGCAGCCGGCACGGGCGAGCGCCGCGAAATCGGGCGGGTGCTGCCCGTCGACGGAAGCGTAGTCGACGCCCCAGGTCACTTGACCGCTCCGCGCAGACGCTGGCGCAGCTGCTCGTCGCTCTCGCAGTACCCGCCACGGAGCGTGTCCTCGATCGGACACTCAGCGGTCTGCGTCGGTGACCACTCCCGTACCGTGCCGCGCGTCGTGGCGATGCGGTCGAGAACCTCTGCGTCGGCCGCGGAGAACTGCATGATGGTCAGTTCGCGAACGAGTTCCCCGAACGGGTCAGGAAGCATGTCAGTTCCCCTTGCTGCGGTCGATGAACGGCTCGTTGATGGCCTGGACTTCGATGTCGGTCGGCACGTACTTGCTGCCGTCCTTTGGCAGCTTGGCCTCGAAGGCGTCAAAGCAGTCATCACACATGGCGAAGATGACGCCGGTGGACTCTTTGGCCTTGCAGACTTGGCAGATGGGCTTGCTCATAGCGGCAACTCCGGGCGCTTGGGGAACAGCTGGGCGTGTCGTGCTGCATCGTCCACGCAGCGATACAGGTGCTCTAGACCGCGTACCGCCGGCTTCACGATGAAACTGTAGGGGGCGTCCTTCCAGCCCGACTCCGATGCGTGGTTCTGATCAGCGGTGGTGGCGGCTTCCTGGCCGGGGGACTCCAGGCGCCAGACGTGGCCGTACTGCCAGCCGTTGAGGATGGCCTCGGCCTCGTTGACGAAGCGGACGTCTTCGACGACGGCGAGCATGGGCCGCTCGCGCCAGATAACACCACCTTCACCGAGGGTGTACCTGACCCAGAAGTCATCGCCGAAGTTCTTGCGGATGCCTTCGGTACCGAGGCGCTGGAGGAACCAGCGCGGCGAGAAGCCGTAGCGCTCATCCACCGCTTCCTTCTGCTCTTGCGTCCCCCACACCTGTTGGTGCGAGAAGCCCATGGTGTCCACGGCGAGCTGCTTGAGTGGCGCGGCGAGCGCGTACTTCTTGGCGCCGTACTTCTCGACGAGGTAGTTGGCGACGCTGGACTTACCAGCTCCAGCCGGCCCCATGAGTCCGATGACGGTGGTCAGCACTAGTCCTCCGCATTCGCCTGGTCGTCAGCGAGTTCGCTGACCCAGAGCGGGATGTCGCTGGAGCACCAGCGGCGCGGCTCCAGCATGCGCATCGATTGCACTGGGACCTCGAACTCGGCGCCGATGTCCTGGGCGAACGAGTTGAAGCCGATGAGGCTGCCGTTGACCATGAGGTTCGGCAGGCAGATGCGCTGGTGCCAGTGCCCCATGCACGTCAGTGACGCCGGCTTGAGCGTCTCCCACCGGGCCCTGGCGCGGAACAGCGGCACCGTGATGCCACCCACGCCGCCGTGGTACTTGAACACGTCACCGTGCAGGAAGCGAATGGAACGCCCGTAGACGTCGTCCAGGTAGGTGAACGACGACGTCGGGAGGATGAACCGTACGCGCGGCTCGTCCTTGTAGTGCATCGCGAGCTGCGCGTAGAGAAAGACCTCCAGCGAGTTCTGCGTGCGGGTCGCCGACTCCATCTTCTTGGTGGTCCGCCCGTGGTTGCCGTCATTGCAGGGGATGAGCCACTGCTCGATCTCGGGGTCTTCCAGAAGGTGATCGATGCCGGCGGTGATGCTGCGCTGCGCGTAGAGCACCGCGTCGGTCGGCGATAACAGGTTGGCTTGCCGGTTCTCGTCCCGCAGGAAATTGGTGATGAAGTCACCTCCGAGCCATAGGATGGCGTCGCGAATCTTGAACGGGGTCTGACGTTGGTGATCGATGGCCCAATGGCTCGCCTCGAAGAAGCGCTCCATGCGGTGCGCCGAGATGTCGAGGTTGTACCTGTTCCGACCTTGCACCGATTCCGGTTTGACCTCCTCCTCGATGTGCCAGTCCGACGCCAGGATGAGTGGTGTCGCCTCGCGAAGCTTGGATGTGCGCTCGCGTGGGCAGACGCTCGGTCCGACCTGCTCGTGCTGGTGGGCGAGGACTTCGGCCACAACCGCGGCGTACTCGCCGCCGTCCGAGAGCTGCTTGATCAGCTCCGCGTTCTCGTTTTCGAGGTCCTTGACCTTGCGTTTGAGGCGGTGCTCCTCGACGCGGGTGATCGTCTCTTCGACGACCTCGACGCGAGGCGTGGTCGCCGGTGCAGGCGCAGCTGAGCCTGCGGTGTAGAGCGGTGCGACGTACTCGTGGTAGTTCGGCGTCCCGGCCATGATGTGGGTGCCTGATTCGGGCGACTCGCCGCATTCGGCGCAGTAGTCGCCGGTCTTTGGGTCGTTATCGACCGACTCCCAGATACGTAGGTGTGGCCACTTCGCGGTCGCGTATTTCGACGGCGCTTCCGGGCGCTCGGAGTGGACGCGTGGGCTCTTGCGGTCGGTCTTGCGCCGGCCGTTGTTGAAGCACTCGACGCAAATCTTACGCTTGCCGCCACGGCCGTCGCTTCCGTAGGCCTGCTCGGGGAGGTCCCGGCCACACGGGCCTGTGCACCGACTCACGAGGCGCTGGGTGCGCGGCCGAACCGGGCAAGGAGACGCTGCCACCAGCTGAGGCGCAGGTAGCGGGTACGACGGCGCATGTTGCGCGAGAGCCCGAGCTTGGCGACGTGGGCGCGGTAGCCACGCATCTCGCCGACCTGCGTCCAACCCTGCTTCGGGTCGAACTTCTGGGCGTAGCCACCGGGACGGACCTCGTTCGGGCGCTTGGACAGATTGCACTGGTCGTACTGGACGCCAGCGGTATCCTGCGGCGGCTCGAAGGCCTCGGGGTAGTTGAAGTTGGACAGCGGAACGTCGTCGATGTAGTAGGTGTCGGCCTCGACCCGGTCCGCAATCTCGCGGTCCCAGAACGAGCCGTCCGCCATCTCGACGGCCAGGCGCAGTCGCGGGTCACCGACAACCTCGCAGACCTCATGGCTCGCGATGGACGTCCACGGGTCGCCGTAGAGTGTCGCGAGGTCGAGGAACACGTAGATCACGGGCGTGCCATCTGGCAGCGCGTCGTGGAAGCCGAGCGCACCTTGCTGGTCCTTGGGCGCCACGCCGATGAGCCGGATCTGCACTTCGCCGGCTTGGGGGGGTGCCTCGGGCGTGGCGGCGCGGACGGCCATGGCGGTGTCACCCTGCCAAGCTGGCGCGATATGCTCGCGAAGCTGGCGTTGCTGAGCCGCGGCGTAGGCCTGGCGGTCCGCAAGCGGTACCTTGGCGTCCACGTCCACGACCACGAAATCGAAACGATGAATCATCCCAGCCTCACGACAGCGTCTGCGGCGTCAAACTCTCCGAGCTTGTCCGCGGCATTGTAGGGTGGCTCGTCGGCCACCTCGGTAGTGTTCACGGTCTTCTTCTTGCCGGGCCGTTTGCCAGGCGCAGCGGCGAGCTGCGCCTTCATCTCGGTGATGCTAGTGGCGGGCTTGAATGCCGGCGCCACCTGTGTTGTCGATCCGGACTCCACGGTGGGGTCCTGGATAACCGGGTACGTCGGCGGCGTCCGTGCCCCTTCGCACCTTGTGATGATGCGATCGATGAGGCGCGGATCGACTTCACGACCCGCCAGACCTTCGAGGATACCGGCCAGCCAGGCGCGGTCCTCGGGGCTCACTTGAACGACCAGCCCTTGGCCTGGATGACCTGGCGCGCAGCGGCCGTGACCGGGTCCTCTTCGCCCGTGCTGGCCGAGCCAGAGCCAGCGTTCGGCGCGATGTTGTGCAGGACGCACGCGACGAACGGCTCGCCGTACTGCGCGAACAGCGACGCCACCGTCGTGTCGAGGGTGTGGTTCATCACGGCCATTGCGAACTGTCCCGCAATACTGATGGCGAGAGTCAGGACGTCCGTGCCTTGGAGGGCGATGGACTTCTCGGCCTCGGCGCACTTGATGGTGTTGTCGATGACCGTCTTGGTCTCGGACTTGAACCACGAGCAAGCGCAGGTGGTCGCGATGAGAGTGACAGCGATGAGTTTCTTCACAAGTACCTCGGGAAAGATAGTGGGCCGCGCGTCCAACCCGGAGGAAGTGCGATGGACAGACCAGACGCGCGGCCCTTGTGCTAGTTACCAGCGTCCGAGGGCGCCGGGGTATTCCCGTCGGTGACCGAGACTTGGACGTCGGAGGCGTGCTCGAACAGCCAGAGGACCACGCCCCGAATGGATTCGGGGAGGTACGGGGCGAGTGGCTCGATGATAACCTTCTTGACCGCCGTGTAGCCGCCGGCCGCACCAAAGGCGACGACCAGGGCCGACCAGGCTGCGTGCGCCGTCGCCGGGCCGCCGCCAGCCAGTGAGGCAGCGAGTGCCGTGCCGAACGAGCCGGCCAGGACGAGCAGCGTGGAGCCGATGTCGGTGTGCAGAAACCTCCAGCGGCCACCCAGATACTTACGCACGAGGGCCACAACGATGACGAGGCTGAGCGCCGCGGCGTAGGCCTTGTGACCATTCGCGAAGGCGTCGTAGACGGCCTTGGCGACGTCGGTAGAACCGTCCTGCGGGTCGACCAGGTTCCCGGCCCGGGCCAGACCCGAGAACGAGAGCATAGCAGCCGCGGCAGCGATGAGTGTGGTGTACAGGTTCTTGAGCATTTCAGCCTCCAGTGCAAGCAGACGCAACCGCTGAGCACAGGGCGCGGTAATCCGGCGGAAGGAAGTGGCAGATGATTGCCAGGATACCACCCACCAGCGCCGCCCACTTTGCGATCTTGGCCGCGCGGGCCTTCTCTTCAGGGGTCATCTTCACAGGTTGTCACCGGATGCGAGGTGGTTCCAGCAGCGGCGAACGCGACCGACCATGTAGTTGTAGGCCCCCGCGCCACCCGCGCCTGCCGTGCTCGTACTGGCCCGGAACAGCGCGGCGATGCCGTCACCGAGCGGGAGGACGTCCGAGCTGTCGGTCAGCGTCGCGGCCAAAGTGCCGTTGATGTAGAGCTTGGCCTGCGTGTGTCCGGCCGAGTTGCGATTGGTACCGCACAGCTCTAGGCGCATGCGATAGACCGTGTTCGCGGACACGGTGACAGACGTGTTCACCGTCGTGATGCCGGCGTTGTGCAACATACGCAGGACCCACTTGCCGCTGTTGGTGCCCGGGTCGAAGTGCGCGTACACGCGGTTCGTGCCGGTGAGCCAACGAAGGCCAAGGTCGAACACCGCAGCGTTCGCAACGTCCGTGATGGTACCGGTCGCCACCGCGAACTCCATCACAAAGTCGGTGTCAGCGTCGAAGCCGGTGTCGTACGTCGACGTAAGCATCGTCTCGCCGTCGCCAACCCCAGAGACACCGTTCGTGACGATGTTGACGACGCGCTGGTTGAGGAGCGTGTTATTCCAGCCCTGTCCGGCGCCGTAAGCGTCGATGAACTGTACCGAGTCGAGGTTGTACCAGGCTAGCGACGCCGACTGTTCGGTCGAGATGCCGGTCCACGACCAGCCGCGAGGGAGGTCGTAGTAGGTCACCTGCACGGCGTGGATACCAATCGGGTTCGTGTTGCTACCTCCACCCGCGAGCTGAATCGCCAGCGTCTCGCCGGTCTTCACGACCTTGGGGCCGTGGCCGCCTGTTGGCGACGCGTAGATGTCGAAGCTGCTGGATGCGGTCGCCGCGAGTGATACGGTTTTGGTCACGACCGAGGTCGTGAGCCCGCCAGAGGTCGGATCACCCTTGTAGAGGGTGGCCAGAAGACTCTGCGTGCCGAAGGCGTTTTTCCAGTAGACGGTGATGCTGGAGATGATCGCGCCGACGGGGATTTCTGAGAGTGGGAGGTAGAGCGTGTCGTTGGCCGACAGGATCCAGTCACCGGCGTAGTTCGTGTCTGTCTGGAGAAATTTGCTCGTACCACCCCCACCACCACCCGGCGCACCGATTGGGGTCAGCAGTAGAGTCGTGGGGGTCGCGTAGCGCCAGTTCTCGTCGATCTCGGACACTTGGCCCATGCGGTAGCCGTTGTGGTCGACGACACTGCGGACATTCTGCCCGTAGTCGCGGAACGTCGACAGTGGGATGACGTTGCTCTCCGCGGTCGCGCCCAGGTCCGTGTTACCGACCGCCAGTCCACCGCTGGTGAAATAGTACGACAGGAACAATAGCCACAGATAGGTCCAGTACTGCCACCAGTTCTGCCAGGCCGAAGGGGGGACCTGGCCGGTGGTCCAGCCGGTGTCTTGTTGTCCTGATGACGGCGTCGAGATGTTGGTGGCAGGGGTGCCGCCCGCGGTGACGGCCCAGCGTGGTGGGGCGGAGGATGGCTTGGCGTTATTCGGCACGGCTCTTGCTAGGTTACCACAGGTTAGATAACGCCCGCGTAGGCGCCGTTATCATAGGCCTGGGCGCCCGTACCGTCGTAAGTGAACGTGACGGCTGGGGCGACGACGGAGTACACCACGTAGAGCTTCACGCCGGCCGCCTTGGCGTCCATGAGGAAGCTGTGGACGATCGTTGCCAAGGCGGTCGTTACCGAGATGCCCAGGACCTCTACGACCGCGGTGGCGATGGTCTGCGTGGCCACATTGATCACCGCGCTCAGGTCATTCAAGATCAGCTGCACGATCGTAATGAACTCCTCGGTCTTGCCGGTGGAGTTGTCGGTCGCGATGCGGGCCCGGATGTAGCGGCGATAGGTGTCGTCGTCGAGACCCTGCCGCGTCTGCCCCACGAGCTTGCCGATGAGGTCGAGCTGGGCTCCGATAGCGTTATCGACGGTGCGCTGGAGGAGCAGCTGCTGGAGAGCGTCTTCAACCTCTTGCGCTGGTCCCGCGAGAACAGCGACAAGCTTTTGGATATTGGTCATCTAGCGAACCAGGAGCGTGGCCAGAAAGACCAGGGTGATGATGAGCTTCTTCATGGCGTGTCTGCCGAGGAGTTGATGGTGATGCGGGACGTATCGAATACGGCCACGCTCCGGTTACCGACAGGGATGGTCGCGCCAGACGCCGGGCTAGGTGCCGTGCCGATGTAGAGGGGCTCTACGTCGAGGATGCCGGGGACGGTGTACACGGCCGCGTTGAGTCGGGATGCCCGGACGTCGAGCGCGATTGGGTACACCAGCGTGGCGATGGCGAGCTTGACTTCGTTGTCGCCGTCGAGCGGGTAGGCCGAGGCGTCGTAGGTCAAGGTCACTGAGACGTAGACTAGGATCTGCGTCGGACGAGTGAACGAAATGGTGTGGACGACGCCTTGTGAGTCCGTGACCGAGACTGTGGTCGTCCCGTGCGTGACGATGCCGGCCGCAATTTGGCTGAACAGTGCTGCGGCGATGTCCGCATCGGCGCCACCCTGCACGATACACTCGATCGCGTGTGGCGGGACGCCGTTCGCGTCGGTGACGTCGGAGTCGTTCTCGTAGACGGTGCACGTAGTGACTCCCGAGACTTTGAGGACCGCCGCCTCGATCGCGGGACCGGTGCTTCCGCCTTCGCCGCCCAGTTCTTGCTCGCGCAGGATGCGCAACTGCTGGTCGGTGTACGTGTTGGCGCCTTCGACAGCGTCGAGGAGGTTGATCGCGCCGAGTAGTCCAGCGACCGGGGCGACGTTCACGTTCGTGAGGTCGCGCGCCGCCACGAACACCGGCCCGCTCACCACCGCCAGCATGACCGCGTCCACGGCGCCGTCGCCGATGCCGAGGAAGGTCCAAGTCACGCTGCCGTCGCCGATGGTGACGCCAGTGCCGGTCGGGCCGCCCGAGCCGGCGCTCGTGCCTCCGATCGTGCACTGGTAGATCTTGCTGTTATTTTTGACGCGGTCGCCCGGAGCATAGAGCGTTGTCGGTAGCCACGCGTTGACCGCCGCGATCGTTGTGTCGATCTGGGTAGCGAACTGCACGGCCGTGCTGGCCGCCGCGACGATAGTGCCGTGCGTGATCGACGAGCCTGGTGTGCCCGTCAGGGCCGCAGTCACCGTCGAGAAGGTGGCCAGCGGCCGGAGGGTGCCAGTGAGCTTGCAGAGCGCGTCGAGGGCCTGGCCCGTAGCGGCGTCGACGTCCTGCGAGCTGTACACGGCTTGGGCGAGCGCCCACAGCTCCGCGTAACGCTCGGCCATGATGCCGTCGATCTGGCCAAGGACCGTCTTGTCCCCCAGCACCAGGGAGGCACCGAACGCCGACCGCATAGCGGCGTCGAGGTCAGCCCGAACCACAGAGAGGGACTTCGGGACGAAGCCGGCGCTAGTTAGGCCATACGTTAGCATTATCGTTCACCTTTTTCTCGGTAGGGGCGAAGCTCGTCACGGTTGCGCTTCCTGTACTCGCGCTGATACGCGGCCAACTCCTCCTTGGTTTTGGCCATTGGCTAGATCTCCCTCGTCAGGCTATCGGCGACGGTGTCGCCGAATACGGTCGTGACGTTCCAGGTCACGGTCATGAGCCGTGTCGCGTTGTCGTAGGTCGCCGAGACCGAGTTGATGGTCCCGACGCCCGGGACGTCCGCGATGGCGCTGCGGATGGCCGCTTCGGACTTGACCTGGTTGAAGACTTCGCCAAGCAGCGCGTCGTCCGCGGACACGCCCTCGCGCTCGAACCAGGGCGTACCGGCGTCGAGGTCGAGGAACCACTCGCCGCGGACCAAGAGGATGGCCTCGCGGATGAGCTGGGCGACGCCGACCACTCCGGTGGCGAGCTGTAGGTCGCCGTTCTCGAACACGAGGTCACCCGTGTTATCGAGCAGGAGGTCGACGGGGTCGGTGGAGAGTAGCGACGCCATTACTCCGCCTTCGTCTTCTCGGTCCCGGCATCCCAGCCAGTGCCAGTAATCGGGTCGATTCCGAGCGCGGTTTGGAGTGCCGTTAGTGCGTGGATGGCTGGAGGATCGGGGGTAGGTGTCGTGCACGCGGCAATCGCGGCTTTGATGGCCAGCCCGAAAAAATCGAGCGCGGTCTGGACGACAACCGCCGCGCTCGCGTTTTTGCTGCCGAGACGTAGCCCGTCCGGCGCAGTCAAAACCATCGCGTTGTCTGGCGGGTTGTCGATGGGCGCCGTGCGCGGGCGCAGGCCAGGGATAGCAATGCCGTCGCATAGCGAGTGCATGCGCTGGTCGTCCAGCTCGATGTCCTGGTGACCGCCCGCGTTCCACTGGTGCATCGACCGCTCGGCAAAGACCACGAGCACGACGTCCCCGGTCTTGAGTGGCCAGGTGATGGAGTAGTCGCCGGCCCCAGGGAACATGACCGGCACTGAGACCAGCGGCGCCGGGCGCTCGGTCTGCGTCGCGCCGCCCTCTACGGTGTAGCTGCGACGGGCGATGAGCTGGACCGAGCAGCTCTGACTCGCCGCGTCATAAGACGTGATGTAGCCCCACTGGCACGTGTGTAGGTCTTCCAGGCGATCCTCGATCGCGCCCTGGATGACCTCGGCCAGTGTAGGGGTTTGAAGTTCCTGGGGGTCGTCCGCCACCCCCGAAGTTTGGCACAGTTTTTGCGTTACGTGGCTGGCTGGACCTGCGCCGGGACGGCCTCAACCTCCGAGAACCAGTCCGTGCCCCAGGTGTCGCCTTTGTGGATGACCTTCTGGATGCGGAAAAACTGGCCGGCAATAGCGCGCGACGTGACTTGTACGAGGTTCCCCGGCCGGAGCTGCGGGTAGAGCAGCATCTTGAACTTCAGCTCTGGCGACTTGCCGCCGCGGGTTGGGTTCGTGTACTCTGGCGTGCCAATGAGGCCGGTGTCCTGGCTAACTACGACTGCCTCGCCCGGCCCGACGTCGCCGTCCCGAAGGAGTTGGAGCTTCCCGTCCTGGATGGACCACAGGACCCCGAAAGGGGCCAAGATACGAGTCAGCTCGTTGCGGGACGCGCCCTGCGCAGCGTACCCGCCGTTGAACTGGACCTGGAGGCCACCCAGCCGGTTGACGTCTGTAGCGCTAAGGGACAGACCCATGCTGCGGGTGATGTCCTGGACGGCCTTGAGCACCGTCGTCCCCGGACCGTAGGTCCGATTGATGCGGGCAAGGCGCTGGGCGCGATCCCCGTCGCCGAGCTGGAACACCGTCTCCCACTGCGGCTTCGCCAGCCGGGAGTATCCGCGGCGCACGTCCCCGAGAAACAGCGTGCGCAGTTCCTTCTGGTAGCCGGCGTCGAGGCGGATGGTCAACGGCTTTTTCGTGCACAGGGCGCGAGTACGCTCCGCCAGGTTGTCGATGATCACCTCGGCCTTGTTCGGCGTGCTAGTCACCGACTTCTCGATGGAGAAGCGAACACGCATGCCGGTGATCTCGATCGCGTTCTCCGGCCCGGGCGCGCCCTCGAAGAAAGCCTCGGGCAGCGGGCTGGGCGTGATGATCGTGACCTTGCATCCGCGGTTGGTCAGACGCGAGGCAACCTCGGGGGTCTGAGGCAGCTCGATGTTCTTGTCGATCGCCCCTTGGATGATGGATGTAACGGACATTGCTACGGAATCGGTCGTCCGGTCTGTTCGATGTAGGCCAGGCGCGCCAGCCACTCCGACGTTGGCAACCACTTCATGACGACGCGCGACCCGAGGTCATCGAAGCCGGCGTCCAGCCCCGCGCCTGACGTGTCATAGAGGCCGAGCACGCCGTTCGTGAACGGCTTCTGGCGCGCAGTACGCCCCAGGTACGCCCCAAGAACGATCTTTACCCCGGCGATGATCGTGTTCTCGTCACCGTCGAGCATGTCGAAGTACCAGGCCGCATCCCGGTCGTTCCAGTACACGTGCATGAAGTAGTGGTCGCCCGCGATCGTGACGCCCATGATGTAGTCGGCGATCGACGGTTGCAGCGGGATGGTGTGTACGTTGTCCATGGGTTAGTGGAAGATGCTGGTGAGGAGGTTGGTAGTCTGCTGAGCAGCGCGGAGGCCGATGCCGCCAGCGCTCTGGTCCTGAGCAAGCTTCTCCTGGAACTGCTGCTGGGCCGCGACGTTCGGGTCGAACTTCACATTGTACGGGATGTACGTGCGCTCACCTTTATCGTCGACGTTCACGAAGCCGTCCGGCACCGGCGTATGAGGCGCGTCCGCCAGGAAGCGGTAGTATCCGCCGCTGTGGAGTGCCGGACCAGGGGGTCCGGCAATCAGCAGTGCGAAACTGCCATTCTTGATGCGCGGGTCGTTCTCCTTGACCGAAAAGACCTTGTAGAAGCCAGGATCAAGCACAGCAAGGCGCTCGCCCAGGTGCTTGGTGCCCTCGCCTCCCGGGGTCGCGACGCGGACCGTTGTGCGGTTGTTGGTGACGAAGATGAACTGCGTGAACTCGATCTTGAAGCGCAGCTGGTGAGGCTCTCCCGACTCGCGCGGGATGGACAGGTCGGACATGACCATGTCCTCGAACACGTCGAGCGACGTGCTCACGACGAGGGGCTCGCCGTCCTGCCGCATCTTCAGGAGCTTCTGGTAGATGACCCCCGACGGGATGGAGCCGTCCCGACGTGTGGTGTGGCCAGCCACCGCCCCGATCGGCGTATCGGAGACGATGCATTCCAGGCTGATCTTCATCGGCTTGGCGCGGACATGATCGGCGATGTCGGCCCCCTTCTCGACCGGATACGACGTCACCTCCAGCGGGAACGTGTGGGTCTCGCCGGTCGTGATGTCGATTGGATAGCCGTCGATGAGGACGGTCTGCGCCTCCAGCTTCGAGACAGAGATCGTCGCCGGCCGAGCCGACGAGTCGCGCAGGTCTTCGAGTACAGATACGACCGACATTTAGTCTCCCTTCCGCAGCGCCTCGTGGGCGTCGCGGAGCTGGTTCTTGTGGTGCTCGTCCATCGCACCCGTGAGTTCCTCTTTCGACATCCCGCGGGCGTCGATCTTGACGTCATTGTGGATGGTGATCTGTTGGCGCAGCTCGTCCTTGAGCGAGCTAAGATCGGTCGGCTCCGCGTTCGCTTGGGCGGCACGTCGTTCGCGGGCTGCTTTCCAGTACGCCAAAGATCCCGAGAACTGGTCCGGGTCTAGAGCATCGGGGTCGAACTTCGCTTTCGTGGCCGCACGCGCCGTGATGGTCGCATCCGCGTCGGCCGACTTTTGCGCCTCGGCGAGGGTCTTGAAGCCGCCAGTCTCGACACGAAGGCCGAGAATTTTCTCGATGGCGCGGGTGAGCTGGATGAGCTGCTTGATGACCGGCAGGTCCGCGATCTCGTCGAAGATGCGCTCGAACTTGTCTCGCAGCTCGGTGAACAACGCGATGACGATGCCGAGGATCGGGATCAAGGGCCCGATTGGACCGAGGATATCGGTCCACATACCCTTGGCCGCCTTCCCGGTCAGCTTCATGATGATCATCCATAGACCGAGGGCGACCAGAAGCACCGTTGTGACGACCTTGATGGCCTTCCCACCGTGCGCAAAGATCTCCCAAAGCACCTGGATGATGGCGATAATGGCTGTGGCCTTGCCCATGAATCCGCCAAAGCCTTCATGCCACCGCGTCTTCAGCTTCTCGAACGCTGGGATGAGCGTGTAGGTAATGGCTGCCGCGATGGCGCCAAACAGCGTGATCATGAGGCTCTCGTGCTGTTTGAGGAACGCGACCACGTCGCCCAACGCGTTGACAAACATCGTCAGTGCCGGGATGATGGCGACGACAATGGCGTCCTTGACCGCGCCCCAGCGAGCGTTGAGGCGCTTCATGGCGCGTTCGTGTTGTTCGAGCTTCTCGACGTCTTCCTCGCCCATCGTCACGCCGAGTTTCTCCGCCTCCTCGCGAAGGGAGACAATGCCCTCCTTACCTTGGTTCAGGAACGGGATTAGCTGCGGGCCGGCACCGCGTCCGAACAGCTGCATCGCGAGCGCGGCCTTCTCGGCCCCGTTCGGCATGTGCTTGAACTTCTCGGCAATCTCTTCGAGTGCGGCGTCCAGGCCACCGCCTTCGCCGCCGTGCTTGACCGTCTTGCGCAGCTCGTCGGACGAGATCCCGAGCTTGGACAACGCGCTGGAGAACCCCTTGGCGTGCAGACCTCCGCCTTGGAGGTTGAACGACAGGCGTTGGAGACCAGAGGTCAGCGCCGCCTGCGAAGACCCCGAGACGTCGGCCGCGTAGCCAAGCGCCTGTACGGCCTCGGTCGTGATGCCGAGGCGCTCGCCCAGGTGCTTGGCCGCGATCGTCGCCTCCATCGTGTGCTCAATCATCTCCTTGATTGATTTCACGCCCTCGATGCCCGCGAAGGCCTCTAGGCCTTCTTGCAGCTCCTTGGCGAGACCGCCCTCGCCCTCCTCGCCGCCCTCGCCCTTGTGCTTCTTATGGGCTTCACCGAGAGCCTCGATGTTCTTGCGAGTCTTCTCGATGACCTCGTTGGCGCGGTTCCACTGCTCCTCGTCGACGTTGAGGCCGATGGTTGCGATTAGCTCTACGATGTCCATGGCTTAGTCGTCCCTACGCTGCCGCGTGTGGAGGCGCTCCTCAGCGTCACTCCACTCTTGAACGGCCTCGCACATGTCGAGCACGTCGTCGATCGAGCGCCCGGTGGCCGGCCACACGGGACCATCCACTTCATCCATGCGGATGCGCTTATCGAGCCACAGGCGGTAGCACGGCCACGCCGCCTCGATCTCCGGCCTTAGCTGGAGTGGCTCGCCGGCTGGACGCTTGCGGGCGCGTCGGGGGCGTCCGGTGGGCCGTTTGGCACCACCGCTTGGCTGAATCCGCGAAAAAAATCGCGGAAGTTCACCTCCACGGCGAACGCCATGAGCTTGAACAGGAGCATGAGGTCTCCTGCGCAGACACCGTTGATCTGGTCGACGCTCTGTAGTGGGACGGCGCGGCCGTGCGAGACGACCAGGGTACCTTCCAGCACCTGAGAGGCCAGCGATTCGATCTCGTCGGGGTCCAGCGTCTCGGACAGACGCATCAGGGCCGGCACTAGCGAGGCGACGTCGGACTTGAGCTTGATGCCCTTGAGCGAGCCCAGGGCTGGGCCCATGAGCTTGCCCAGACGAGCCAGCAAACGGAAGCTACGGAGGGCTGGAAGCTGAGTGGTCTTGACGAGCACCGAGCTGCCATCTTCTCCAGTGAACGTGCGTTCCTCGGTCTTCTGCACGACCTATTCTCCGAAGCCGTCGCCGAGGTCCATGTCGATGGCCTCGCAGTCGAGCGTCCACTCACGTGCCGGGAGGTCCTTGCCGTAGGACGCATTGGCGACCTTCTGGATCCACGCGTTGGTGGCGTGGAGGCGCGTCAGGTCCGAGAGGCTCTTGACCATGCACGGCATGACGTCAGCGGTCGTCAGCGTCTCGGCCTCACCCAGCGAGTGGATGCCCGAGAGGATGGCGTTGGACGGCGACGTGACCATCAAGGTGAACTTGATGGAGCCGGCGCGGTTACGGTTCTTGACGCGAGCCACGCCGCCCGTCGCGCCGACCTTCTTGGTGAAGGCGGCCTCGTCGCGCTGAGCTTCGATGAACGTACCGTCCATGAAGCCCGAGATGACGTAGGGGCCGAACGTCAGGATGACGCCAAGTGGGTCGTACTGGCTGAAGGGGACTGCCACGGGGATTCCTTACAGGGAGACGGTGCCCTGGACGTTGGTCTTGTGGATGGCGCCCGACCGGGTCGCGTTCCACTTGACGTTGTTGAGGGTGCGGGTCGCCTTGTCCGTGCTCGCGACGTTCGCGACCAGCGGCACGGTGATCGTTGGCGCCGGCTTGGCCGCGTAGATCTTGCGCCGCACGGCCTCCTTGAGAGTGGCGATGACCGCCGCCTCGATGCGTGCGATGCCGGAGTCTTCGTATTCGACCTTGTCGCCACCAGCCTCGACGTTGAACACGCGAACCTGCATGTCGTTGGCCACCCAGTCGTCACCGACGATGGCGTCCATGAACTCGCCATCCGCGCACGTACCCTCGAAGGTGATCGAGAGGCCGGCCACCAGCTGGATGCTGTTGCCCTGGCGAGCGCGGAGGTTGGTCTTCTGCGTGGTCGTGAATGTCACCGACGAGACGCCGGCCAGCGGCTTGAACTTCCAAGTAGCCGAGCCTGGGTCCTTCGGGAGCATCTTGCCGAGCCACGCCGGGCCGGCCATCTGCGCCGGAATCGGGTGGTAGATCGCCATCGTGCGCGTGTACGCGAGGGTGTGAAGCGCGTCGATCGTGTCCGCCGAGCCGCCGGTGCCACCCGTGACGGTGAGCGCCGCGGTCTCGCAGACCTGCGGGATGTAGATCTTGCGGCCGGCGCCCTCCGTCCAGGCAGCCGCAGCCGTGACGACAGCCTGGCTGTTGAAGATCGTCGAGAGGGCGTACCAGTCCGTGGTCGAGGCCAGAGCGATGGCGTTGAGGTCCGCCGTGACGCCCGGGTCGGCGTGCGTCTGCTTGTTCGAGAGCAACGCCGGGTCATTCACGGCGAGCGAGAACCAGTTGCCGGCGGCAAGGCCGGTCACGGTCATGGTCAGGCTGCCGGCCGAGCCTGTGGTGGCCGCGGTGTAGTTCGCGCCGGTGACTGCGTTGAGCTGGGCGACGAGCTGCTGGATGACGACGTCCTGGTTGGTCGCACCGCGGAGCAGAGTCTGCGTGCCCGAGCCCGTGGTCGTGATGTCGATCGCCGTCGGGACCAGAGCGTTCGCCTTGGAGGTCGCGAGCTTGATGGTGTTCGCGTCGACGACGATGACCCAATACGGGGTGTTGGCCGTCAGCGGCGCCGGCAAGCCGCCGCCGGAGTTGGAGATGTAGTAGGGGCCGTCGCCCGAGGCCATGCCGTGGGCCGTGGCGACGATAGTGTCAGCGGCCGGGGTCACGGTACCGAGCGTGACGTCCGCCAGCGTCGTGAAGCTCGCCGTCGACGAGGTCACGCCACGACCAGCGACCGAGATCGCGTAGGTGGTGCCGGCAGCGCCGAACGTGTTCAGACCGATCGCGTACGCCTGGGTCGGCTTGTTCACGCCGCGGCCAATAGCCACCTGCACCGGGCGAGGGGTTTGCGAGAACGCAGCGTTGGCCGCGAGGTACTCCGGCGAGTCGGTGGCGAAGCCGTCCGACACCATGCCAGGGAGGTCGCTGTAGTAGCGAATGCGATCCGGCCAGGTCGCGCTGTAGCCCAGAATCATCTGGGTACCGAACCCGATCTGGGAGATACCTACCTGATCCCGGGTGATTGAGATGGTTACGTAGTCGTCCAGGGTCGCCATGGGGTACTCCGAGAGCTTGGCATGATTATTGCACTAGTCGAGGGTTCAAGGGAGAACCCAGGTTACGGGCGTTTCCACCACGCCATCGACGGTGGGGGTCGCCACCACCCGCTCGATGTAGGTGTCCGGATCCTGGACCTCGCTCTTGAGCGACAAGGTCAGCGTGAGCGTCGCCCTGGGCTCCAGGACGGTTGCGTTGATGGTGCCGTCCGTCGAGCTGACGCCGCTGGTCTGCATCACGCCTACGCCCGCCGCCCGGAGGAGGGCTGCGCGGCGCGGAAGCGCGCTCACAACCGCGTCGAGTAGTGCGGTGGGAGACGCAGAGCCCTCGGCGTTGCCGCCGTAGCACTGGACCGAAACCGTGACGCGACGCATGCCGCGGGAGAGTGCACTCAGCTCGGCGCCCGCCTTGCGCGTCGCCACTACTGCCACTACCTGGATGGTGCCCGAGCCGGCCGAGGTGATATCGACCGTGATCGGAACCCAGGCGTTCTGGAACGTCGACGCGAGCTTGAAGTGATCGGCGTCGACTGGGACGATCCAGTAGTTCGTCAGCGCAGCAAGTCCGGCCGGGACAGCGCCGGACGAAGTCACTTGGATAGGGCCGTCGCCCTGTGCGAGACCGTGCCCAACGCAAGTGAGCGTGTCTGCTGTGGTATCTACGGCCGTAACGGTCTTCGCGGCGAATGTCAGAGGCGCATCCGTGTAGTCGGTCCAGTCGATGCCCTGGCGGAGGATCGTCATGACACGCATGCCAACGAAGGGCGTCGGCGGGCGTTGGTCGCCCTGGAGATTCCAGATGACCGACGAGCCAACAATGCCGGTCGCGTCGGAAATACAGTCGTGGATGGCGTCCTCCACCGTCGACCATGGGATGCCCGGGCCGCTCATGGGTTGACCTTTCGGGCGATGCGCACGCGCCAGTGGGAGTCGCCATCGAGTGTCCACTTCTCGACGGAGCGGACTACCCACGGCTCCGCGATCCCGTTATCGTTGGGGATCATGACCTCGTCGGGTGCGGTGTCCACGTCGCGCGTAGCGAGCCGAGTCGCGGTGTAGAGCCACTGCTGCTGCTCGCCGCGCTGAGACTCTTCGAGCACCAAGAGATCACGTCCCGAGAGGGGTTCGACCACAGCCACGATCGAAAACGTCGACGGCGTGCCGGCGAGCTTGCGGCCCTTGTCGTCGTAGCCGGGCGTGGCTGGCTTGATCCGGTTGACCTTGTAGGTCCCGGTTGCGAATGAGTCGATGACGTCTAGCAGGCCCATGGCTACTCCTCGCCCCCGCTCTCACCTTCGCCCGCGCCCTCGCCAGACTCAGCCGTGGCGGTCACGCCTTCGACCTTCCAGCTAATCGCGTTCAGGAGCTGCCCTTGGTCGACGAGGGTGACATGGCTGCCCTTGCGTTTGATCGTGCGGCGTCCGGCCTCAGACTCGGCGAGTCGGGGTACGACTTGCTCAGAAGTGATGGTGTTCTTGATGGCCGTCGAGACGAAGGTGCCGAGTAGGCCGAGAGCCTCGGACAGTTCGATCTTTGCCTTGAGGTACGAGACCGCGATCCGGCTGGTCTGCTTCTTGATGTCATCTCGGCGCAGCTCGAACGTGCGTCGGATGAAACTGCGCTCCGGGATGTGCGCAGCTGGCGAGCCGAACTCGTGGATGGCGGCAAGCTCGACCATCGAGATGCCCGATTCGTGCTGCCCCGATGACGCCAGGACGCCGACTTTGACCTTCGCGCCCTCGGCCATCGCAGCGCGCACCTTGGCGCGGAGCTGTTTCCAGCCCTTGAGGTTGACGTGCGATGGCACGCTACCCGTCCCAGCCCGGGTCCGACGGTCCCAGGCCACCCGCGTTGAGCACGAGGCCCGCACGAGCTGCGGTGGTCTTGGCGAGCCCCATGTAGAGCGTGCCGTACGACGTCAGCACCAGCGAAGTCTTGTAGCCGAGCATGGGGTTGCTGTACGACCGCGACAGTCCACCCGCCGACTCCGACGCGACCATGCCCACACGGCCTCGCATGCGGCCGAGGGTCGCGAGATGCGCGGCGTAGTAGATACGTCCGGCACGCAGCTTGGGCGAATCCTCTCCGCCCCACACGTCGACCGCGAGGTGTGAGTTGGCGACCGCGAGGATGACTTCCTGCGCGATCGGTGTGACCACGTCGCCCGCTAGCTCGGGCGCGACGGCCTGCACGTCTTCCCAGGTGATAGCCATTACGATGCCGCCGGGGTCGGGGTTAGGATGGCGTTGCCGCCGGCCGAGTCCTGTAGGACTGAGATGACCGCGCCAAGCGATCCGTCGACGGGGACATACGTGTTAGCTGGGATGTAGGTCGAGCCGTTGCCTTTGGTCGCGACCGTCGACGTGGTGATGCCGCCGTTGTTGGTCGTGATGTCGATCGCCGTGCCAGCCGACGCGTTGGCGTAGGTGGTCGCGAGTTGGAACGTCGTCGCCGATGTTGCGATGACGAAGTAGGTCGTCGAGGCCGAGAGCCCAGTCGGGAGCGTGCCGTCTACCCAGCCCTGCGTGAGCAGTGGATTCACGGTGAACGGCGTCGTGACGCGGGCGCGGATGAAGTAGAGCTGCGCCGAGCCGTTGATGCTGGTCGTGGCCCAGTCGGCCGGCGCTGTGGACACGACGGTGTACGTGCCCGCCGCCGCCTTGAAGCTGTTCGTGTTGTCGGTGACGCCCGAGAGCGCGGTCCAGGCCGACCCATTCCAGTACTCCCAGACCACTACGCCAACGGTGCCGGCGGTACCGATCTGGAGCTTGAGCGGGCCGTAGGTTGTCGTGTACCCAACAGCGAAGTAGTCGTTGGCGACGCCCGTCGCGAAGGGTGTCACGTCGTTCGCGGTCGCATTGTTGAGCGCCGTCGTGACGTCGACGATGGCACCGCCCGCCGCGATCTGGAACGCCTTGGATACGGCCGTGTCGCCGAGCGCAGCCACCTGGAGTGGGAAGCCTGTGGCCAGGCCGTGTGCCAGCGCCGTGGTTAGGGTGTCCGAGGACGCGCTGACTGACTGCACGGCCGTGTTCGCGCCACCCTGGGCAATCCAACCGTTGGAGGTGAGGACCAGGCTGTACTTCTTCCGCCCCATTTGGGTGTCGGTCTGGTAGCCGGTGACGTTGCCCGGGGTCGCCGTATAGGCAGCGACGATCGAGCCAGCTGGGTAGAGAGGGTAGAAGGACATGGTGCTCCTGAAATGACGAAGGCCCCGGAGGAACCCCGATGGGGCCGCCGGGGCCTATATGGGCTAGGTGCCCAAGACGTTAGTCGGTCGAGTCGGTAATGCCGTCGCCGTACGAGATGCTCGCCGGGTGCATCGCGACAACGCCGCCGGTGCGCATGTGGCAGAGAGTCTTGTACTCCCAGCCCGACTGCTGCGGAGGCAGCTGCTCGAACTCGACCGGGAGGAGGCACACGAGGCGCTCCGGGCTCTTGTCGTAGCAGACCATGCGGCCCGTCGAACCCGACCAGTTACCCGACTGGCTCTGGTCCAGGCGGTACGTCGGACGCACTTCCTGGATGAACGGGTTGGTGTCCTCGAAGAAGGACAGGATGGTCTGGTTCGAGCCATCACCCATGCGGCGCGTCGCGGCAATTTGGTACGCCTTGAGCGGGAGGAGCAGGGTGGTCGGCTGGTAGACGCCGAAGCTCGACGTCACGACGTTGTTGACGAAGTTGTGCATGTCGAGCACGATTTCGTCCGCCGTCTTGTCGCGCCAGAGCTTGGTGCCCTTCGCGCCGTTGGCGACCGTGAACGAGGTCGTGTTCGAGAGGGTGGTGAGACCCTTGAGGCCGCCGGCCGTATCACCGTAGAAGATGATCTGGTCGATCTTCAGCTCCATCGCGTAGCGCGCGGCCATCGCCTTGCGTACGTCCAGGGGCAGCTGGGCCATCATGCCGGCGCGCAGCTCCTGGAAGTTGTAGCCGTACATGACGCCGTACGGCTTGATGAGCTGCGTGCTCTCGGCACCCTTCACGTCAGCGCGGGGCGGGTCCTGCGCGTAGTCGTCGACCAGGGCGGCAGCGCCGACCTTATCGAACGAACGGTAGGTCCAGAGGCTCGCGCCAGGGCCCATCGACGAGTCGATTGGCACGAGCGACTTGCCTTCGAGGCGGGGGTACAGGACTTCCAGGAGGCCTGGACGGATGTACTCCAGCTGGCGTGCAAACCAGATGGACTCCGAGGCGTCACGGTGGGAGATGCCCTGGAGCAGCCACTGCTGCTTCGCGTTGCAGCCGTCGAAGCGAGCGTCGCGCGGGACGAACGTCTGCGAGGCCGAGAGCATCTTGCTGTGACGCTCTGGAGAGAACTGGGTGTGCGTGAAGGCCATGATGGTTTTTCCGTACGTGCGTTACAGGAGACGGCAGTGAGCGACGAAGCGCGTGCCAATGGGAAGGTTGGCGGCGGTGCCGTTCTTGGTGCAGACGACCTTGAGGACGTCGCCCTTGGCGCCGCTGATGGAAGTGCCTGGCGTACCCTGGCCGAATGCGAGGTCGGCGAGAGTGCCGACGCCCGACGGGGTCAGGTCCACGGTCGACAGGACTGTCGCACCGGCTTGGAGCGTGATGGTGTAGCGGTTCGACGCATCGGCCGTGTAGCCGCCCGGAAACTCGCACTCGAAGGAGTCGACGATGTAGTCGCGCTCCATCGTGCACAGAGCCAGCGACGTGGTCGCGGAGATCGCAGCCACTGCCGAGCAATCCGGGAGGACGCGTTCGGCGAGCGTGGTGTTTGTGCGGCGTGGGGTAGCCATGGTGGATCAGCTCCTGGAGCTACTTGTTGCGGAAGTCGACTTCGAGGAGCGCGACCTGGCCAGCGGTCGCAACCGAGAGCCACTGGCCCATGTTGGTCGCGTCGATGCAGGTCGAACCACCGGCGTCCGTCGAACGCGCGGCGCCGAGCGTGCCACCCGCGTAGCGGATGAATAGGCGGTCACCGACGTTGCAGCCGTCTTCGCAGGTCACATAGATGCGACCGGCGCGGAGGCAGCTGAATGGGATGCCGACGACGAGGCCCGTCGAGTCCAACTCGCCAACGGTCGTACCGTCCGGGAGGGTGAACGTACGCTCGTAGTTGTGGCGGTGGATGATGACGCCCGCGATCTTGGCGGTCGACGCTGCTGGGAGGATCGAGTCCTCCGCCGACGCAGGGCTCGACGTCTTGAACGCTACGATGGCGCCGAACGGCATCGACGCCGAGGCTTCCGAGTTACGCAGCGTGAAGCTGCTCATCGGGTTGGCGTCGGCGAGCATGCCTGCGAAGGCAACTGCCGGGGCGACAGGGACTGAGGTCTGGACGGCCATGACTACGCGATCTCCTTGCGGTGCTTCGGGGCCCAGGTGTTCCAGGCTCCGGCGCTCTGCGAACGAGCGCGATTGAGTGCGGCTGCCTCGTCGAGGTCGTCCGCATCGGTCTTCTGCTGGTCGACGGCGGTCACGGCCGTCTTGCGGGCTTCGGCGAGCGCCTCGGCGCCGGCCGCGGTCTCGACCGCATCCTGACGGGCGCGCTTGAGGGCGCCATCGAACAGGGCATCGACGTACGCCTCCGGCTTGTCGGCCGGGACGTCTTCCTTGTCGACATGCTTGACGACGGCGCGCTTGATCTCGATGGTCGACATTGAGGTGTCGACCTTGGCGCCGGTCTTCAGAGCCTTGGTGATGAGGTCGACGCGAGCAGCGACGGCCTTGTTCTGGGCGTCGGCCGCATCGTTGCGTGCCTTCTTGGCCTCGGCCTTGGCGGCTTCGAGGTCCTTCTTGAGGCTGGCGATTTCGCCTTCGGCCTTGGCCAGGGCGGTCTCGGCCTTGTCGGCGCGGGCCCTCTCGGCCTTGATCTTTTCGCTCTTGAGCATGTTGGTGTCCTGGTGGTCGAGGGTCTGGCGGTGCGCCTTCTCGAATCCCTCGCTGGAGATGCCGAAGTGCTTGGCGCGCTTGGTGATCCGGTTGAAAGCGGCGTGCTTCTCTTCCGGGTCCTTGAAGTCGAACTGGGCGAACCGCGACATCGCGGCGCGGGTGTGGTCGGGGTCGTGGATGGGCAGGCCCTCGCGGTCGGGCACCGCGAAGCTGGTCGTCGCCATCTTGTGGCGAGCCTCGGCGGTCAACTTCCCGGCGTCATCGTACGAAGCCGTGTAGGCGTCGTCGTGCTCTTGCTCGTCGTCATCCTGGTCGTCGTCATCCGAGTCATCGTCGGAGTCGTCGTCCTGGTCGTCGTCCTGGTCGTCGTCATCCGAGTCATCGTCGGAGTCAGCCTGGGGCTGGCCGTCCATCTGCTCGCCGTGACCGCCAAGGCCGTCTTCGTTCTCGTCGGAGGCAGTCACGTCGTCTTCGTCGTCGACGTCCGCACTGGAGTCCTGGACCTCTTCCGACTCGGCACCGGCTGGCTTCTTCGCCTTCTTGCCAGGCTTGGCGTCATTCTCGCCACGTGCGTTGCGACTCGCCTCGTCCTTGTCGTCCGGGTCCTTGTCCGCCGGCTTGCCAGCCTGCGTCTTCGGTTCCTCGTCCGCATCGGTGCGGTCTAGGGCGTCAGCCATGTTTTGGATAATGGCATGGTTCTTGCATGCGTCAAGCAAGTCCTCGATGCTCGAATAGCCTAGGATGGCCGCGTCCTTCTTGGTGACGTACTTGGCTAGCTCGGCGTTTCGCTTCAGGTCGGCGAACTTCTGCGCAGCCTGCTTGTGCTCGTACTCCGAGCGCAGGTTCTGGAACTGGACGTTGGGCTTGGCTTCGCGTTTCGCCGCCTTGTCGTGCTCGGCGGCCTGCGCCTCGTGCTCTTTGGCGCCCTTCTTGTCGCCAGCAGCCTTCGCTGCGGCAGCAGCGGCACGGTGGAGCGCGGCGGCTTTGTCGTGGCCTTTGCCTGAGCTGTGGGCTTGGATGCTGGCGCGGTTCGCGTCCTCTCCGGCCCGACCGGCGGCGGCCCTACGAGCCTCAGCAGACGCCTCCCGCGCCGCGTCACTCCACTCGTCCATGACGACGGAGGCGGCGTCCAGGCGGATGCGGGCGCTGTTGCCGGCGCGAGCGGTGTCGACGATCGCGATGTGGTTGCCGCGAATGTTTCGCTGGATCGCGTCGTAGTGCCCGTACGTCGGATGCACGCCCGGCACTTCTTCGAGGTCACACGTGTAGCCGGCGCTGACCTGGTTCTTGTTCGGCAGTTTGCCGACGACGTCGCCGTCGTAGATCGCCAGGTCCCCGCGAACGTGGTCGTCGTCGCGGATGGGGGTGCCCATCAGGGCCCCGACCGCGTACTTCCGGGCGTTGTGCGCGTCGAGCATCTCCGGCGGGTGGTCGTCGGTGACTGGCACGCCGTTGAATGAGGACAGTGCCGCGGTGTCGAACACATCCTCGGGGAGGCGTAGTTCGCGACGGACAGAACCGTCAGGATTCAGGTAGTTGAATACACCACACCGCGTGATGTGGGCCTGGACGCGGAGGGTGCCGTCCTCCCGGCGTGTGGCGGGGCGCAGCTCTCCGAGGTCGAGACGTCGGGCGACGCGAAGCATCACCCAAAACTTGGCACGGATCTTGCGTGCGGTCTAGTACCGCGGGTTCACAGGTGATACGGGCAGCCGATGCGGAGGCACTTTTGGCAGGCGACCAGCGGCACGACACGAGCTGACGGGTAGTCTCGGCGCGCTCGGCGACGTAGCCGCCCGTCCTCGAAGGCTGGACCGGTGTACGCGGTGACCAGGCCGACTAGTAGCGCCAGGGTGAGCATCAATCCCGGTCCTCCAGCCACCCAGCGATCACGTAGGTCCCAAGGGCGTAGCCAAAAGACTCGGGCACGAGGAACCATGGCGAGACCTTGAGAAACGCCCAGGCCATCGCCGCGCTCACATAACAGATGAGAAACGCGCATTTGGCTGCACGCCAGCGCCCGCGACGTCCGCGCGCCGCCGCGTGTGTGTAGGCAGCGATCAGCGCGTCGTAGACCGCCGCCAGGATGAACACTCCGATACCCCACAGCAGATCGATGGCGGTCACGACTTCCTCCGACGAACCGGCATGTGGACCAGTTCCTTGCAGCGCGGACAGGTCAGCGGCAGCGGGGCGACGCGCCAGCCGTCGCACGGCTTGTTGCAAACCGTCTTGCGGGCAGACTCCATCGAGGTGGCGTGTACCAGACGACCACCACGCGGCGAGACAGGCATCCACTCCTTGACCTTCGGCGCAGGCATTCAGAGAGGTTACGGCCGCGCAGGTCATGGGTCTATAAGCTGTAACTTTCCTAGTAGTTACAACTATTCCTGGTCTTCGTCCTGGACGGTGTCATCCACTTGATCTTCATCGAGATCTGTGTCTCCGACGAGGTCGTCGGCCAGGTCTTCATCGTTCCCGAGGAGGGTGGCGCCAATGTCCGTGTCCTCTTCGCCAGGATCGACCAGGGTGTCCTCATCGTCACCCTCGTCCTCGTCATCGTCGCCGAGGATGTCGTCGAGCACGGGCTCGGCGTAGCAGCGGCACTGGTAATCCTCGCCGGGGAGGATGGGTTCGTCCGCGCCCTCCGGCTGGGGTGGGTCGTCGTAGGAGAAGATTTGCCCTTCCAGGTCGTAGTGACTAGGCAGGGCGTTAGGGTACTTGCCGTCGGGGTTACCACGGACCCGCTCGTCGCGGACGGTGCGCCACACGAACCGGCGGATACCTAGCTTGCGCTGGCGGTGGTGATTGACGTCGGCGTAGAGCTTGCCGATCTGGTCGCGAGCGATAAGCCGGGCGTGGCGCTCGGCCACCCCGAAGCGCTCCTCGATATCTTCGCGCAGCTCGTCGCTAGGGCGGCCGTTGCGTACGGCTTCGAGCACCAGCTCTTGGAGATCGTCGTGGAGGTCGGACGGGATGCGCGAGATCAGCCCGACGTTCTCGCGGACGAAGTCGTCGATGCGCTCGACGGTGTCGATGTCGTCGATGCTGTCCGGGTCGATGCCGATGGCGTCGTGGAGCTGGTCATGGAGCTGCCGGCGCTGGAACGTATCGGTCTGCTCGGCGAACTGTTTGGCGACCGCGGCAATCTGCGGCTTGTTCGTCGCCTTGCGCAGGTCCGACGCGGCGCCGTCGATGAGCTTCTGGGCCTTGTGGGATTCTGGGGAGTCTGTGCGTTTTTGTGGTGGCGCAAGTGACACGATCTCGCTCGTGCCGTATTTGTCCACAGTCACAATCCCGTCGAAGCCTAGGTCTCGCAGGTGCTTCGTTAGAGCGGCGCCGGTTTTGCCGGTCGCTTCGTGTAGCCGTGCTTTCCAACCTTCCGGTCCGTATAGTGGTCCAGTCTTACCGGACAACGGGATCACCAGAGGAGACTTGAACTTGACGGTATCGACTTCCCAGCCCGGCGGCGGTGTGTCCTTACCGGGACCGTGAAGCATATATCGTCCATGGGGTTCGATATCCTGGCCGTACTGCCCGGTCTTCGGCGCCTTCTCGGTGTTGTGTAGAGCGCGAAATTTGACCGGGACACCGGTCTGGAACTTGACGCCGTTTTCCGTGATTTTCGCCAAACCGCCCGACAAGCGCTCGACGAACGCGCGTTTCTCGGAGCCACCAGCCCCTGTCCAGCGCCCGCTCTCGTCCCGTGGCTCGTCAGGATCGTAGTCGAAACGTTCCTTCCTTTTCTCGGCGAGCTTGGGTACCTCGCGCAGGACGTCTTTGTACGCCGCGCGGACCCAGCCCATGAGCATGCGCACGAGGCGCGCCGCGTACTGCTCCTCGATACGCAACGGTGGCAGCATCTGCCGACCCTTGCGTGGTCGACGCGTACTCGCGTCGCAGTGGACAATCCTACCCGAGTGCAGACGGACGTCGAACGAGTCCTGATGCGGGTGGGCTTTGAACCACTCGATCTGGCCCAGACGCTTGGCGGCGGCACGCTTGGACTGGTAGCGGCGGGAGAGCCGCTTGCCTGTCTTCTCGCTGAATACCGCCCAGCCCAACCCCGAGCGACGGACTACGTCAGCGCGGTCCACATCATTCGTCGTCGCGGTCCGAGTGCATCGGTCCCGGGACAGGCGGCGCGGCCTTCGGCTTCTTCTTGCGGGTCTTCGCCGGCACGACCTCACCCGGCGCGTCGTGGCTTAGACCCGGCGGCGCCTTGGTTGGGTTCGTGGAGGCGTGCTTGCGAGCGGACTTGATCTTCTTGGCGACCTTGCCGGGCACGAGTGGACGCCCGTACAGGTCCGGGCCCGTAGCACCGGCCTCGACCGCGTCGCCGTTAAGGACGTTGGGCTGAGGCGGCGTGTTCGGGTCGGGCGCGGCGGCCTTCTTGGGGTCGTACGCGTCCTGCCGGCTCTTGCCGACGGTTGTGTCCACGACGTCCATGCGGGACGAGTTGGCGTACTCCGCGACGATCGCGTCGAGGAAATCCTGCCCATCGTCGATGTGCTTCACGCCCTTGCCAGGCAAGTAGAACCCGTCTCGCTCCGCGATCTGGCGGAAGCTGTCGGAGTGATAGATGGCGTGAATGCCACCTTGCGGGGTCAGGTCGAACTCGGCTAGGACGGTCTCGGTGTCCCAGTTGATAGCTTTGACAATTAGACTCACGGGATGCCCTCCATCGCTTTGTTGGCGCGTGCACGGACTTCGGGCGAGTAGGTCACCTTACGCAAGTGGTTCCAGCCCAGGCCGTAGCTGTAGTCATGCTTAGCATTCTCGATTGCGAGGATGCTGTGGTCCGCTTTGAGATGCTCTGCACGCAGCGCGACATGCTCGATGGCCTCACGCTCGATGCCGGCGGCGTGTAGCTCGCGAGCGAGATGGGCCGTGTTGATGGACTGGATCTGGTCGTGGGTCGATGGCAGCAGCCCATGGTCGTGCGGAACGTTATCGTATGGGTAGATGAAACGCTCCGGCTCACCCTTCGGGAGCGAGAGGCCGTTGTCGATCATGGCCGGCATTTTCCGGCCGTCCGAGGTCGTGGTCACGACCACGTTACCTTTGTGGCGGTCGCTGCCGCCCATGATGTAGTCGGCTACGCGCATGCGTTCGGCGCCATCTCGGTCAAACGTAGTCGAGCGCGCGTCGGCGAGGACATCGCCGTCCGCCCACGCGTGGAGGCTGCCCTTCTGGACCTGGCTTCCGCTCGTGTTCGGGAACTCTTTGACCACGCAAGCTGGCACGAGGTCCTGAGCCCCGAGTAGCGGAGCCACACGTGACACCGCCGCCTCGCGGAGGTAGTAGGTGCCCGGATCGATGTTGCCGCGGGCGAAGCGCTCGCCATCTGCCGGCTTCCAATTGGCTCGGGTGCCGTCGTCGAGCTTGAACTTCTCCTTACCTTCCATCATGCCTCCGTCGCCATTCGGCTTGCGCTCGGCGATGCTGCGGAACTCCAGCTCCGCGCGAGAGCCTGGAGAGCTGTCGCGGGCGAGCCCCGACGGCCGTAGTGCGTCACGCTCGGCGTTAGCCTTGTCACGAGCAGCCTCGGCGGCGCGGCGCTCGGCGCGGGCCTCACGCATCTCGCGATGCAGGTCGCCCGCAGCAACGCTGGCGAGGCTGTGGCTTTGCTGGCCGGCCTTGGCCCACGCTTCGTTGGCAACCTGCTCGCGGGCGAGCGCGACCCCGGCGGCAACCTGGGCCTCGTTGGCAGCCTTCTGCGCCGCGGCGAACTTCTCGGCCTTCTCCTTGCGGACGGCCTCGGCCTTGATCGCCGCTTCCATGCGGGCGACCTCGGCCTCCTTCTCCTTGGCGACCTGCTCGCGGACACGCTCGCGGACGGCGCTCTCGCGCTCGGCGTTCTCACCTAGCTTGGCGTTGTTGCGGACGGCACGTTCCTCGCGATCACGGATCTCCTTGGCTCCGGCGGTCAGTTCGTGGTCCGGGAAGTTCTGCTGGCCTGGGAGCGTGCGTGCGGCGGAAGGCTCTTGGCCCTCCTTGGCGGCCCGAGCGTTTTCCTCCTCCAGGATCTTTCCACCCCGCACCTTCATTGCGTACGGGTCCATGCCGGACGCTGCCTCGTACTCTTTGCCCCACAGCCCGCGCTTGTAGTCGCGACCTGGCTGCTTGAACGCCTCACGCGCCTTGTCGGCCTCGCGCTGGGCGTTGTAGTCGTTGCCGAAGCCGGCCGCGACCTTCTCTTTGGCAGCGCGCTCGGCCTCGCGTTGGGCGTAGCGAGCCTCGCGGGCCTCGCGCTCGGCCTTCTCCTTCTCCGCACGCTTCTTGGCGAAGGCCTCGGCGCGCTTGCGTCCGGCAGCGGCGTCCTTCTCCTTCTTCTCCTTGTTGAAGGCCGTCGTACCGATCTCGGCCTTGCGCTTCGCGACGTTCGCCGCGCGTGCGTTCTTACGCTTCTCGATCGCGGCAGCCTTGCGTTCGGCCGTGTTCGGCGCCGCCTTGGCTCCGCCGGCCTCCGCAAAACGCCCCGCTTCGTCGCGTGGGTGCTGGGACTCGTCGAAGTCGTCCTGCCGGTGCCCTTGCTGCGGTGCGTCGGGCGCAGCATACACGTAGGCCGGGTCGCCCGTCTCGGCGCAGTGGTCACGGCGAGCACGCTCGGCATCGTCCGCGTTGTCCCAGTGCGACACGAGATAGAGCCCCTCACCGGGCGGCTCTTGGCGGTCAACGGCAACGACATTGAAGCCGCGCTCGGGCGTCAGCGCCTTGATCTGTGCGAACGCGGCGTCAATCCAGCTCATGAGGCAGACTCCAACAACTTGTCGAGATGGCCGATCATGGCCGGAACAGCAATCGTCGCGACGTAGGAGGTGTCACCGTCGGGAGCGTGGTAGTTGTAGAGCCCGAGGCCGTGCTTGAAGCCGTCGTGCTCCTTCCGGTACATCTCGACCGCGGCGCCCCCGTTCGAGACGTTCGCGATACGGTCGGCGAGCTTGAGCGCGGTGGCCCTGGGTCCCGCAGCCCGGATCTTGGGATAGGTCAGCGCGGCTCGGGTCTTCCGGTTCGGGCCGGGTTCGTTGGTGACGGCCGAAACGAGCGCCCCGACCTCCTCCCCGAAAGCCTCCTCGACGTCCCGCACAGTCGCGTCGGTGTCTTCTGGCGCGTCGTGGAGCCAGGCGGCCGTCCGCAGCGCCAGGTCATCCCCACAGAAACGCACAATCACTTCCTCGACCTTCGCGAGGTGGTGGGTGTACGGCAGGGGGCCGTAGAGTTGGCCCTTCCGGTGCACGTGGTGGTACGTGGCGAAGGACTTAGCGGCGTGGAGGGGGTCGATTTTCATGGCTTCAGCTCACATATCCAATGTAAGCACGGATCTAGTTGACGCAACTAGTCCAAGCACCCGAAAGTACTGTGCAAGATAGGTGGGCACGGAATGGGTTCCGAGGACTTACCCGAATCGAGTGCGTAGTAGTGGTCCGACATCTTGGCGGCGTAGGCCTGGATCTCCGCCTTGTGCTCGGCCAGTGTCTGTTTCTGGCTGTCGTTCACCGGCTTGTAGATGTCGTGGCACCAGTCACCCCACTTGTCCTCGCGCGGCGTGCGGACCTGGATCTCCTTCATCAGACCGTCGTGGTCCTTGATGGTGAGGTGCACCGAGCGGTACCCGCCCTCTTGGGGCTTCTCGATGTAGTTGGACTCCTCGACGACGTGGAAGTGCCGCTTGATGGCGTCGACGTTGGCGTGGACCCCGGCCACGTCCTTGGCGATCATGCGGAACCCGGTGCCATCCCAGAGGTCGCCCGGCTTCTGGTACTTCGGCTTGCGCTCCATCTTACCCAGCGCGCTCTCCAGCTCCTTGACGCGGCCCTTGACGGCCGTGCCTGGCACAGCGATCTCCTGGAGCTTGGCCTCGGTGCCGGCGAACGACGCGCGGTGCTGGGCGAGGAACTCGTGCATCGCCTGCCTGTGCGCCTCCACGCGGGCCGAGAGCTTGATCGGGCCGTGGCCCGAGCCGGAGCTGGTCGGCGTCATCGGCGAGCTGCCACCACCCGAGGTCCACTTGCCGCTGGGGTCGCGTGCCTCGTTCTCGTCGTAGTCGGCACGGACGCCCTGCTTGGCGAAGTACTCGCGGATGGCGTTGCCACCCTCGACCGTCGACGACATGTCGAAGTCGACGTAATCCCCGCTAGTGTTGCGGGACTGGAGGTGCTTGGTCAGGTCCTCGACCTTGGCGGAGCCGAGCTTCTCGGCCTTCCACGCGCCGCCTTGCGGGAAGCTGTAAACCACGCTGCCGTTGCCGCCGCTGCGCTTCTGCGCTTCGCGGCCGACCAGGTGCTCGTCGTCGGAGCCGGAGGTGCGCCGGCCCTGGTTCATGAAGGCGTACTTGCCCGGATTGTCGCCGAGCGTGACCTTGTACGCGGTCACGGTGTCGCCATAGCCACCGGCTGGTGCGGGGCCGTCGCCTTGGGCACGGCCGATGTGACCGGCCACCGCGTTCGCGTTGCCGGCGTTCTTGTTGCCGAGATCGGCGCTCTTGCCCGAGCCGAGGCGGTAGACCACGAACGAGTCGCCCGCCTTTGGCTCCTTGTCGCCGGTCTCGTCACCCGAGTGGGTGAGTGGTGCGCCCGATGCAGTCCACCGCCCGCCCTCGTCGCGCGGGTGCTTGGCCTCGTCGTAGTCATCGGCACGGAATCCGCCGGTGCGTGGCACGCGGAATGGGTTCTTGCCGGCGCGGTCACCGTTGGCCTGCACATACGGCTTGGGCGGAGTCTCTGGGTCGGGGGCGGCCGGCTCACCCGGAGGCGTGGTCGGATCGGACGGATCGAAACTGCCCGGCGGCGGGGGCGGCTGATACTCCGGGTCGAGCCTGCCCATCGCACGGAGGTCGTCCTCGGTGACCGGGCCAGACGCCGCGGCTTCCTGGTTCTCACGAGCGTCGAAGTCGATAGTGATCTCGGGGTTCCACTCGCCCGAGCCCCAGTGCGAGTTGGCCACTTCCTCGGCGGACACGACCTGGCGGTCGAGCCAGATGGCGTCGGCCTGGGCCGAGACGAGCATTGCCTGGGCGCGGTCCTTGGCGCTCTCCTGCCACAGAGGCTTAAAGCGGACGTTCCACTTCGGCGGCTCTTTCTTGTCGCCGGTCGTGCGGAAGATGATCTTGATGAGCTGCGTGAGCTGGGGGAGGAGCTTCTCGCGCTGGTACGCGGCGACGCGGTCGTAGAAGAAGCGGATGTCGCTCTCGCCGGTGGCGTTGAGGCCACTGGGGCTGGTGCCGAACAGAAGCGTGAGCGGCATGTCTGCCGACGCGGCGAGGCGCGTGGAGAACTTGTCCATCAGGTCCGGCAAGCCGGCGATGGGGGTCTGCGTGCGCTGATAGTCGTCGTCGGAGTCGATGACCGTCGCATTGATCGTCGACGACGCCATGTCCATGGCCCCGAGGCGCTCCTGGAACAGGGTCGCGCCATCCTCGGACGCGAGCGTGTCCCACAGGTCCTTCATCTTGTAGACAGCCTTGGCGAACTCCGAGACGAGCACACCGGCCGAGCCCCACGCGAGGTTGAAGTCGCGAAGGACACGCCACATGCGGACGAGCACCGAGTCGCCCCAGCCGCCTTGCGCCGCCATCGTTTGGTACCGGCTCACGCGCTGGCCAGGGAACACCAGGAGGCGGCTCTCGTGGATGTCGAACACCGTCTGCGAGTATTGGCCGCCGGCCGGGGGCAGAATGGCGCGAGAGGTCAGGCGGTAGATCTCGGGCTGGCCGTACTTGGGGGCCCGAGGGTCGGCGTAGCCGTAGACCGGATACAGCTCTCGCGGCTCCAGCGGCGTCAGCCAGTCGAGCGAACGTACCTTGTCGAGGTCGAGCGGCTTGGTCAGGTCGGTCTGACCGTCGTTGGCGCCGATGAGGACCGCGCCACCGCCAAGGCCGCGCTCGTACGAGAGGCCGACGCGGATGATGTGGTTCGCGCCCAGGACGTCGAGCTTGTCCAGGACTTCGGCGACGCGGTCAGCCTCGGCCTGGCCGTCCGCCTCTTCGTCGTCGGTCTCGGGGATGACGACGTCGTAGCCCTCGCGGAGGGCTTCCTTGGGCATGGTCTCGACGGCGCGGGCCGCGAGGTCATCGCCACGCCACAGCTCGGCTAGTTGGTCGAAGGTGAGCGTCGCTGCGCGGAAGGAACTGCCCTCGCGCTTGTCCCGGCCGTAGACGCCCAGGCCCGTGAACGCGTTCATCCATCCAGCGTCGATACGCCGGACCTTCGGCTTGCCTCCTGGGTTGCCGGAGCTACCTGGGGCGAACTTTCCGCCATCGGTGCGTGCCGGCTTCTTCGGACCCTTGGCCATGGCAAGAACCATGCCACGGCCGCGGCCCTCAGTCCATTCGCTCAGGGTCTAAGGGAGCGGAACCCTTACCTCGCTGTGGAGCCTGAGCTGCCAGGCTGAGGCCACAATCTCGCCACGGTCAACTTTACACTCGACCTGGGACTCTGGGAGGAGCTGCTTGAGCCGGGCGTGCACCGCCCGGCAGTATGCCAAGAGGTCTTCGCCGTGGATATCGAAGTCCACGTCCACGAGAGCACGCTCGATGTTGTAGTGGAGATCGAACTCGGTCACAGCGTAGGTCCGGCGTACGCTGGGCGTGGGCTTTGCTGCGCCCAGTACGCTTGCACGTGCTTGTCAGGGACCCAGGACTTGGCAGTGATGATTTGCTCGCAGCATCCGGAGCGGTGCTCGGTGCACATCTCCGGGGCGTTGCCGCAGTGGTACCGCGCCTGGTTAATGCACCCGTCGACGGCACACGCACGGCCAGTGTCACCGCACCAGTGCAGATCAGCCCACAGCTCCGGCCCTTTTTCGGGGTCACCTGCTTCGTCCCACTCGACGCAGATCTCGCACGCTAGATTGCCGCAAACGGTGAGACCGCAGTTACGCGAGGTGTGGCTCTGCCACCAGCCGATGCAGTCGATTGGACATCCCGCTGCCACCAGCTCGGCGACGGCCTGAAGGCGCAGCTTGGCCACCGCGTTGGCTGCCTGAATGGCTGCGTTCACGCCTCTCCTCCGTGCTCGGGTTGGGTGCCGCAGTCCTGGCAGTCGTCCCACGGACGGCCGTGGAGGCAGCGCGGATGCGGGGCCTGGTCGACGGCCTGGCGCATGGCGTGCGCCTCCAGGAGCTGGAGCCATTTCTGGAAGCGGGTCTTGGGATTGATCTTGGGGGTCTGAGCCTGGTCGTCGCTCACTTGGTCCTCTTGGTCTTCTTCGTAGCACGCTTGAGGCCGGGGCATCCATGTTTCGCGGCCCATCGCTCGAATGCGGCCTCATCCTGGCGGTTCCAGCTAGATAGTACGTAATTGAACACGTGCATGGCATCCGCCACGTGGTTCACATAATGTCCGGCTTGCCGAGCAATCGCGCGTAGTGCTGAGTCGGTCAACCGACGCATCCAGATCACGCGACGCGAGCTGCCAACGAACTTGCGGTCTTTGTGTGTGGTGGCGCCACCGACGACGACGCGACAGAGCCAGGGACGGCGTTCTTTATTCGGTCCCTTCTGGGCCAACTCCCACATGCAGTGGAGGATGGACGTCGCGGCGTGCATACCGTGATGGCATAGACGTGGCTTGCCAGAAACGCGCAAGGTTTTGCCAACCTCGACGCGCCTGCCATCGCCGTAGTTCAGGCGACGGTTAGCCCCGACCAGGTGCCAACCCAAGCGCGTGTGACCCTTCACTTGCTCCTCCGTGCCTTGATGATCGCCTTGACCAAGGCGACCTTGCCGCCGGGGAGCTTGCTCGCGCCGACGATCTTGAGATGCGTGGCGTACACGCGGAGGCTGTCGATGGTCTCGTCGATCAGCTTGCGAGGGGTGAGCTTGGCGAGCGAGCGGACCGACTTCACCTCGACGTTGCGTGTCTTCTTCGGCAGGTTCTCCGGGTCGATGACGTACAGATCGGGGTGGTAGTCTTCGCCACGATCGGTCTGCTCGTCACCCTCGGCAAACTCGTCCGCCTCCTCTTCGGCAGAGGTCGGCTCGGGGATGTCACTCGGGTCGGCCACCGTGTCCGGGAGGTCGACGCCCACGTCGAGGCCCACGACCTCGTACTCGCAGACGCGCATCTTTTGGAACGAGGAGTCCTTCGGGATGCACACCACGTTCTCTGGCTTCACGCGGCAGATGACCGTCTGGCCTTGGCCGAACCCCCGAGCGTACTCGGCGGCGCCGACGTGCAGACCCTCGTGGCACGGGGTGTCCGCATCATCGGAGATCTTGTTGCGGTCCATACGGATGACCGCACCCGGCGCGTTCGAGATCGTGCCCGAGTGGCAGTCGAGGAAGTCCGACCTCACACCCTTGTACGCGAGGAACGTGCCGTCCTGCTCGATCGGGATCCCGATGTGCTGGAGGAACGGGTAGAGCTGCTGGACCGACCGCCAGCTCGGGTTCTGCTGGAGGCGTCCGAAGAAGCGGAGCAACGGACGGGGGTCTTCACCCCTGGACGCCATCGCCGACGCCCGAGTCTGGAACCCCTCCGGGAGAGGCTCGCCTTTGAACGTGATGGCACCGTTGTCGTTGACTGCGAAGCCGTCGAGCAACGTGTTGAGCGTGTGGTCATCCGTCGACTGCGACAGGTACGAGAGCAGCGCTCCACCGCGGGTGGTCGACTGCATGATGAGATCCCAGTTGGGGTCGTCCTTGCCCAGCTCGACGCGAATGATCGCGTACTGGGTCGTGCCCTTTTGGAAGACCTTGGGGGCGCCGTCGATGATCAGCGTGACGGAGTCGGGGGTCAGGTTGAACGGGATAGGTTGCATCACACTTCCTCTTTCTTCTCAGCGTTGAAACGGTCGACGAGCTGGATGTATTTCGCCCAATTCGCGAGGCGCTCGTCACGCTCCTTACGATGGTTGTAGTTCCAGATGATCTCGATCCCGCCGTCGCGATACTCGCCCGCTTCCTTGAGCAGCGGGTACGCCGCGGAGATGGCCTCGTAGGCTGCCTGGGCCTCGCACGCGCCTTGGTGCACCCCGTTCGCGCGGCCGAGGTCCAAGAGCACTCTGCGGGTTTGGCCATGAACTTCCTTGATGCGTCGCGCAGAGCGCATCGAGTTGCGGACGTACTGCGAGATGATGTGCTTGCCGCCGAAGGTCTTGATGACGCGGCCCAAGAACTTGTCCGGAGCCGACGAGGCGGGGCCGATCTCCGCCCAAAGGATCTCCTGGATGGTACTCATGCGCTCGGGGGTCGCGAGACCCGCAAGCCACGTCTTCCGCCAGACGCTGTACTCGGTGCCGGCGAGCTTGCTGCGGTCGAGCGGCTTCTTGTGCGTCTCCTTGTACCCGAAGATGGTCGGCATCTCGACATCAAGCGCGTCGGCGATGGCCTTGTCCTCGCGGTAGGTGTTGTAGAACCCGTCCGAATCGAACTTCTCCAGGACGACGTAGACGTCGCTATCCTCCGGGGCGCGAGTGACCGCTTCCCAGTGGTCGGAGTACGGCTTGGTGAACCGGGTCGAATTACCCTTGAATGAGAACATCATCGCACGGTGCTTGGCGCGAAGCTCGGGCGACTTGAAGCCCGGCACGAACGGGGCGTTGAAGTGAAGTGTCGACAGACGGGCGACACGTGCGCCTTCGAGCCGGCAAGCCTTCAGGGTCGCGGTGAGCGTGGCTTCGAGCGCTGCGGTCTCGGCCTCGGTCGGAGCAGCCTTGCCTTGGTTCTTGGCGCGGACCACGTAGTCGAAGTGATCGAGTGAGTAGCCCGCCAGCTTCTTGCCCGTGTCATCGATGAGGAACCGGAGAGCCTTGTCGACGGTGACCTGATTGGTCGTCGCGTCGTTGCGCACGAGGCGGAACGGGCCGCCGCTCTTGCCGTCGGGGCCAATGTCGCTGTCGTCGAACAGCTTGACCCAGCTCTTGCCAAGGTCTTGGTATTCGTCGGGCAGATCGAGGTCCAGCTCCTGGAGCACGCGGACCCGGAGACGCTTTTGCCAGTCTGTCTCGGCGTCGCCGTCGAGAATTTCGAGTGCCTTGGATACGAACTCGTCGACGAGCGTCGTGAACTTCTCGACAAGCGCGTCCTTGGTCTTCTGGGTGTAGCGCAACTCCTCACGCGAGCCGGTGAAGTGGACCGCGCCCATGTCGAAGCGAAGCACGCCGGAGAGCTTGTGGAGACAGCGGTGCTCCTTCGGAAGCGTCAGCTCTTGGAGGCGCACGCGGTACGGGACGCAGCCCATGACTGCGACCCAGCCGCCGAACGGGTTCGCGCCGCCTTCCTCGAAGCTGTAGTTGATCTCGCCCGAAGCCAGTGTCACGCGCTGATCCGGCGCAGCCGGCAAATCGGTGTTGATGGTCGGACGCGGCTCGAAGAAGCGGTAGAGCGCCTTGGCCTTCTGACGAAACTCGTACTCGTCGTCAGGTTGCGTGGCGATGACGATCTCGACGCCGGTATCGGCCGGGTCCCACGCCTCCTCGGCGAGTAGGTTGATGACGCCGCGGTCACTCGGGTCGAGCGAGGCGACGTAGGTGGACCTGAAGCCGCAACGCGGGCCCTCGAAGTCCGGTGTGAACATCTCGGCGTGACGGGAGATGACCGTGAAGCTGTCGGCGTACGAGAACGCCGACTTGGAGCCGATTCCGAGCATGCCGACCGCATCGTCGCGGTCGCGCTTGGTCGAGGCGCCGTACTGGGTGAAGACGTTGAACACGTCGTCCCGAGAGAGTCCCGGGCCCGAGTCCTTAATGCGCAGATACCGGTCGTCATCGGTTGGCAGGTGCACTTCGATCGGCACGTGGCCACGGCCGGCGACGCGGTTGGCGTCCCAGGCGTTGGCGCTGTACTCGCGGAGCACGGCCAGCTTCTTGTCGCTGTAGAGCGTGTCGCGGAGAATGCCCATGATGTGGGCCTCGTCCGCCTTGGAGATGCCGAAGCTCACGCCCGCGACAGCGCCGCCGACAGCCAGAGTCCGGTCAGTCTTCTGGGGTCTCATTCTTCCTCCGCCACTACAGTAGGGATAGTGACGCTTACTGGCAAGTCCAAATCGTTCGCCCGGGCGGTCCGATTGCCGAATCCGGCGATCCCGGATTGTCGATGCCAGGCAACCCACGCCGCGCGGGACATGCCGCGCTGCGGAACCTTGCCGGCGAAGAAGTTGATGCGAGCCTGCGCAGCTACGATCGCCGCCGGGTTTCCGCTGGCGGTCGCGCGACGCGCCATCTCGCCCGCGAGCGCGTGCGGGGATAGAGCATAGAGGGCGCGGGGGATCACGCCGCCCCCTTCACTGGCTTCTTGAAGAAGTCCTTGTCTTCGGCCGTGAACGGCTCCTCGTCACGGAAGTCCTGGCCACAGCCGCGGCAACGCAGGTACGTCACGCCTCCGAAATAGCCAAGCAGCGTGGAGTGGGTACCTCCACAGCACGGACACTGAACGATCTCACCCATTGGGATCCTCCACTTCGAGCGCGCCCGTGACCTCGGCGCTGGGGCAGCCGGGGTCGGAGCACGCGGGCACCAGGACATTGCCTGGCAGGTTTAGAAGACGCGTGGCGGAGCCGGCGCAGTACGCACAATGGCCCCGGCCTTTGAGGTCGGCGCGGAAGTTGGGCTCGACCTCGATGATCACGCGACGGCCTTGGTGGCACCGGGAGGAATCGAACCTCCCTGGGACTTTTCACCACTGACGGGGACCACCCTCGTCGGTGCCTTGATCGGGGGATGCGGACGGACGCGCGCCCGCCTGTGCTCTTGCTTGACGTGATCGCGGAGCGCCAACTCGACGCCCTTGGCGAACTCGTCAACATTGTCCGTGGGGAACACGACGCGTCCAGCCAGCTCCGGCGTGGCCAGGCCTTCCGCCAGGCGAGCCTTGACCCATGCCGTGCCGGCCGCTTCCGAGCCGAACACGATGTCGGGATCGCAGGCCAGGATGGCCTTGATCATCGGCACGCCCATCTGCTGAGCGATGAACGGGTCGCGGGCCCAGTGGCTCACGACACACCAGCCTTACGCAGAAGGCCGGCCACGGACTCCTCCGAGAGGAACGGGACCAGTGGCGCGGCGCAGATGGCGATGATGTACCAGGCGAGTTTCACGCGAGCACCTTCTCGGGCGTCTTGAACGCCCAGTAACTGGGGATTGATTCCAACGAAATGAACATGAACACCGGAGGCTCCTCTTCGACCGCAGGCTCGGTGTAGGTAGCGAGGGCCGGTTCGAGTATTTCTTCTTCCTTCACAGTGCCTCCGAGATGCCAAATGCCGTGACCGTGTGGGCGGTCATGCCGAGTTTCGTGATACCCATCTCCGGGACGTCGAGCTTGGTACTGACGTTCCTGGCCAGGGCGACCTTGTCGGCGAAGTAGCCAACCGCGATCAGATCCTTGTGGGCCTTCAGAGCCTTTTTGGCAGCCATCTTTTTCCTCCAGTCCGTCACGACTCTAACGTAGGCACGACCAGGGTCGTGCGCAAGGCCAAATCAGCAAGGTATTTCGCGTGGCCGGCCTCGCAGTTCGCGTGCATGGCCGCCCACTTGCCATTAGCCTTGACCCGTTTCGCGCAGCGGTTGCAGAGCGCCGCGGCAGGGCAATAGCCGTACGGGCACTTGCGCTTGCGGACGCCACCAGCGACGCCGCAGTTATCGCAACAGAGCTTTCGACCCTCGTAGCAGTAGCCCATGACGTCCTCCTAGTAGACCGAGTAGACCTTCTTGGCGACCGCGACCGCCACTTTCACGGCCACGTACATGGCGCCGTAGACGGCGAGCCCACACGCGGCGACCAGCTCCAGCTTCATCGTGGCGACGAACACGGCGAACGACACGGGGGACCTCCAGGGGAAGTGGTTGGGGCGCGCTGGGCCTGCCAGACGCGCCGCCAGGTGTCACGGCCCGAAGGCCTACGGGCTTCTCGCCCGGCCACCCGCCGCTCTCCCAACCACACCTACAACATAAGCACCGGCGGGGTACTCCGCAAGGGCAAATCGACCGGGAGATCTACTAGGTTATTCAGGTACTTACCTATGTCGATTTTCCCTTGCGGGGGACCCCGCCGGTGCTTATGTTGTAGGTGTGGGAGTGATGACGAAAAAGCCGGTGAAATTCCTGGTGTTTGGCTCGTTCTACTGCGCCGTCCCCGTGACGGCCCCCAAGAAAGGGAAGAAGTGATGACCCCGACGATGGAAGCGCTTGCGGTGTTTGCTAAGAAGCACCCGTCCCCGTTCGCCAAAGTCGAGCCCCCGATGGACAGTGCCGGCGTGACGATGACCGAGGCCTACCGCACTGGGTACTGCCGCTTCGGTCACGGCGACGGCTGGTTGACACTCGGTCGCCCGTACAAGGGCGCTGGAACGGAGTGGCACTACTTCTGCGCCACGTGCGCGAGCACGTGAGGAGGACTCAGATGGGCAAGTACGGCAAGATCACGCTCGGCTCCCTGGAGGCGCTCGACAACTCCGGCATCGAAGGCTGCGCTACGATGCTCTCCGAGCTGTGCGCGTCCGCGTTCGAGCTAGTCGCTGACCCGAAGGACTGGAAGGCCCCCATCAACAAGATCGTCCGTTTCGACGCTATCGAATACACCCCCGACGCGCTCGCCTACGCGGTCAAGTACATGACCGCCACGGAAGTGACGATGACCCCGGTCTCCAATCACGAGACCCGCGTGACCTCGGTCGGCTACCGGATGGGCCCGGCTGGGGATCACTGATGATTTCCCCTTGCGCACGGCCCGCACCGTGCCTACTGTGTCTGTGGAGGACATGATGGACCCGACGCTTCTGGAACTAGACCTCGACAAGCCGGCCGGCAAGGCTCCGGCCGCGATCAAGATCCCGGTGCCCTCGGCGCCCGAGCTTGACCTCGTCGACGACCCCAAAAACCTCGTCTGCCTCGACTGCGGCGCCAAGGGCCCGGTGAACGACGGCAGCCTGTGCGAGGCCTGCTACAACAAGGCCAACGCTCCCGCGGAGGTCGCCGAGGCGGCCTCGGACTTCGCCGACATCGCCGCGAATGCCGCGGAAAACGCAGCCATCACGGGCATCGCGAATCTCGGCGCGAACGGCCTGGCGAATCTCGGCGTCGGCTTCAACAACGCAGACGGCTACATCGAGATGCTGCGCCGTGGTGCCGCGGACGCGACCGTCGCGGAGTACACCCGGACGCTGCGCGACCGCTACGGCTACGACGTCAACGTCGCGGTCGATAACGGACGCTACACCATCACGCTGACCAAAGACGGCAAGTCCGAGACCATCTCCAACACCTTCATGACGGTGATCGCCGGTAACGGCGGTTACGAGGGCCCGGAAAGCCACGTCAACGATGACGCCATCGCCCTCCTGAAGGCCAAGACTGCGGCGGCCAAGGCTGCCAAGGCCAAGGCGGACGCCAACGCCCACAACGGCCTGGTCATGGCTCCGGCGGAGGCCGCTCCCGCGGTCCGAGCGCTGCGCCACGGCGACCTCGTCGCGGGTGGTGTCGCCGAAGGTAACGGCATCCTGACCCACTGGACCGGCCAGAAGCCTCTAACGCTCGCGACACTCAACGAGTACTGCGACGCGGCCGAGATCCCGACCAAGTTCCGCCCCAAGGCGAAGAAGTTCGAGACCCAGGCGAACCTGGCCGTCAAGGAAGTCGGCACGGAGCTGGGACTCGATGTCCGCCGCGAGAAGAAAAAGGACCTCGTCAAGGGTGACGTGGCGTACGACCGCCGCTGGTTCCTCTCGGAGCCGAACCTCGAAGCGGGCGCGGGCGACGCGTCCGGCAAGGTGGTCCTGGTCGTCACGCTCGACGATGACACCCTGAAGTTCGACGTCGAGAGCGACGCGGCGGTCAAGATCGCCGAGAAGTTCACGGACCTCTGCGGGCGCGAAGTGCTCCAGGCTGGTCACATCACGACCTGGCTCGGCGCGGTCATCCGCGACTGCCTCGGCGGTGTGAAGTACGGCGGTAGCTGGTACATCCCGCGCCACACCCGCGCGGCCGGTCAGAAGATCATCGCGGCGTTCGCGCCCAAGTGGGGCACGGAGTGGATGAATCCCCCGCTCCCGATCGCGACCTCGGCCGAGCTGGCCGCGGGTATCGCGGCGGGCCTCGCGGCGGAAGTCGACGAGACCTTGACCGAGCTGGCCGCGGCGGCCAAGAGCTGCAAGGACGGCAAGGTCGGCGAGAAGGCGGCCGTGACCTACCTCGGCAAGTTCAAGGCTCACGGCGAGCGTGTGCTTGCCTACGCCCAGTTGCTCGGTGACGCGTTCGTCGCGACCAGCAAGCAGAAGGTCAAGGACGCGGTTGCCAAGCTCGAAGGCTCGCTCGACGGCGCCAGCATCCGCTACGCCCTCGCGATGGAGGAGGCCGAGAAGGACCTGCTCCGCGACCAGGAGAAGATTGCCGCGGACCTCGCGGCGCTCGATGCGGAACCCGGCGCCATCGAGGCGCGGTTCGAGAACCTCGACATCGCGACGGAGAGCGCCGATGCCTGATACTAGGACTGAGTCCCAACGGGCCTACGAGGCTCGTCAGGCTCTGCGTAAGGCGGCCACGGATTACGCCGCGTCCATCCTGCTCGGCGACGCGTCCGTCACCGCGGCGGCGTTCGAGAGACTCGAAAATGTGGCCGAAGGCTACAAGAAGGAGAAAAAGTGAGCGCCAAAGCCGACTACGAGCGTTTTCTCGCCGATGTCGAGACGATCATCCAGTCCGTGCACGACATCAATGTCGCCGGCATTGCGTCCGGCATCTGCGACGACCTCACCAAGATCGCGACCCAGCTCGTGCTCCTGAAGTCCAAGGCGCGGTTCGTGGGCAGCCACGCTCACGCCGCTGAAACCCAAAACGAAAGTAACGAAACGTGAATCACCCCGACGACAAAGAGTTCATGCTCAACCCGCGGAAGTGGCCGAACTGGCCCTACCAAACCATCAAGAACAACCACAACCGCAAGCCTGGCGCGTTCCCGCGCTGTGGCCTGCTCGTCGAGTTCTCGGGTCCGTCCGAGGACATCGCGAATGCGGACATCCGCTTCGTCGAGGCCAACCTCTACTCGGTGACGATGGAGGACCTCGCGAAGGCCGAGAAGATCAGCATCGACAAGCTGCTCGCGGACGGGTGGGTGGTGGACTGATGCGCACGTCGTACGACCCCAAGCGTTATCGCATCGCCCCGTGGCGTGGGCGGTACGGAGACCAGACACACGCCCTTCGACTGCACCCGCACGTCGATGACATCCGCCGTCAGATTGTGGCAAAGAAGAAACAGATCGTTCGTCTCGACGAGCAAATCCATCAACTGGAGCAGCTTGAACGGAGGGCGGCTGGCATCGTCATCGACGGAGTGCTCGTTCGGGAGCCCAACGGGCCTCCGGGTAGCAAGTGGTACGCCATCACTCTTGTTGATGACCACGTGCACCGGTCCGCCAAGATCTATCCGAACGCCCATAACGGCGGGAAGACGTTCGGATACCACATCTACATGGACAGGTACCCGTTCCACAGGCACGAGTGGCGCGGGACCGGGCACACCTACGAGCAAGCCGTCGAGGGCGCTCGGGCGTGGGTGCTCCGTGCCGAACGGCAGCCGTTCAGGGCCGAGCGCCTAGACGGTACGATCCGCGAGGAGTTTGCTCGATGAAACACGAAGCCGAAATCCACGCAGTACTAGCCCGCGCCGCGCTCACCCGCGCTGTGCGTGAGCTACAGGAAACCTTCACCCGCTGCACGCAAGGGATGGAGTGCGACCCCGAGATCGTGCTTCCGCACGGTCACACGCGGGCCGCGCTGGCGAGCGCGATGGATGCTCTTGACCAAGCCAATAGCGAGCTAGCCAAGCCCGACACCAAGCCCATCACCCGCACCGGCAAGCCCGACCGCCGCGCGCCGTACCCCGACCGTCAGAACCGGCCGAGGCAGCCCGCGATCGGCAACGCCGACGAGGCTAACGAAGTCTACCGGCGCATGTCGCCGCGCCAGCGCTACCTCGTCGGCACCGGCAATGTGAAGCACGTCGAGATCGCTCCGCTGTTTTCGGGCCGGTCAGAAGACGTGGTCTCGCGCGTCACAGAGAAGTGCAAGGGCTGGCTGGCCGCCGGGCCGAACCTGAAGACCGTCAAGACGGAGGTACCGTGAGTCGACTCTGGGAGGAACCCATCGGCCGTCTGGAGCTGGAAACGCTCTGGGAAGAATCGCGCACCGAGACCGAGCACGGGCCCGACGCAACGGCCGGCGAGCGCCGGCATTGGGTCTGTAACCGCTTCCGGCAACTCCACCCCAACGTCGATGCCAAAGCCTTGTGGGCCTGGGTCGGCGACAACCTCGGCCGCCTGATCGAAGTCGAGCCCGCCGGCCGAGTCAACCGCCATGTGACCTGGGGCCGCCACAACCGGGCGCGGGGCCGGAGGTACGCACGATGAGACGCTATCACGTTCAGTACAGCGGCAAGAACAACGGCGAAGCCGAATGGGACGTCCTCGACCGCATGCGGAAGCACCCCAATTGCGAGAACTGCCCCGGCGTCAGCGTCGCTACGCTGACCACCCGGGCGCTCGCGCGGGCGGTCTGCGCCGAGCGCAACGCCGAGTGGGCGGACGAGCAGGAGCAGGCCCTACAGCGCGAGATCGATGAGCAGCACTACAACGGTTGTGGGGATCCGAAGTAATGCGCACATTGAGAGACAACATGAAGACCTGGCCTCAGATTCTCATCGAGTATGGGAAACACGACAACGAGTTCTGGTACATCGCCGACGAGGCGGCTCTACATCGGGCTGCGATCAAGATCGTCGCGGCACGCGTCAAGTGTGGCTACATCCGGCCACCGGGCGATGGCCCGGAAGGCCTCCAGGAGGAGGTGCCGGCAGAGATGCTCGCGCGGTTGCCGAAGGCGATGCAGGAGCAAGCGAAGCGCACTAAGGAACGCAATGCCTACGCCCGCCGCGAGTACGCGACCGCCGTCAAACTGTGGGTGCTGGCGCAGAGGGCGCAAGACGGCGACGGCGCGGCGGCCTGGGAGCTGCTCCGCGAGCGTCGTGACCACGAGTATGAGCGTGTCGAGTTGGTTACACCGGAGGTCCCGTGAAGGCGACGCGGCGGAAGTCTCCGGCCGAGCGCGCCCGCAAGGCCGCCGCTACGAAGCGTAAGGCGAAGGCCACACCGAGCGAGCGCGATCTCCTGCTAGCTGCCATTGCCCAACACCCGGAAGACTTTCAGCTTGTCCTCGGGCCAGTGCATTGGGGTCCGCAGCGCACGCGTAGCGGCGGCCACCTCGCCGAGATCCCAGAGCCCCGCGTGCGCCTGCACGATGTGCCGGGCTACCAGCGCGAGGTATCCATCCATGTCACTCGCTACATCGCCGGTCGACACTACTGGGTCGACATCCGCGAGGAGGGTAACCCGATCTGGGACGCCAAAGAGCAGACTTGGGCCAAGGCGTGGGACGACCGCAACGGCGACGGACGCAGCTGGGGCGAGAAGTTCAACAAGCCGGAGTCCGCCGAGGACTTCATCCAGCTCGTGCTCAAGGACCACTTCACAGGCACCGTCTACCGCGTGACGCGCGACTACGAGACCGTCACGTATGGACGGGAGGGCGACTAAATGCAGAAGCTCACCAAACATGGCGTCCGCGACCTCAATGGCAAGCTCAAGGCCGTGACGCCCGCGCCACCAGCAAGCCCGATGGCCGCGCTCAAGCCGGCCGTCGACGAACTGCGCAAGCGACTGCGTGATACCGCCGAGGCTGCGTTCTTTGCCGGCCTAGACTACGCACGCCAGCACCACATCACCGATGCTCCGGGCGATGACGCAGGACAAGCGTTCGATGCCTGGTGCGAAGAGAAAGGGCTCCGATGAGCGACCGATTCCTCAGTACTCTGCATGTTCTCGGTCCAGTCGTTCTGCCAACCTGGGGCAACATACGCATCATGATGATGCCGTTCCACACGGACGACGTCTACGGCTCTCTGCCGAGTGACCTTCGTCGTTGGGCGAAGACTATCCAACAGATGGTTGCGGGCGCGCCGGCCGGTGTTGGCTATCTCACTATCGATGAGGCGCCCGTCCGCAAGGGCGAGACGCACCGACGTCCAGGTCTGCATGTCGACGGCATCGGCCCGGACGGTAAGGCTGGCGGATGGGGCGGAGGCGGCGGCTACGGCGCGAACGGGATGACGATGGTCTCCAGTCACATCGGCTGCCGCGCGTACGCGCAAACGTTCGATGGTGCGCCTGGTCCCGATGGCGACTGCGCCCACCTCGCCTCGCAGTGTGACAAGCACCGCGCGGTCGATCTCAAGCCTGAAATGATCTACTTGTGCTCGCCACTGACCGTACATGAGGCACTACCGATGAGCGAGGATACGTGGCGCCAGTTCTGTCGCGTGTCATTCCCGTCGGACTCGCCTTGGTACGAGGGCTACACTGAGAACCCGCTCGGCATCAAGCCGACCGGGCCGATTCACCCGCGCCGTAGCGCGGAGATGGAGTACCGCCCGTGAAGCGACGCCCCGACCACACCCCAGACAACCCGGACGTGTTCGTGTTCGGCTCGAACGAGCTAGGCATTCACGGCGCCGGTGCGGCACGCTACGCCAGAATCCAGCTCGGCGCCAAACAACGCGTCGGCCTAGCCAAGAACGAGCGCTCGTACGCGCTACCGACATGCAGCGAGCCGGGCATCCCGTTGTCGCTCGCCCAAGTCGGGGTCTACGTTGGCCTGTTCATCGTCTGCGCGAAGGCTCGCCCTGACCTGCGGTTCTACGTCTCGCCGGTCGGGTGCGGCCTCGCTGGCTACACCGAGGACGAGATCGCGCCGCTGTTCAAGGACGCGCCCGAGAACTGCGAATTGCCGGAGGGCTGGCGATGATTGCCTGGACGCTAACGACCAACTACGGCGGCCCCAAGTTGAAACGTTTCGACGCACGGGTCGGCCACCTTCATGTTGGTTGTGAAGACAACGGCGAAGGCTGGTTCAACTGGTGGGTTGCGACCGCGGAACAAGGCGTGGCACCGGGTGAGTGGATGTGCCTGAAGACGGGCGGCGCGAAGTCCGAAGACGAAGCAAAGCTCCAGATACACTCTGCTGTCATCGAGATCGTCATGCGAATGCTGGAGGGGCTGTGACTTACGTCGCCATCGTTCGCCGGCCCGACCGCACGATGCTGACCGTCATCCGGTCCAGCGACAAGCGCAAGCTGCTTGACTACGTCACAAAACGCTGTCTGGGCGGAGCGGTGCGCAGCGAGCGCGGCAAGCACATCGTCCGGGCATGGCTAGAGACGCCCGACTACCAAGCCACGTGCGTGTACGGTGTCAATGGACGCTACGTGGAGTTGTTCGATACAGTGGAGCTGCCATGACCAAGCTGTTAGACGTCCCCGCTGCTGCCAAGAAGATCGGCATCGCGCCATCCACCGTTCGCGGCATGATCGCTCGCGGCGAGCTGCCACACACCAAGGACGCTTCCGGGCGTGTATGGCTCGAAGCTGCTGACGTCGCGGCAACCCCGCGGCGCTCGCGCGGGCGCCAGCCCCAGGACCCCAAGAACCTGATCGGGCGTCTGTACAAGAGCCAGGTCGCCAAGCTAGGGTCCATCCAGGAAGTCGCCGACAAGTACCAATTGACGCACCAGGCCGTCAGCGATGCCATTGCGCGTTATGAGGCGGCCTCGCGGCGTTAGCTCCCGCACACGCCATGTGGGATAGCCCGGCGCGTCAACGCTAAGTTGGCGTACCCGGGCTGTTTTTTTCCCCTTGCGGAGGGGACCGGGGCTGCTTACGTTGTTGGTGTAGGAAGGAAGCGCGATGAAAACCCTGGTCACCGAACTTGCTGTTTTCGCTCCTGGCCACGGCCCGGCGTACGGCTGCGGCGGCTCCCGGTACTACTGGCACTTCGACACGGAGTACCCGTGCGGCGGTTGCCACGCGTGCGTCCCGGAGGGCAAGGCGGCCTACTTCGTCGGCTTGTTCATCTACCGCGCCGCGCACTTCGCGGCGGTCTCCGCTTCCGCCAGCGCCTACGGCGCGCTCGCGGCGGTCGGTAAGGCGGTCGCTGCGGCGGCTGCTCCCGGTGCCGGCGTCGGCGCGTTCGTCACTGGTGCCATCGCGGTCTGGAACGAGCACACGAAGGGCGCGTGGTACGAAGTGACTGGCAAGCGCGGCACCGCCAAAGCCCACTTCGGCAAGGTCGGTGAGTGCGTCTGGGTCGGCGAACGCGGCTTCACCAAGTACGGCCACACCAGCTACTCCGTCCGGGTCGGCATCAAGCCGCTCGGCGCCAGCGAGGCCCTGTTCGTCCCCGCTTCCTGCGTGACTCGTGTGCTCCCGCCAGCTGAGGCTCTCCCCGCCATCGCGGCGAAGGAGGCGGCCGTCGCGGAAAAGGCGGCCCGCACGCCCCTCGCGGCCGGCAAGGGTTCGATCGTCACCGTCGCATTCGGCCCGTGCGCGGGCGCGATTGGTCGGGTGTTCTGGGTCGGCTCTGGCAAGGGCGGCCCGCGGTTCGGCCTCGACCCTGACCTCGACCGGAAGAAGGGCCGGTGCCCGTCTCCGCTCTGGGTAGACGCCCGGGACTGCGTCGCGTACGTCCCGCCGGTGTCTGCGGCCAAGGTCGCGTTCCCGCCGAAGACCGTCGCCGAGGCGGCTGCCCCGGTGCCTGCTCCGGTGACCGCCAAGAAGATGCCCAAAGTCGTGTTCGAGAAAGCGAAGGAGATTACACTGTGACCCCCATCTATGGCCACACCAGCGAAGCGACCGCGTACGAAGTCGCCGACTACCCCTACGGGTACAACCTGCGTTGCAAAATCCGGTACTGGATCGAGTTCAAGCCCAAGCACGGCTTCCGCTTCGTGTCCCAGACCCTGAACCCCAAGAACGGACGCTGGAACAAGCCAAAGCCCTCGATCTACATCGAGTTCGGCATGGCGATGTACCTTGACGCGGAGAACCACGTCCAGTTCCGCGGCATCGGGCAGTACTCCAGCGCGGAGGACATCCTCGCTTTCATCAAGGACTTCCCGGGCACGGACTTCAGCGTACTCACCAAGGTTATCCCGGCAAAGATCAAGTACGCGCAGATGCGACTCGAAGGCAAGGCCTTCATCACCATCAATGGCCAGCGCGTCCCGGACTCCGAGGCCGAGTTGACCCGGTTCAAGGCCGAGATCGCGCTGCTCGAAGAGGCCAAGGCGGTGCTCTCGTGAAGCCCGAAGGCCCCGGTAGTCATCTCAACGGTTATCGCGTCGACCTCGCGGTGAAGCGTCCCGACGGCACATACGTCGTACTCGTGGATCGCGGCACCGCGCCCCCGAACCAGCACCCGTACGTCACCGCAATCTGGTACCCGGAATGTGGTGACAGCTGGAACCTCGGGCACTACTTCACCACTCGCCGCGCCGCACTCATCGACTTTGGCAAACGGGAGGCCGCATGATTCGGTTCATCGTCGGCTACCTCACTGTTCTGATCGCCATCTACGCTTGCCACGCTTCACCGCACGGTGTGCGATGTACCTGGCGCGAGCTGTGGCGACAGCTCTGCCACCGCAAGACACGACTCCCGCGCGCCATCGTCCTCTGTCTCGCACTATGCACTGGCTGCGTAGGCTGGTCCCGACACGACACGGCCCGAGAGCTGGCGTTCACCGGCGAGATGGCGCTCGACACTGCCCAAAGTATCACCATCGGCGAGCAGTGCATGGAAGAGAACCCGATCGTGGGGATGTGCGGCCAGCGCCTGGCGTTCTACATGCCTGGGATGGTCATTGTCCACGTGGTCACCTCCGCCCTGCTACCCCCAGACAAACGTCGGGCGTGGCAGTGGCTCACGCTTGGGGTCGAAGGCTCCACCGTGATGGCGAACGAGATGGGCGGGTGGGGTGTCGGCGGGAAGGGGAAGTTGTGAGCCAAGACACCGAGACTCTCGCCGAGGACCTCTACTGCGCCCTCAACGCGCAGCCACGGCCAAGCTGGAATCGTCTACGCCAGCGGGAGCGGCAACGCTATCTCGACGTCGCATTCGAGATCGTTGTGTCCAACGAGCCCCTCAAAATCTCACTGCACCGGAGGCTACGCCGCCTGATCGCGGACCAGCGCCAGGGGCAGCTCCGCTTCATGCGGACGGGTGTGCGATGAAACTCCTCCGCAAGATCCTCTGCGCCGTGTTCGGCCACGACTACTGGCTGTGCGCCAGCCAGTGGCGATGTCACCGCTGTGACAAGTGGCAGTCCCACGAGGACTCCCTGGTCACGGTCCTGCGGAGGCACCTGTGACGAATTCTGGAATTACTACCCGGCCGCGAGCGTAGTGGTCGGCAAGGAGAAACTGCGATGGGTAACGAGAAACTTGCTCCGAACATGAGCCCCGCCTCTGCGATGGCGGTGGCGACCTCTGGCGCCCCGACGCCCACGGAGCAACAGCTCCTCAGCGACTACCGGGTCCTGCTCACCAAGTACCGCAACGTCGAGCACGAGGCCATTCACTACCGCGTCATCGCCGAACAAGGCGACGCCATCCTCAAACGCCTGGAGAAGGCCGCGCACCTGCTTGGTGTCGTGGTCGCGGTTCGCGGCGAACGCATGACGATTGTCCAAGGCACTCAGGTCATGGACATTGGCTACCTCAAGGACGCCAAGGTCGGCGACACGGTCACGCTCCTGCCCGACAGTATGCAGGCCCTCACGATCGTCAAGGATGCCCCGCCGTCCGCCACGGTCGCGACCGCAGTCTCGACGGCCAAGGACGGCCGCGTCGAGGTCAACGCCGATGGCGTTGGCCGGCGCCTGGCCATCTGCCAGGTCCCGTGCGATGCGGGCGACCGCGTGCTCACCGACCTCTCGCTCTCGGTCGTGTTCGAGAACCTCGGCAAGCCCAAGAGCCTGCTCACGTTCGAGAAGTCGACCGGCATCACCTGGGACGACATCGGCGGCCAGGAAGAGGCCAAGCGCGTCCTCCGCGACGCGATCGAGACCCCAGTCAAGCACCGGGAGCTGTACACCAAGTACGGCCGCAAGCCGACCAAGGGTATCCTCTTGGACGGTCCTCCCGGCACCGGCAAGACCCTCCTCGCCAAGGCGTCGGCCACGGCGCTCGCCCGCGTGCACGGTCACGAGATTTCCCCCGGCTTCATCTACGTCAAGGGGCCCTCGCTGCTCTCGAAGTGGGTCGGCGAATCGGAGGCCTCCGTCCGCGCCATCTTCGCCGCCGCTCGCGAGCACGCCAAGGAGCACGGCTACCAGGCTCTCGTCTTCATTGACGAGTGCGAGGCCGTGCTCGGCAAGCGCGGCAACGAGCGGTCGGGCATCCTGACCCAGACCATGGTCCCGCAGTTCCTCGCGGAGATGGACGGCCTGGACGACAACGGCCCGCTCATCCTGCTCGCCACCAACCGCCCCGGCGATCTCGACCCCGCGATCGTTCGCGAGGGCCGCGTCGACCACAAGGTCAAAGTGGGTCGCCCAGACCGTGCCGCGGTCGAGCGCATCGCGCAGATCCACCTCAAGAACCGGCCGGCCGCGAGCGGCACGTCCGCGGAGGAGCTGGCCTCTGCCATCGCGGCGCTCGTCGCGACCGAATCGGTCTATACCGTACAGGTGGGCCAGCACGAGGTCCCGCTCCGGCTCTTGGCCTTCGCCTCCGGCGCCATGATCGCCGGCATCGTCGAGTCGGCCTCCGAAGCGGCGCTGCACCGCGACGTCGCCTCTGGCGGGTTCTCAGGGATCCGCATCGAGGACATCAAAGCGGGCGTCAAGCACGCCATCGACAACCTCACCAACATCGACCCCACCGAGGCGGTGCTGGAGCTGCTGCGCAGCAACGAGGAGTTGTCGGCTGCCGCGAAGGAGACGCCTCCGAGTGTCAAACTGGTGAACTAACCATGAATGACCAACTCAAGAAGCTCATCGGCACGAGCGTCCTGCCCAAGGACCGCAAGCCGACCGAGGCGCACCTCCCGCCCGAGGAGGTCCAAGTCGACGACAAGGGCGAGCCCATCTACAAGCGCTGCCCCAACTGCGGTGGGTACCACGGATGAAGCTCCGCGACCTCCCTGTCGGTGCTCTGTTCCGTTTCGTTCCCGGACCATCACCGACACATCCGAGCATCCAACTGACGCTGACTCTGATGATCGTCCCGCCGCAAACCGATGACTGGAACGATCGCTACGCGTACGAAGCCGCCCACAAGATCCCAGGGACACTAGGCTACGCCTGGTCCGCCCGCCGCGACGGCGTATTCGGGGCGTGCGAGGTCAAGGACGTGGATCTCATGTACGCCGATACAAACGATCCCCTGTACTCCAGCTGCGCTTGGGAGGTAGCCCGACTCGTCGGTGAACGCTCGCGCGAACCGAAGATGGTGTCGTACCCGAAAGACCCCACACCGATTCTAGGCATCATCGCGGTCGGACGCGAAGCGCACTGCACCACACCGGACTGCGTCAAGCTCGGCACGACCGTCGAGCTGGGCGCCTCAGGCCTGTGCTACTGCTGTGGCAAGCCACTCAAGCGTGGTGAGGGCCCACCACGGGTGACGATCAGCATTGGATGAGCTAGCTGCACTCGCATCCTGCCGCCTCCACCTGTGGTGGCTGACACGCCCACTCGCGCGGCCGGGTGTGCGTGTGTTCAGAGACGGCCTCCGCGCATTCCTGGCCGCGGACGTCCGCCGGCAGCTTCGTCACGTGGGTATCTGGGGCGAAGGTGATCGCGTCGACGTGCGCGTCACCGCCGACGGGCACGCGATCATCCACTGGCGTCACGGCTCCGAGGAGCTGGGCGTCTCGCTGGTGGTGGAGGGGCTGGGAATCGAACCCGACCGCTCTCGCGGCACATCGGTTTAGCAAACCGCGCTAGGCACCCGCACAGGCTGCCCCTCCATAGTTGACGATGATGACGACAGGTGGCGGAAGAGTTAGGAATCGAACCCGACCGTGAGGCAGACGCGGTTTTCGAGACCGCCGGGAGCCCATGCTCCCCTACTCTTCCAAAATCGTAGCCGCGACGGGTGTCGAACCCGCCCCATTCGCTTGAAAGGCGAACCGCCGCACCGGCAGCGTCCGCGGCTATGGTGGCTCCGGCGAGACTCGAACTCGCTCTCCGACGTTCGGAGCGTCGGGTCGGATCCATCCGCAGAGTCGTGACCCCGGCAGGACTCGAACCTGCTCACGCCGGTTTAGGGGACCGGTACGGCTCCTGTGCCGCCTCGGGGACATGGAGTGCACCGAGGGACTCGAACCCTACCCCACATCCGGTTGCAGCGGATGGCCAGGCCTCCTGGTAGTGCACATGGTTCAGGCCGAGGGACTCGAACCCTCACAGCGCGGGTCAAAGCCGCGCGTCCTACCGTTAGACGAAGCCTGATCGTTGGAGCCCAAGCCGGGAATCGAACCCGGACCTCATCCTTACCAAGGACGCATGCGACCATCGCGACTGCAAGGGCACTGGTGGATCCGGAGGGAGTCGAACCCTCATCGCTCGGTTGCGGGCCGAGCATACGCCCGTTGTAATACGGACCCATGGTGGAGCCGGCGGGAGTCGAACCCGCATCTACGCGCTGCCAGCGCGCCGTCGTCCCGCTGGACCACGGCCCCATTGTTCCCCGCTTCCGACCAAACCGGCGCCCGCGACCTCGTCATTGGAGAGTTTCAAGCTCTCCGACATGTCGCCATGACCCCGGCAGGGCCCAGGGTGGGCGTGGCGGTCCCGACCGGAATCGAACCGGCCTATGACGGTAGACAGCCGCCCATCCTCACCAGAGGATTACGAGACCAATTGGCTTCGGCCGAGTGCCGACGTCTTACCGCCAACACCACGCTTGCGTCCCATTCCTGGGAACCGAATTCGTTTATGCTTCTAGCTCGCCCGTCCAGTAGAGGAAGTCCCGCCACTGGTCCGGTGTGCTTGTCTTGGAGAGCTGAAGGACTACCGCCGGCAAATCCACCGGCTGCCTCGGCTGCTTGAGCAGCTTCATGCCCGCCTGGGCCGGCGTCCGTCCCGCCTTCCGCGCGTTGCACGGCGAACAGGCCGTCACGATGTTGTCCCAGGTCGTCCGACCGCCCTGCGAGCGCGGCACAACGTGGTCGTAGGTCAGCTCGCTCATCGTGTGCTTCTTGCCGCAGTACTGGCACGTGTAGTTGTCGCGCCCGTAGATGTTCACGCGCGAGAACTTCACCGGCTTCTTGTGCCGACGGAAACGGCGGAGGAGACGAACCACCGCCGGAATCTTGATCACGAGAACCGAGCTGCGGGCGAAGCCATCGTACTCGGAGACGATCTCGACTTTGCCTTGGAACCACAGCGCGACCGCGCGGGTCCAGTGCACTACCTTCAGAGGCTCGTAACCCTGGTCCAGGACCAGCGTCTGCTCGTTCGTGGCGTACGTGGCTGTCATGACGGTTTGCTCCTGTTCTCGTATTGTAGCGGGGTAGTGGACGGGGATCGAACCCGCCTGGACCGGTTCACAGCCGGACGTCCTCACCAGAAGACGACCACCACCATGGTTGCGGGAGCCAGGACTCGAACCTAGCGCTGGTCTAGCCGTTGGGGTATGAGCCCAACCCGCCGCCGTGGCGTGTTCCCGCATAGTCCCCCGCGCTGGACTTGAACCAGCAGCCAACCGCTTATCGAGCGGACGCTCTGCATTGAGCTAGCGAGGGAAGTCGTACGGAGCGTGGGAATCGAACCCACCGCAAGCAGTTTGTAGGACTGCGATCACCCCCAGGTGGTCTGCTCCGCATGGTCGAGCTGGCTGGAATCGAACCAGCACTGGATGCGTCCGGGGCACCCCGACTGCCAATGTCTTTCAGCTCGGTAGCGAGCGCCGGAATCGAACCGGCCACGGGCGGCTTATGGAACCGCTCTCACCTCCGGGTGAGCTGCTCGCCGTGGCACGCCGCCTAGGATTTGAACCCAGCCGCTTCTGTTTTGGAGGCAGAGCCGTGCACCAGCACGCGCGACGTATGGTAGTTCCGAGAGGAGTCGAGCCTCAGCCGTCAGCGTTCGTAGCGCTGCGTCCCCAATCCCGGGAGCGGAACCGTAACTGTGGTGACCCATGCGGGGATCGAACCCGCCTTTGCGACTTGAGAGGCCGCCGTCCACACTAGCTGACTCATGGGCCGTGGCGCACCGTACTGGAATCGAACCAGTCTCATCCGACTTAACAGGTCGTCGCAATCGCCAGACATGCCACCGGTGCATTCGAGCCTCGCGTCGGAGTCGAACCGACCACTGCCGCATTACAAGTGCGGTGCGTTCCCGCGGACGCCTGCAAGGCACTGGAGCCCACACCCGGAGTCGAACCGGGACCGGCGGTTTACGGGACCGCTGCACGACCATCGTGCTGTGAGGGCAAAAGACGAGCGAAGATGGAAGCGAGCGTGTTTGCCGGGTACCGACCCAAAGCCCCGAGTTGAACGGGGCAGGCCCTTTTATCAGAAGAGAACACTCGCTAAGGCGGCTCGTCAAATCTGGAGCGGACGACCCGAATCGAACGGGCCTGAGACGGTTTGGAAGACCGGTGGTTCACCTTGATACCTACGTCCGCGTGGCGGCTTCTGGGATGCCACGCTCCCACGTTCTCGACGCTCGCGCATCGAGACCGCATCCGGGTAGTCCCCGGCATTTCTACCGAGCGGGCGACGGGAATCGAACCCGCCAGAGCAAACTTGGCAAGCTTGCCTCGCACCTTGCGGCACCCGCAATTCCCCCGAGTCAACTCAGCGCGCCGTCTCGTGCACGAGATTGGGCGGGCCTCATCGTCGATGTCCGAGGCCGCTCGGGGACGGCCTGTCGTGGTCGGGGTGACAGGAATCGAACCTGCCTGATCAGCGTCCCAAACGCCGCGCCTGCCCAGTAGGCTACACCCCGATGTTCGTGGATCCCCAGGGAGTCGAACCCTGAACCGCCGGAGTAAAAGTCCGGTACTCATCCATTTGAGCTTGGGAATCCGTGGTGGGTCACCAGGGACTTGAACCCTGACATCTCCGCTTAAGAGGCGGGTAGGCTGCATTGACCTCAGTGACCCAAAAGAAGCGGCACGTTTACTTGGATTCGTCTCTGACCCTCTCACGAGGGCCGACAGGCTTCGCTCCTGCTCTTGCCGCAGTTAGTGCCCCCCGCTGGAGTCGAACCAGCACCTCCTGGGCTTCAACCAGGCGCGCAGACCAGCTACGCCAGAGAGACAATGGATCGGGACCAAGGATTTGAACCTTGACTGAATGGGTCAGAGCCACGCGTGCTGCCAGTTACACCAGTCCCGAAAGATACGGGCCCACAAGCGACCCGTGTCGTCATCATCGTTCAGCTATTCAGTTTTCACTGGTGGGAGCGGAGGGACTTGAACCCCCGGGCAGGTGTTTTACAGACACGGCCTCACCCTGGATCACTCCCAGACGCAGAAAGGGCGACCTCGGTTCCCCGGGTCGCCCTCGACTGGTACTGGTATCTCTACCGGTTGACTTAGTCGAGGGCCTCCACAGGGACTGCCGGGTTCCACTGGCTATCGCCACCCACGGCGCACGAGTAGCCCGCGCGCTCGTGGCGCGTGAACTTCGCGGTCATTTGGATAGAGATACCCATGTCACTCACGATAGCCACTACACGCCTCGACGTCAAGTTATTCCGCTATCGCCGACGCTGGAGCGTCGCGTCCCGCGCCGTCGACGGCATGAGGAACCACCGAGCCCGTCCGGGCGTGCCGAGGTCAACCACCGGTTTGACCTTCCGAATCTCGACGAGATGGCCCTGGATGAGACCCTCACGTGCGCCAGTCGCTGCAACCAGGTCGCGGAACTCCATCGGCGCGAACGAGATGAGGCGCTCCACCAGCGACCGCAACTCCGGCGGCGCGGCCTCGTTGCCGACCCGCCACGACCAGCGAGCGCGTTCGGGCGTGCCGAGGTTGTGGAGCTTGGGGCGCTGCGCCTTCAAGACCGCCTGCACTTCCTCACGTGAACGCCCCGTCACCTTCGCCAGCTCGTCGGTCGACAGGATGTGGGCTCGGAGTTGTGCTTCGATCTCCTCGGTGAGAGTCCGCGGCTTGGGCTGCAAGACCTCCTCGGCCACCCGCGGCGGGAAGTCGCGCGTGCCTTTGGCGCGGACCTGCTTACGCAGCTGCTCCAGCTCCTCCTCCTGCTTCGTCACTTGAGCCCGCAGCTCGGCGAATTGGGTCGCCAGATCCTTGGGGGCGGTGACCTCGAACGCGTATTCTTCTCCGGTCCTGTTCTCGTTGGCGCTGTCCATGTTGTATCCTCCTGCTCGCGTACTACTGCCAGGCTTATGCCGTGGCAATAGGGCGTACTCGCAGGGGTTTACGAGCATCGGATTGTAGAGATCGCGCACGCTGTGCGCTCACGCCAACGCACTCATGCGCCGCTCACATGTTCAGTCTCGGAATAGACGTAGACGGTCAGGCGTAGTCCTCCCAACAACTCGCCCAAAAGAGGAGGGCCGCAGACATGAACTACCTGAAGAATGCGATGGAGCCGGGACCACAGACCGAGAAGGCGCACGCCGCCCAGGTCAAGAATTCCGCAGGAGGCTTCTCGTTCGCCGTCGATGACTGGACGCGACTCGATCGCTTCCTCGTTCTCGGCAGCGAGGGCGGAAGCTACTACGCCTCGGAGCGCAAGCTCACCCGCGACAACGCCGAAGTGGTAGAGCGCCTCGTGAAGGACGCCTCCACCGGCATCAAGGCCGTCGCCCGCATCGCCGAAATCTCGGACTCGGGCCGCGCGCCCAAGAATGATCCGGCTATCTTCGCGCTGGCGCTCGCCGCGCGGTCGCCAGATCAGTACGTCCGCTCGGCCGCGTATCAGGCCCTGCCCAAGGTCTGCCGCATCGGCACGCACCTCTTCCACTTCGCCGCGTTCATGAAGGCGCTCGGCAGCAAGTTCCCGTCGGGCTTCCGCCGGGGCGTGTCGCGCTGGTACAACGGCAAGGACGTGGGCCAGCTCGCGCTCCAGCTCGCGAAGTACCAGTCGCGCGATGGCTGGTCGCACCGCGACATGCTGAACCTCGCCCACCCGACGCCAAAGACCGCCGACCATGACGCCCTGTACCGCTGGGCGACGTACGGCTACGACGAGTGCGCGATGCAGGGCATGATCCTGCCGCCGCTTATCGAGGCGTTCGAGGAGGCCAAGGGCACCAAGGACATCAAGCGCATCGTCGCGCTCATCCGCGACTACAACCTGCCGCGTGAGTGCATCCCGACGGACTTCCTCAAGGACCGCTCGGTCTGGGAGGCGTTGCTCGTCAAGATGCCGCTCACGGCCATGATCCGTAACCTCGCGACCATGACGCGTGTGGGCCTCATCGCCCCGATGTCGGAGGCCTCGGCCACCGTGCAGGCGCGCCTCACCGACGGGGCGGCGCTCAAGAAGTCGCGCGTCCACCCGCTGGCGATGCTCACGGCTCTCCTGACCTACCGGTCGGGCCACGGCCAGCGCGGTGATAGCTCGTGGACGCCGGTCCAGCCGATCGTCGACGCGCTCGATGCGGGCTTCTATGCGGCGTTCGGCAACGTGCCGTCGACTGGCAAGGCCACGCTCCTGGGCGTGGACGTCTCGGGCTCGATGACCTCGGGCACGGTTGGTGGTGTCGCCGGGCTCACCCCGCGCATCGCTTCGGCGGCCATGGCGCTCGTCACGGCGGCCGTGGAGCCTCGGCACCACCTGCTGGGCTTCAGCCACCAGCTCGTGGACCTGAAGATCTCGCCGAAGATGCGCCTCGACGATGCCGTGCACGCCATCGGCCGCATCCCGATGGGCGGTACGGATTGCTCCCTGCCGATGATCTGGGCGACGTCCCAGCTCGCGCACGGTGTTCGCGCCGAGTCGTTTGCGGTCTACACGGACAACGAGACGTACTATGGCCACGTGCATCCGCACATCGCCCTCCAGCAGTACCGCCAGGCCTCGGGTCTGCCGGCGAAGCTGGCGGTCGTGAGCCTGCTCCCGAACCCGTTCACGATCGCGGACCCGAATGACGCCGGCATGCTCGACTTCGTCGGGTTTGACACGGCGGCGCCGGCCGCGATGGCGGACTTCTTCACGGGCGGCCAGGCGCCCGAATTCGAGAAGGAAGAGGAATAAGCGCCCCGCGTTGGGCGTCGTAGATTACGACGGGCCGTAGATTCAGGGTTATCTCGAACATAAACTCCTGGGTCGCCTTATCGCCTGTCACAAATTTAGGTGGGCCGCTGGAAAGCGTTACCTCGCATTGGACCGCCCGAAAGGGCACTCGCTGACCTCTACTCGCCCACCGACATCTCTAGCCGGACCAGTGAACGTGACCAGAAACCTCCTACTCCTCGCCCTCGCCGCCTGCTCGTACACCCACTTGCCGGCGCAGCCACGGGGCCAGGAGCTGGAGGCCGGCACCACGGTCGAACTGATCTCCGGCTGCCACGACTCTGACCCCGCCTGGGCGTTCATCGAGTCGGACCGCACCGGCACCGGTGTCATCCTGGATGCCCGCTACGTCCTGACCGCCGCGCATGTGGTCGAGTGTCCGATGATCCCCATCGTCCACGCCAAGTTCCCGGACGGCCGGGTCACGCGCCTAGTCGTGGATGTCGACGACGCGATGTTCGGCGCCGGCCGCGACATCGCTCGCCTGGAGGTCCTATCCGCCGAGAGCTTAGGCAGCATCGCGCCACCGGCTCTCGCTGACAACGACCCGCCGGGCCCGTGGTGTGCCATGACGCGGCACGGCCGGGTCTGTGGCGCTCGCTACCTGCTCACCCAAGGCGACGGCGTGTTCGCCGCTCGCACCAGCCCGGGCGATTCCGGGAGCGGAGTCTACGACGCCTACAACCGGCTGGTTGGGCTGGTGGTGTCGGGCTCCGAGCACTACACCAAGTTCGTCCGCGTTGGAGAGGAGTGGATCCCGTGAAGGTTCATAAGCTACAGCAACATGACGGCGTCTGGTTCGCCGAGGTCTTGTTGACGCAGGTCCCGGCGGGTGTGCACCGCGGGCCGTGGCGTCACCCACACGAACATGGCACCCATCTCATCCAACACGTTGGGACGTACACCGGGCCCGAGTCCGGCAGCACTAAGACCAATCGCGTTGATGCCAGGTGCTGGGTCAAGCTTCAAGATCTCACGCCCGTGCCACTGCTGCACGTGGCGGAGTGGCCGTCGGGCGAAGTGTTCGTCGTCGTTGACGCACGTACTATCCCGGAGGGGCTACCACGCTCACCGGCGCATGCGACGCTGTCGGTAGACGACTTCCGCGAAGACTTCTCTACCGAGATCCGACAGCGCGACGTCAAGGGGCCGGTGCATGTCGGTTGCCTGGCGCTGTGCTGGGCCTCGCTTCACGATCTCCCAGGGATCGAGGACTGCAACACGGCGGACGATCAGGTGCTGCTGGACCGCTACACCGGCCTTCAGCGCGAGCACTCGAAGTTGTCGGTTGCGGACCGCGACCGCGCCTCTGCCATTTGGAGTGCTCAACTCCGTGCCAAGATCGCGGCCTCCGAGGCGGAGACCAAGCGTCGCGAGCGTATGCAGGTCGTCTGCGACGACCAGGAAGATATCTAAGCCGTGAAGTCCACAGACGTCATCATCGTAGCCGACCTCTCGGGGTCGATGGCCGACGCTAAGGAGCAGACGCTCCGCACCATGGCCAAGGATCTCATCGCGACCCTCGCGGAGGAAGAGTCCAAGGGCGACCAGGTGTTCAACGTCACCTTCGTCCCGTTCTCGTCCTCCGTCTCGGTAGGCGTCACCACGGTAGCGTCGGCCGTCACGGCCGCGAGGTACAACGAGCTGTCGACCGGCCGCATCGGCATGGGTGGCCGCACCGCGCTCATCGATGCCATCGGCAAGGCCCTGGAGCTGACCAAACCCGGTACCGTGTCACTCATCTCGGTCTTCTCCGACGGCGAGGAGAACGCAAGCTACTACTACTCGGCGGCGCGCCTCAAGGTGAAGCTCGCGGAGCTGGAGGCGTCAGGCAATCTGACGTTGACGTTCGCGGGCCCGGAGCGAGCGCGAGGCATGCTCGCGCAGATCGGCATCCCGACAGACAACTTCCGGGCCTGGGACGGTAGCGAGAAGGAGATGGCTGCGGTCGCCAACGATACGCGTGCCGCGTTCACCACCTACACGCAGTCTCGTGCGGCCGGCGTCACGCGCTCGACCAGCTTCTACGCGGACACGTCCAAGCTCACCGAGTCGGGCGTTCGCGGCTTCACTCGCGAGGTCACTCCCACCGACGTCCGCCAGGTCACCAAGGCCATGGCAGGCCGCGCCATCGCGGACTTCTACGGTACGAAGTTCCAGATGGGCAAGCACTACTACGAGCTGATCAAGCCGGAGTACCTCCAGGATGACAAGGAGCTGGTCATCCAGTTCCTCGACAAGAACGAGTACCGCCAGGGCAGCCGCGCCGTGCGTCTGCTACTTGGCCTGCCGGAGACCGGCAAGGTCCGCGTCCATCCGACCGCTGCCAACGGCAAGTACCGCCTGTTCATCCAGAGCAACTCGCCCAACCGCAAGGTGGTCGAGGGCCAGCACATGATCACGGTGCCGCAGTGAGCGTTGGCGGGGCCATCAAGGCCCGGGTCGCGTTCAAGCGCCTAGAGACTGACGCCGAGCTTCAGGCCCGCATCCACACGAAGACCGGCTCATGGACCTCGTGGACCGGCAAAGAGCTAGACTCCTGCGCCGAGAAGTACGACCTCCGGCGCCGCATCGTCGAGGACGAGGCGTGACCACCTGCCGCCCCGGCCTCGTCTACAATTCCCCGCTCAATCACACCGAGTTGCGCAAGCTGACCCGCGACGGACGGTGTCCAATCTGCGACCCGGAGGTCTCGCGCATCGAGTACCTCCTGATCTTGGGACGCCTCCTCCGCGAGCCCGACCTGCGGGCGCGAGTCAGCTCGAAGTGAGTACTGGTGGCGGGACTCGAACCCGCAGTCTCCGGTTTCTGAGACCGGCGCTATACCATTTCGCTACACCAGCGTGTCGTGTCGCGGGCGGGACTCGAACCCGCACTGTACGGCCTCTCAGACCGTCGCCTCCTACCAATTGCGCTACCGCGACGTGTATCGTGTCCGCGCCGGGACTCGAACCCGGACTGACGCCGTTTTTGGGACGGCCGCTCTACCTTTTCGCCACGCGGACGAAGGTTAGCGGGACGCGCGCGAGGGCGCTGCGGCAAGTAGGACCGCGGCCAGCGACCACAACAGGGCCGCTCGCTCGACGAGGAGCGTGGCCAACTGGTTGTGAGTGTCAGCGGTCATGTTGGGAAGATAGACGGAAGACTCTCGCCCGTCAAGTGCGTTGTTCTCGGCAATGAGTAAAGACACCGAGACGGAAGAGACCGAGGCCTCCGGCCCGGAGGTACTTCGCAAGTTCCTCAGCGAGGTCTTGGTCGACAAGAAGGCCAGCCCCGAGCTACGCGTCAACGCGGGGCTACAATTGCTCGCCCACTTCGCTCGCGAAGGTGCGCAGGCCGATCTCAAGCATCGCACCGAATTGGCCGTGAAGGTCTCGGTGGTCAAGGGTTGTCTCGCCCTCATCGCAACGGACGATAAGGTGGACCTGGCCACCCGCATCCGCGCCGCAGGAGCCGCGCTATGACCAACGACATCTACGTCCGCTGGAAGCATCTCAATCCCGACGGCACGCCCATCAAAAATGTCGAAGGGCTTTTGCTCTCGGTCCAGCTGGACAGCACCAACAAGTACCGCTTCCTCATCCAGACCCGTGATGGCTTCGAGACGGTCGAAGCGTGTGACGTGGTCACCTGCGACCCGCCCGGGCTCCAGGTGACGTACACGCCACCGCCAGCGGGCCCGATCGTTCCGCCGGGTCCAGTCACGTGTGACACCAGCGACATCCCCACGGCCACCAGCGAAGGCTCGGGCGGCACGTTCACGTCCGCCCAGAGCGCCACGCCCCCCGACGCCCCCTCGCCCAAGCCTCGCGGCCGGCGTTCGCTCCTCGCCAAGCCAGGGGCCGACAAGTGATCGCGCTCGACCAGATGTTCGCAGCACTCATCGCGGAGTGTCACCAAGTCAACGTCATTCTCGACCCGCGCGATTCAGGCGTCGAAGTGCCGGACCAGTTCAAACAGCTTCCGCAGCTCCAGCTCGTGTATGGCTGGAACCTGCCCATCAAGATCCCGGACCTCAGGTGGGACGCCGACGCGCTCACGGCCACGCTCTCCTTCGGCGGCGTGCCATTCCCGACCCGCGTGCCGTGGTCGGCCGTGGTTGCGATGCAAGGCGACGAGACGTGCCTGGTCGCCCTGTCGCGGCCGGTCAAGGCCACAAACGTGGTGATCCAGGAGCCTAAGAAACGCGGCGCCCTAAAGCTGGTGGATTAGGTATGTTTGGACGCCAGCCCAAGCCACCGCCGGCCCCGAAGCCGCCCTCGCCTCCACCCTCGCCAGCCTACTGGAAGCGAGTCGAAGCCTGGAATGGTAACGACTATCCTCGACGTGAGACTTTCGAGCACGCGCTGCCAGATGGCGGGATGCTCGTTATGGTCCGCTACTCGGGACCGCACGACGCGGAGTCTACGTCCGTCTGCTACGTCCCACCCATGCCACAGCCTGCTGGACCCGCGCTCCGCAGCGAGCCGTGGGAGGCATCCATCGCAGGAGAGTCAAAGAAATGAATCGCACACGCACCATCGCCCTCATCGTGCTCTGGGTCTTCGTCGCTGCGGGGCTTGCGTGGCTCGTCACCGGCTGCGGGCCCAGCGACTGCGAAATCTGCGGCGGGCACACCGAGCAACGCAACTGTCACCAGGAAACCAGCTCCATCACCGTCTGGATAGACTACGGTAATGGTATGGTGATGCCGATGACGAACACCACCGAGACCACCGTCTGCGACCACGTCTGCGTCGGCGCTCGGCCGTACCACGACATCCTGGTTGACGACGGGCATGGTGGGTCGGCCACGATCCGGACCTGCAAGTGATCTTCCGTCTCGTCTGCGAGTGCGGCGCCTCAGCTCGTGCGGAGGTCTCCGACTCCGCCCCGCCGGGTATCAGCCCGATGGCTCTGGCGCTTCGCAAGGCGACGAAAAGCGGCTGGGTCTATCGCGGAGGGCGGATGGGGAAGTCCGTCATCACCGTGGTCTGCCCGAAGTGTCGTGACCCTCTGTATTTGGAAGCTGACGTCGAGCCCGTGAGCGCTGTGCCAAGCACCTATGAAGAGGACCTCCTCTAATGCGCTACTGGTGGCGGCGCCTTGTCTGCCGGCTGCGTGGTCACGACTACGACCTCGTGGCATGGGAGGTCGCCCGCTTCGGGCTGGTGACCCGCTATTGGTTCCCAGACCGAGTGCCGACGCTGCGGCTGTGGCTACACGCTGACCGAGTGGAAGGTCAACTTCGGAACATTTGAGCCAGGCGGTCGAGGGCAGCAGCGACGTGATCAGCCGGGCTCTGCCCTTCGGACTCGGTAGTGGTCCCACCGGTCGTCCCCGCTGCGGGCGACGAACCCGCAAGTGTCGGCACCGTGCCCGAGCTAGCCGGCGAGCCGGCCAGCGAGCGGTACTGCTCCGCGAGACGATCCAGCGCCACAGCGACCGGATCCTCGGTGGTTTGTGCCGCGTCCGGGTTACCGACCAGCGTGCCCGGACTCGTAACCGGGTTCGCGGGGATGGCGCCCGGGCTGGTGATGACCGGACCTCCCGCGAAGCCGCCAAGGCTCTTGTACTGCTCGGCGAGACGGTTCAGGGCAAGCTGCACGACGGCCAGGGTTTGTGGAACCGGGACCGCCACCGGTGCCGGCGGTTGCGTCGACGATGTCGCGGTAACGAAGTCGCTGACCGCGGTGAGGACCTCGCCGACCAAGCGCAGACCCTGGTAAAGGCGAGCGACCGAATCAGTTGGTGCAGGAATCGTCTCAGACGTCGCGCGGGCTACACCGGCACTGCGTGTCTTCGTATCGGTCGGAGCGGACATCGATTCGGCTGGGGATCGCGTCGTGTTGTTCGCGCCGTGCGACTTTACGTCGGTTGGGGCAGAGAGTGTCTCGGACTCCGAGCGAGCGCCGACGAACTGCCGAGCCTTCGTGTCCGTGGGTGCACTGAGAGTCTCGGACTCCGAGCGATGCCCAGTGAAGACTCGGGCCTTCGTGTCCGTGGGTGCACTGAGGGTCTCGGACGGCGTGCGAGCCTTGCCGGTAACACGAGTCTTTGCGTCGGTCGGTCCGGTTGACCCACCACCTGTCGGCAGCGTCGGGAACTCGATCTTGGCGATGATGAGCTGGACCATGAACGCGGTCATCTCGGCCGCGCTGCCGGTCCACATCGCGCCGTACAGGACCGCGACGTTCGCCGTAGGCGAGCCGCCCGCCGTCAGGTGTCCGATCGTTCCCACGCCCGACGTAGCCAGGTTGTAGAACGTCGGCGTGATCACTTCCTGATCGGTGATCACGTCGTTGTGGCTGGCCGCGATGTTGTGGAGCGTCGCCACGGGCCGGATCGTGCTTCCGGGGGCTGCCGTGCCGCTGACGACGCTGCCGGCGTCGCCCTGCCACTTACCGGCTGTCGTGACCTCCGTGAAGATCTGCGGATGCTCGAACGCGGTCCGCGCCGCCGCAGGCGTGCTCAAGATCGCCGTGAAGAACAGGTAGAGAATCGACGACGTGTTCGGCGTCGGAATCGTGAACTGGAAGTAGTAGCCGGCCGAGTCGGCGAGCGTGATCGCCTTGTTCGACCAGCCGCTCACACTCTGCTGATAGTTTGCCGAACCAATTCCGCTCGCCGTCATCGTCGCTGAGCCAATGGTGTCGGCGAGGTTTCCGCTGGCCTCCTGCATCTTCCACAGCGACTGCGGCGCCGCGACGATGCTGTTCATCCCGGTGACGAGGTTGTTCCACTCGGACGCGGTCTGCGGAATGGCCCAGCCGCTCGTGGCGTCCTTGGTCGCCGTGCTCGTCGGGAACAGGCGAGCGATCAGGACGGCGATCTGCGAGTCTGTCAGCTCGGCCGCGCTGCCGGTCCACATCGCCGCATAGATGCACGTGGAGTCCGGCGCGCTTGTTCCATCACCTAGAATCGAGGTGGTGGTGCTAGTGGCCGGAGCCGCGTACGTGGCCGACAGCCCGTTGCCGTCGCTCGTGAACGTGCGGGCCTTACTGTTTGTGTTGTCGAGTTGCGTGACGACGACGACGACACCACTTGAGTTGAAGCCCGACGTCCCGCCCGCTCCCGCCTGGTCCCACGCCTGAAACTTCGGGCCGGCGTTCAGCAGCGTCGCAACCGATCCCGTGCTCCTGCCAATCCAGTTGAGGGACCTCTGCGCGGCCGGGTTGGTGTTTAGCGAGATGATTTGCAGGAGCAGGACGCTCGTCGTGCTGATGTCCGGGAACGAGGCTGATTCGACCTTCGTTGCAGCACCGTCCGACGTCGCCTTGATGCCCTTGCGCGACCAGCCGGTGACGGACTGCGAATACGAGATATTTGTCCCGGTGAGAGTGCGCGAGCCGATCGAGTCCGCGAACGTGCCACTCGCCTCTTGCAGGAGCCACAGGCTCGCCGGGTTCGACAGCCCGGTGCCCGAGAGCAGGTTCGTCCACTCCGTGTTGCTAGCCGGGACTGCCCAGCCGCTCGTCCCGTCGGTCGTGACCGAGCTGCCACCGCCCGCGAGAGAGATGTCCTCGCCGATGGCGCGCGAGTACCCGAACGACCCGCGCGGCCCCATGTCGAAGTCGAAGTTTTCGAGCAGGCTTCCGCCGACGCCGTAGTCCGCCAGCGTCTGCGGCGCCATGTCGTGGTCGAACATGCCGATCGGCATCGCGACCCCTAGCTGTACTCGTCGATGATGATGCAGCCAGCCGTACCGTTACCGCCGGCTGCATTCGTAGTCGATCCAAGTGCACCACCCCCGCCGCCGCCGTGGCCGCTAGCATCGGCTGCGTTACCGGCACCGCCCGTCGTACGCCCAGCGCCACCCGCACCAAACGGTGACGCGGCGCCAGCCCCGGACATGTTCACGGCGCCGGCCCACGTCATACCAGGTTGGCCCTGCGCCGACGTGACCACGTCGCCCGAGCTTGTTCCAGAATTTTGCGCGGGTGCCACCGCGGCCTGATTCGCCGTCGTGCTGGTCATAACGGCGCCGCCGGTTCCGCCCTTCGCGGTATACGTTGTCGTGCCAACTGTGATGGTGGTGTCACCACCAGCGCCACCAGCCGCGCCGGAGGCACCAGCGCCGGCCGCACCGCACGTAAACGCACCACCAGAGATCCAGGGCTGGAGTCCATTAGTGAGGTACTGCTCGAAGTACCAGCCGCTGTTACCGCCCGAGCCAGCGCTACCACCCGATGCTGCGCCAATAATGCCGCCGCCTGCGCCGCCGCCGCCCACCATGTGCAGCATGATCGCCTTCGTGCCCGGGCTCGGGATGTAGGTGCCGCTCGACGCGGTGAGCACCTGGCGTTTGATGAGCACGCCCGCGACGTCGAGGCGTGTGATCGACTTGCCAGCAACGGTCGACTTCGCTGTGAACGGTAAGGCGTTAAAGGCGGTGCTGTACTCCTCGATGATCGCGAGGCCGGGGGCGCCCGCGCCGCCGTTCGCGCCG